CATTAAACAGGATCTCCTTTATATGCATCAACTTCTTCATCTACTAGAAGAAGGACATGCTCCTTGCCAGCATTTCCTAAATTATCGTCTCTATCTGTGGTATACTGAATACCCGGAACGAGACACTTAAACACTCTGTCATCCCCAGCAACGTTTACATATATATGATTTGTTGAAGGTTGAGGTCTGAATCTAGGCCCCGGAAAATTATTATCATAGATGAGGACCAAGTAATTATCTTCGAGAACAACCTCGTGATAGTGAGACGACATTTCGTATACGTCTGGGACTTCAAAATGAACCTCAAACGACGGTGCTTCAGGACTTACAAATTCTGGCTCAGGATAGCTCTCTTCTTCCTGTGCTTGCCTAGACGAAAACGAGGCTCTCTTAGCACTTAAAGACGTGTTTGACAATTCTCTGGCCATGTTTACCTCTGCAGCTGGTCTTGGAAACGAAAGTGAATTCTGGTTTGGCGGTTTAGAAGAAGGAACGCTAGGTTGGTTGATGTTTCTAAACCCTCTTTTCTTAGCGGCTCTTGTTTGTACCAATTGAGTACCCCCTTTGGTTGATTTTGGGACTACATAGCTTAAACCAAATCCTCCAACTGGAGGCTCTCTAAAGTTTGACTCTGAAGAGACAGCTCTAGGATTTAATGTAGCTCCTGAATTCTTTTCATTGTAATCGGATATTTCTGTATTTTGTTTTTTAGCTAGTCTATGGAAAGCGATAGCCGCAATAGTTCCAAAATCTTCACAAATATTTGTATCACAAACCTTTGCTAACTCATCTTTATTAGTTCTTGATAGATCAAGAGTTATTTGTTTATTTGTCGCTAAATCAACAATATTTATCTCGCCTGGAGTATGTGGATCGAAACCTTGGGATCCTCCTAGCCTTGTAGCTCTAGGAATCATAGTTGCACCAAGACCTCCAGGACCGCCTCCTAGCCTACTACCCATAGTTCCAGGCGACAGCTCTAATTTTATATTGTTAGGATCGTGATACTCTGTAGGGTCCGGCGTGTCAGCAATAGCTACTGTATCGGACGCAGATTTTAATAATTCAAGCTCTTCTTCATCAAGGCCTAGAGAATTGAATCCGGACTCTTGCTGCATAATGCTCTCCATGTAGTAATATAAACCGTGTAGTATATACACCTTATATTATTACAATCTTACTAAGTAAATGAAAGATTATTACTATAATAGCTAAAAAAACAAGAATCACAATCAATATCGTCCAGCCGCACCCTTCTTGAGTTCTGGCTGGAATTGATTGTGATTCTTGCTACCTATCGCTAGATGTATCCTATAACTAGCGACAGGTTAGATGGCATGAGGGTGGCGACTCTCATGTCACCACAACTCCTCCTCTTCGTCCAACGCGTCTTCCCCGATGGGAAGACAATCGTCGAGCGCCATACGGAGCGCGTCCACTCCGTAATGGTACTCGATCTCCTTGAGATTCATCCCCGAGGACTCTGCCTCGAGAATATGCATCTGGAGATCGAAGTTGGACATTCCTAGGCTCCTTTCTTGGAGACCCCTCCACCTCTGGGTGGAGGAGGGTTAGGGGTTGCCACATATTACATGCCAGATTTTGGCCTCAAATTTAGCCAAAATCTGGCATTTGTCTAGATGTCACTTCGGCTCGCTGAGAGACTCGAAGTAGTGACACCAGTCGGGGCGGACGCCACGGAAGTCGTAGCGAACCCCGCGATAGACTCCGACCAACCGGTCAGAGTCCCCGTGAGTATCGACAACCCTGATACTGGCCTCGTCTTCGTTGAAGAGGCACATGGTGGAAGGATCCACCATGTCGTACAGAGTCCGGCCGAGCAGGCTGCTCACATCACGCAACTGAGCGACGCTGCGCTTTGCCTGCTCGCGGCTGACGTACTCATACGGAATGGTGTACACATTGGTCTTCTGGCCGGCGAGCCAAATTTCCATAGTGTTGTACCGCTGGGCCCATTGACGGCGAAGGAGGATGTCGATGTCTGCCTTGGACGCCTGCTCCTCAAGCTCCGACCAGCTCAGAGGGTAAATGGTGAAGGCGCCGATAGGGTCACCCTCCTTCACCTCGCTGCCGACGGAAACATCGATACGGACGAAAGAGGGAAGATCAAACGCCTCCTCGTGTCCGCCGTTGTTAATCAGGACGGCCTGGGTTCCGTCCTGAATGTCCTGGGCGATGTCCGTGATCGTGCCGCTGAACGGGGCCTGAAGAAGGCTGGAAACGCGCGCTGCATCGTCCTGCACGGAGATGAAAACATCATCGCGCAGCTCGGGAGTCTCCTCATACGTGGGAGGCGCTTCCGGGTGGAACCCGAGAAGGAAGCCGCCCAGAGCAAACTCACCCGCCTGAAGCCGGCTGTCGCGTGCAGCCGCCTCCATCTGGCCGTCGAGGATCATCGCGTTTTCGAAGTTCACAGCGTTCGCCGTGAAATCGAACACCTTTCCACGCGCACCGACGAACGGACGACAAGAAAGGTCCTTGGCGAACGGGTTGTTCTCCTCGCCTCCGACGAGGATCTCGCCCGTCGCCGGATCGAAGGAGGTCTTGTAGATGCAGAACCTCGATCCCGCTCGTACGCGACCGTTCGGCAGCTTCTTCCAGGTCTTGGCGAGAATGACATCGACGACCTTGTCGATGCCATCCACGGGTCCGATGAAGTCAGAACGGTTCCGACCCGGCAGGACCGTGTGTGCCACCAGGTGCTGCATCTGCCGCTCAATCGCCAGCGGCCTCTGATCCATCTGATCGCGGTGCGCGAGCTGCTCTGGCGTGAGCTGGCTACGCTCACCGACAGTCGGCGTGGCGTGAGACTTGGACGGCTGCTTCACAGTCTTGGACATGGACATGCGTGCTCCTTGGCCTTTCGGCCGACAATGGGTTAGTCAATCCATAGTTGCCCATATGCACGTCATATAGATGTTTTGCGCCATCCACAATAAGGAAGAAAATATCTTCCGAGTTAGCGGATGGCGCAAATTATATTGACACATTTTTATTAATAATTTAGCTACTTGACAAAGTTAAATACGAATTTTGATTATTTTTTTCGGAATATAAATATGCATAACATAATCTCTGTATTGAGGTTCGGTGAGATGCAAGCAGTGAATCTTAGAGTCTTTATAGGCCCCATAGCTCGACAGGTCCCAACCTAAATAATCAGACACAGTACAATAGTTGATTATATTTACTATGTCGCCGTTGCTATCTTTAATAAAGTTTACAACTTTATGCTTAACCCTTATTAGGTTCTTTCGTTTCTTTGTCTTAATAATAACATTAAGCACAGTTGCACTTTTATGTCGAAAAAGGATATTTGTGCTATTGCTCTGGTCGATTACAGAAGTAGGGCTCACAGTAGGAATAAGAGAGAAAAACGATCTAATGGATTCCTTATGATTATCCGTATACGTCAGACCAAGATTAATAGTGCATAAAATCTTAAGAATCATCTTCTAGATTAGGGTCCTCATTAAAATCCTCGTCCATAGGGTCGAGGTCTTCGTCCTCTTCAAATTCTTCATCAGATAATTCTGGCTCCTTTAAATACAGCTTAGGTTCAGGCATTAAGTAGCCGTCTTCGTCTACCTCGGCCTCTGTGGGAACTGTGAACAAGGGTATCTTATCGCCTGATGTCATTAGATATCTGTATGGACCTTTAGTTAGAAATAACCTGGACCCCTGAAATAAAAGAATTCGCATACCTGGCTTTGGGTCACCAACTAAAGCTTTTAAGGCTTCTACAAGTTTATCCCTAGACTCGAACTCAGTTACCTTAACTGGTTCTGCTTCTTCTTCTAGCACAAGAAAATACTTTAGGCTTTCTTGAGCTTGATTAATAGATTTAACCAAACTATTTAAAAGCTCATATGCCTTAACTTCTTCTTTGGATGCAGTTCCCGTTAACTCTTTGACTCTTTTCTTTGGCAAACTCTCAGACTCAATGCTGTCCACTTTTGGTAGTGCCAAAGAAGGAGGCACAGAAAAGGGAGGGTGGGCCTGAACGACCGCGCTAGTTACAGCCACTGGCTTAACTTCTATCTCTGGTTGTTGCATAGGTGACCGAATGTTAATATTAGAATTGGAGTCAGCCATTTTATCCCCTTAACTTTTTAACAGTTCTATTAATCTTATCTAATACAAGAGCAAATCCGTCTTCCTCGGTCATGTACCCGGCTTTATTCCATGGTCTAGGATAAAGAATTGCGTTCCCACCAGCGGCAGCAAATGCTTCAACATTTTTATCGGCATCGTCAATAAGAATATGATTCGGTTTTGCAGCCAAATACTTATGCTTGGAAATAACAATCTTATCAAAATATTTGCCAAAGTTAGATCTAACCCACATAAGCTTTCCTGGAGCGCTATAATTATCTAACGTGGGCGCGGTGCATAAATAAGTTGTTCCTAACGCATTGCAGGTAGCTAAGAGACTATTTCCAAATTTTGTAAAAGGAAGATTAGCCCAAAAGGAAGTACCTACATTGTTTAACCAGCTATAAAAAGACTCTTTGTCTAGACCTAGATTAGTATAAATCTCCCAGCTCACTAATGATGGGTATCGCTTATCATAGTCAAATCCAAGCTCTTTAACAGCTACACGATGAAAATCAACTAATACACCATCCATATCTAATAAGAAGCAAATATCATTAACTTTTAAATCTGTGTTCAAACGGATTCTCCTTGCCCGCTAGGACTCTCTCTGCAATTAGTACTGTTTCTGGAATTGGTTCTTCGACTATTAATTTGGGTAAGCTTAGCATCGGAGAGACTGAAGGCCTAAAATGCATGCATTGTTTATTAGAATCTATACCGTATATCTCTATAAGTACTATTGGTATATTATCTGGCAAGCTAACTCTCCGTCCCATAGATAAAAAATCGACAACAGGAAACTGGGTCTGAGCCAGCGGTCGTACAAGTAAACCCTTATCTCTAATAAGCGCCGTGTCCGTATCTAAGTACTTACTAATAGCCGACCAGTCTGCCTTTGCACATCCCACTATCATGCTATCCCAGGGCTCGCCCAGCCCAGATAATATAGGAAACGGTGATGACAAAGTAAATACTGGACCTGAAAGACGATTAAATGTACAAAACCGTCTAAGTGGATCTCCAGGTGTTGGAGAAAATTTAACCAAAGCTCCGTGGTTGAATAAGACAAAATCAGATTGTAGATATGCCAAAGACGGGGCTGACGAAATCTCAAACTGAGCTGTAGGTATATCAAAAGCTGAGTCTAGTCTTTGTTCATTACTTTGTGACCATCCAGGTTTGAAAGGCGCCTTCTCAGCCACGTCTTTGGCAAATTTATCAAAATCAAACATACTTAACCTCTATTTGATAGATGTCTATCAACTCTGAATGTCGTTTATAACCTCATACTCGACTTCCCAACGACAACCATCAGATGAAACTAATTCAAACTTATGATGGTTCCTCCAGTTGTTGAGAAACTCCATGCAGCCGCATAGCTTACCATTCATTCGGCAAATAACGCTTTCAGCGTCAATTTCTTCTTCGTTGTGGTTTAATAGAGTAATTCTCGGAACGCGTTTTCCGCTCGGATCTGATTCTAACTTAATAGTGTGGTTATCTGGTCCGTTGCAAACAACACTTTCAAGTCGCTGTTCGGGAAATTCGCTCATTTTATCACCATCTAATCCCAGAAGAATATTGTTCAGATGCGACTTTAACAATCCAAGCAGCGTCCGAAACATTGTCAGCACCAGTTGTTGCGTAGTCCTTTATGTCGAAATCTGTTTTAAACTCTTTATTGCATGCCTCGATAATCAACTCTTTAGAAGCGTTTCCCTTACCGGTAGCCCTTTTCTTTATAGTACCAATAGGTATACCTGTACATGGAATGTCCTTCTCTTCGCACCATGTCACTACTGTAGCTCTAAATGCGCCGATTAATTCAGCTGAAGTGCTGGCTCTAGCAAGAACCCTTGCAGCGCTAAATCTTGTTAAAGCCTCGGACGGTGTGAACTTTACATCTTCATAAGCTACCAAATCTGGTTTAACTTCGTTTAAAAATCGTCTAAGTCTTACAAATCTTATTGCCCCAGAGTCGTATGGGCCAGCAGAGAGGTCCCACTGGCCCATGTATTCAGGAAGTATAACGACTTCTTCTTTTTCTTTGTATACCAACCCAAAGCAATAACCGCAATTAGTGCCTAAGTCTAATCCTAAAATAATCTTACAATCCGATCGGCTGTTATCAATACAAGTTGTAAACGGCTGGGAAGGGCTGATAACTTGATTTACTTTCGACATAACTGTCTCTTACTTTCTTATTTAGTTCATTAGCTACCTTTGCAACGTTACTGACAATACAATCGTCAGACGAGATAAATGTGTATGGAACGCCAGTAAGCTCCGAATATGCAGCTACCTCGGCACGCTCTCGAATCAGCTCTTCTTCCACCCAGATAGCATGAACTGTATCACGAGAACGACCTCTTTCAATTCTTCGAGCGACCACAGTTTCTACTGGAGCTTCTACTAGAAGAACAAAGTCAGGAATTGTGCTTCGTGGCAAAAGAGACACAAAGCTACCATCATCAAGGGCATAGCTTGCATGTGTGTCAAGTAGAGCAACCTCAAAAGAGTTGTCTAGCTGTTGCTTTGCTTGTGCGAAGTGAAGTTCATTGATTAAACGAGATGCAGTATTATCAAGCATACGGAGAGGAGTTCGAATACCTAGAAATCGCAATAGCTTTTGCTTCTCTTCTCCAGTTGGGAGATAGTGCCAATTTGGATTTCCTCTGGCCAAGTTTTGGCATATCGTAGTTTTTCCGACGCCGGGAACACCAACGACGCAGACAAACTTCGATCCCACAATTCTACCCCTAAAAGATTTAATTATATAAAATGTACAGGGGGTCGCACTGGATTCGAACCAGTATGCACCTCATTCACAGTGAGGGTCTTTTCCAATTAAGCTAGCGACCCACTATAGAGACACAGGGAATCGAACCCTGACTTCCGTCTTATCAGGACGGCGTGCTGACCTTTACACCTTGCCTCTAGTTAGTAGCCCCTGTGAGAATCGAACTCGACCTATTGCGGTTAATAAGACCGCTGCCTAGCTTCCAGCCAGCCTAGGGGCCAAAACAAATAAATTGTGTAAATACTCCTCTGGGGAATTGAACCCTAGACTTCCATCCCACCCGTTTAAGTCATAGGCTTAGAAGACCCATGTGGGCTGCAGAGGAGCAATAATATAGGGCCGGTAGGATTCGAACCCACGTTGGAGCTTACGCTCATCGGATTAAAAGTCCGCTACCTTCGTCCGCTCGGCCACGACCCCGTTTATCTATTTAAAAATCTTATTAAAATTTTTCCTTCTTGAACTTCTGCATATCCACACGGTAGCTCAGTAAAGCATCCAGTGTTGTAATAATCTATAGCAGAAGAGCCAGATATAGGAAAGTCCGCCATATGAGTATGTCCACAGATTACGGCAGAGCAGAGCTTCTTATCAGCATACTTAATAGCCCTATTCTTAACTTGCTCTGCACATCGCAGGAAAGTCTTGCTTCCATGCTTAGCCATCTTAGCAAAATAATGAGTTTTGTCAACCCATTGAAGAAATTTATATACGTAGTCAGCCATTGCCGTAGCAATTGGAAATCTGGTTATGAAATCATCAAAAATATGTCCATGTAGAACTAGTATCTTTTTATCGCCGGATTTAAATACATAATCGTTATAAACATGCACTCCAAGAAGATGCGACACTACGCTTGCAGGTCCGTCATGATTACCTAAAAGCCAGGATACGTCTATCTTATCAGATAGTTTTCTAATCGTAGATAGCACCTTCCAATGGTGCTTGTCTAATCTATTAAAATCCAGAGAATCAAATATATCACCATTTAGAATGAGTCGGCTAGTTAAAATTTCTTGATCCAGAATTCTCTCTAAAAAACCACAAATAACCTTAGCCTGGCAATTACTGCTTCCAAGATGAAAATCTGACGCTATTACTGCATCAAGCATTTCTTGTCATCTCCGTCCATAGGCTTGAAAGAGAGTTCTTAACGCCTCTTTGCAATAGTCATACACAGAAGCCCACAATTTCTGCTCACGCAACTCATGATCTAAAGCCTGAAAATTCATCCACCTCACGTCTTCTATACCAGAATCCGAAGAAATAATAGTTGCATTACCAATTACATCATTCGCTGACAGATCTCTAAATAAATAAATTAGGCATAGATGCTTGTGCCCAGGCAGCGGATCAAACGGGTGGCAGTCAACAGCCCATGGAGTGTAATATGGCTGTATCCGTCCGCTAGCTACGTCCGCATTAGAGTTATCTAGTTTAAAACCTCCAGTGTTAACATATGAAAAATCTTTGTTTAGTTTCAGCCCAGTTTCTTCAAGTATTTCTCGTTCTATTGCAGCGTTTGGCGTTTCCCCGATCTCTATGTGGCCGCCAGGAGGTAGCCATACACCTAGCTTTCTATGCTTGATCATCAGAACAGCATCAGAAGAACGACAACACCCGATATGCCCAATAAAGCCGCTGACTACAAAGTCCATTTCTGCGAAGATGTGCGGCATTTCTATCCCCCTAGACTTGATTTAATTTAGAATCAAGTTTATTAAATTTACAGATAAGTTTATAACCATATAATACGTTATAACTGTACATCATTGCAGAGTAAAAACAATCCTTACTGCACACGCAGTCATATGTATATACACCTGGGCTACTTAACTCGTTACGAATTCTTGAGTCAAAATGAATAGGCAGTTCAATATCGCTTATTTTCCTGTATTGGCCAATCTTCTCCCACGGAATTCTGATGCCTCTTCTTACTCGTCTACTAAACATACCGGAAGTAAAGTTTAAAAAATCAAGTAGTAATAAAAGATAACGCTTACTTCTGGCGCTATTGTTAGTGGCCAGTTCGTTAAAATAAAGTTCAGCAAATTGATCGTCGAACGACGAAACACACCTAGGAGCAGGTTTATTAGTTCGGCTAGCGTGTGCATGCCAGAACTCATGCCTATGTCGCTCATATTCGAGGGAGGTATTGGACACAGGAACGAGGTAAAAGACACACGTAAATCGTTCGCTACACCACCAGCAATGCTTTATACGATAACCCATACTACCAATAAGTTTAAAAAAGTCTATGGCTTTACCAATTAACCTTTTAATAGTCCTAGTCAGGCTATTTAGCATGATTTTACCATGAAGATTTATTCCAATCTATCGACCATGTCGTACCATTCCCACTCTTCTTCAGTTAGAGATTCGCCACGAGCAAGCTTTTTATCTAGCTCTTTACGAATCTTTCGAGCGTTCTTGATGTCTTCTTTCGACATCTTCTCTGGTTTAGATTTGGAATTCTTTTTTGAATTATTGTTAGGTCGAAAAAACCGGCTCATTAAGCCATGCCTCGTTCGAAATGAACCACTTCACTACTCGGTCTACAGTGTCCTCGATACGCTCGCGGTGTGTCCAGTTGCAAAGTTGGTTGATCTTATCGATGTTTAAGTTATAACACAAATCATGCCCTGGCCTAGCTTCGTAGAACGGGACAATCTTATATTTATAGTCTACCACACCCATACATTTTGCTACCATCTCAAGCATCTCTAAATTTGTAATTTGGTATGGACCGGCTACATGAAAACGAACTGGTCGTTCTGCACCATTTTCAAACTTAGCCATAGGTACGCTTAAAACAGCATGAATAGCTCTGCACAGATCGCGGACGTCTAAATAATTTCTAGACCCAGTTTTAGGCACTTTAGCTTCTTTCGAGGAAGAAAGATCGCCATAGATTGGCATTTCCAGACCAAGCTTTAAATGCTTAATAATTTTAGGAAGAAACTTCTCCGGATGCTGCCTTTCTCCAATAACATTAGTAGAGTTGACAATAACAAGAGGAAGCTTATAAGTCCGCCACCAAGAAATTGCAAGAGCTTCCTGTGCAGCTTTAGACGCGGCGTAAGGGTTAGAAGGAACCGTGGGTCGATGCCACTCTGATATAGGGTAATTTGAGGGGCCATAAACTTCGTCTGTAGAAAATTGTAAAAACACTTTTAAATCACTGCACGCTTCTGCATATTGCAGAATGTTTAAAATTAATTCGGTGTTATTGAGCCATACCTGACGCGGTTCATCGATAGACTTGTCTACATGACTTTCAGACGCGAGATTGATGATGTAATTTGGTTTCCATGGTAAAGAAAAAAGCTTGTTAATGGAATATTCAGACGACAAGTCTATAGGCATGAAATTAAGTTTTGAGCCCAGATGAGAAAGGCGGCTTAGTTTATTAGTGGCAGTGATATCGACTAGATCTATAGCTTTGACGTCAAAACCTTTATTAATAAAATACTCTGTAACGTGAGAACCGATAAAGCCAGCAGCTCCTGTTACAAGAACTTTTTCCATCTCTTCCTTCCAGTCTCTAAAAGAAAATAAATGCGAATAGAGGGACTCGAACCCACAACATCCAGTTTGGAAGACTGGCGCTCTAAACCTATTGAGCTATATTCGCGTCGTACTGCTATTTAGCCATAAGCTCTTGTTTTACAGTAATAGCGCTATCCTTTAGATGCATGATAATTTCTGATGGATTGGTCTGCTTAGACTCTTCATATGGCCTGATCTCTTCTAGTGTAAGTCTCTTACCGTGAAAAATAATGTAATCGTCTGGATGAACCATATCTAAAATGTTGAGTAGTTCACTATGAGTCTTATTTTCAAGATATACTAGATCTCCGGTAGTATTATCAATATACATAACATTATAAAAACTATATAGATCCAATGGTTTCGACTTTTTAGACTTAGATTTCTTATTATTCTTTCTTTTCATTCTGTCCTCTTATCGAAATGGGTATTGAGGGACTTGAACCCAACTACCACGTCCTGCTCCTTTTATATTTAAGTGGCTCAGGGTTACAGCCTGAGAGGAGTACAATACCCTTAAATGCCGCGAGCAGGATTCGAACCTGCACTGTCTAGCCCCTCAAGTTAGTGACTCCTGCCAATTGGTCTATCGCGGCTAAAGTGGGGAGTGAGGGATTCGAACCCTCAGCATCTTTCGTTCTAAGCGAAAGTGGTCTGCCTGTTGCCTAACTCCCCTTATGGCAAGTGCCCGTCAGCTCAAGAGTTTAAAAGACTCCCCAGACGTAAGAATTTCTCACGCACTTGCCAGTATGAAAAATTAATTAAACCTCCACTACAGGGCTATCATCATATACAGACGTGACAAGTTTATAGCACATATAATACATATCACTGTCTGTATGCTCGTCTGCGTTCTTTAGTACTCTTGTAGCGAAGAAGTTTTGGCTCTTAAAAAACAGCTGCGCCCCCAAATTGTAGTCCGGTACGTCTAAAATTATAGAAGTTCTTCTATGATCGCTAAGCTTAGATTTAAGCTTGTTTATCATTAATGTGGCCAGACCTTTTCGTCGATACTCTGGGTCTACTGCAAGTTTTAACAGTCTAATCTTTCCTTTAAGAAGCTCATAGATCATGTACCCGACTACGTTCTCTTCAATAGTGATAACCGTGCCAATGCATTTTGAATTTCTAAGCTCTCTTAAAAAATCCTCTTCAGAGTTTGGATAAGTAAAACTTCGCTTCTCTATATCCAAGACTGTAGGCATATCTCTGCGAATCATCCATCTGATATGCCCTCTCTGACGAACCGAACTGCTAGCGCTCACGGCATCTCCGACTTTATTCGACTATTTTCAAAAATCTAGTACTATGGAATATCGATTCTCAATCCACGAGTGCTCTCATGAAACTGCAGACGTTCGTAGAATCCTACCAAATCTGTCTTACAATTCAATACAGCCTTATAGCATTTCTTAGTTGTAATGTACTTCAAGCAAAAGTTGATAAGGCTGGTACCATATCCGCTAGACCTAAAAGCTTTAGATACAACGACGTCTTCAATATGTGCAACCCTACCATAGTACTTCTGTTCAATCAGCACAGCGGCTGTTCCAATGCATGTCTCATATCCGTCTACGTCTGGAAGCATTAAAACAAAAGTCTTAACACCTTGAGAAACTCTCTTACGGAATATGTCCTTTGCATCTTTGATTGTAGGCAAAGGATATGGATGAAGCTCGCTTAAAACATTGTGAAACCCCGTACCTAGGTCTTCAATAGTCATCTCTCGAATAATGGGCGCATAATTCTTAATATTTTTATTATTCAACTTCGGAGAGGTGGGAATAGGAGACGTCGTCTCAGCCTCTGAAATGAGCATCCATCAAACCCTCTAGTCGTAGCGCGGGTGGGATTCGAACCCACACTGTATTGCTTTTGAGGCAATCGACTCCTGCCTAATTGGTCTACCGCGCCAATATTACTATATCAAAAAAGTTACAACAGCGGCGGAGGGATTCGAACCCGTCCTTGCAAGTTTCAAAGACTTGCGTAGCAGCCCGTGCGCGCCGCAATAAATGCTCGCCATGGACTCGAACCATGACCGCAACATTCAGAGTGTTGCATGCTGCCATTACAACAGCGAGCAGTACCCCCGGTGGGATTCGAACCCACACTGTAGAAATTTTAAGTCTCTTGACTCCTGCCTAATTGGTCTACGGGGGCATAGCAATGAGGAGGGCGGGAATTGAACCCGCACAGGATTAACCTATCTGATTTTAAGTCAGATGCGTCTACCTTTTCCGCCACCTCCCCAAAATTAAATAAAAGTACCGTGGACGGGAATCGAACCCGCAACAGGTAGATTGAAAGCCTACTCTCACAAACCAATAGCGAGATCCACGGCAAAATTGATAGACATCTATCAAAAATCTACAGGCTTATAATAAGCCTGTAGTTTGCTAACCAATAACTAAAGAAGAGTCAAGCTAGCACAGCTAGTGACACCATCATATTATATGACAGGAAAAGGCTACTGAATTTAGCTATAAACTGTCTGCTATTTCGGAATAAGTCTTAAATAACAGATGAGTCATATAGGCATCATAGTCAGCTGTATGCGCTTTTGCAAGATCTAAAGAATATCTTTTAACTAAGTCATATTTATGAACACAATGATCGCTTAGTGACCAGCTAATGCCTTTTCCACTTCTATCTGCTACACGCTGATGGTGATAATACAGATCTTGATATGGCCATGGCAGTATCTTCAAAGCCATTCCTTTTTCCATACTACCAGTATCCATTATATCGTTCGTTCTAAATTTAAAACTTAAGTTTAAAACTTTCTTAACATGGCTCTCTATAAATAAAGAATCAAATCCCCATACGTTATGGCCGACTAGAAATATACCTTTGTTTCGGCTGTCCTCGAATGCAGATATAACTATCGATAGGGCATCTTTAGGATTAACAGAATTTGAATGAGAATACAGCTTTTCGTATGAACAATGATAAGATCTACCTAGTCTAGCCATGCTGACAGATGTAGCTTTAAGTCTTAACTTAAGCCAAAACTGATTGACAAATGGATCTCTAGTCCAATCTATAACTATCAGTTGGCGCTCTGTTTCTTTTCCATTTGATACCTTACTAAGCCCGATTTCAGTTATTAAATCTAGATCTTTTATCAATCCAGTTGTTTCTAAATCGAAAGCTAAGTAAGAATCTGGAAATCCATAAACCTCTTTCCAGGTTTTAAGCCAGAAAGAGGTATTCTCAACATCATAATTTGTTGTCACAGTTTAACCTTTGCACGTACCTCTGTCTGCAGCTTTTTCATCCATCAGACGTTGCAAATCTTTAGCGTCTTCAACAAGTTTTTGTACGGATATAGGCGGTCCATCCTCTTGCCTAAGAACATCTCTCATGGCTGTAAAATAGGCTCCAAGAAAAGCTTGACCTAGCTTAATGCAGAACGCGGCTTGGGCTACGGGCTTAGTATCGTAAAATCCAGCCGCCATCAAAGCTTCCATAGGGTTCTTATACTTTGTATCGGCATAGTTATTTATAGCTTTAGCTACAGCTACAGCCATTGTGCAGAGATCTTCTTGAGTTACAAGATTTTCCTTTAGGTAGTCCTTAAACCAGTCCTCTAAAGCGATATCAGCTAAACCATATACTGCTTGTCTAGCCAAAGATGGAAAACAATGTGCCAAATCCCTCGCTGGTGCATACATAGGCGCATTCGGACCTGCGTCTTTAGGCCTTAACTGAAGGGTCATATCCTTGCTCCTTTAAAATTTTCACTATATCTGGTGGCTTATGCCCAGCTGGCTTGCACCACTTTCCATGCTCATTACGATAGCCACCTTCTCCGAATTTTTGTAGATTATTCTTATCTACCTCTTCAAGAAGTGGCTCGTCATCTATCCCACAAGCGGAAAGAGTGCCAATAGTAACTACAGATATGTCGGCACAGCCATCAGCTATTTCTTCTAAATTTGGCTCTGTGGGCACATAAACAAAAGTCCCTGATTTTACTGCTTCAATAATGGGCGTCGAGTTTCCATATATTAATCTAAAACCCAAAGCCTCACAAGTTTCCAGTGCCTCTTCCAAAATTAGCATAGCACGAAGACGACGAATATCTTCGTTTGGTATAACAGGAGCAGGTGGACGACCCTGCCCTGCTTTAGCCATCATCTCTTCAATTCTTTGTTGATGCTTAGTTCTCATAACTTCCTCTTAGTATAACAATTAATGCAGATATCACTATCATCAGCCCAGCTTTCAGAATTGCAAATCGGACACTTTATTAGAGCATAGTCATAAGGATGAGTTGCGGCTTGGCAAGATTCGTAACCTCTAAAGCACGAATGACACGGCACTAATACAGGATTAAACTCTTCTGGGCATGAAAAATCACCAATAGCTCTAGCCCGGATCTTTAGTAGATCTTTATTCCACTTTAGCATAGTAGATGTTGACTTGAGTTCCCTAAAGCCTGGCATAACTTCAGTGGAAACCTCAGGAAGAAGTAAACCCCTAAAGCGCATACCTACAAATTGCCTTGGAGATTTATACGGATTTTTACCCCAACTATTGGAAAATCCTAAGATCTTCGAAACGATACTCAGACCTGTTGTTGACCAACTTTTAGATACCAGAATTGGACATGGTGTACCCGCGAGTGTCTGCAGCTTGAATGTATGAAAAAAGACCTTATTTCCATCTCGCATTTTCCTAGACGCTGATGACTTATAGTCATATTCTGTAATCTGGAACGGAACCCACTCTCTATCTACTTGTCTATTCCAAGGCTTTATAGGCACACCAATCGATAGAAGCCTTATATTGCCTGACAGCCTCCAAGATGTTTCGTATATAAGTCGAATTGTCAAAATCTTGCCAGCTAAATTTTCTATCGACCTATAAACTATGTCTTCGGATACATTGCTAGATAAGATTCTAGAGGCCGATTGGGCTATAGATTCTAGTATAGACTTATCTGCAGTAGAACCGACCAAGCCATTAAAGGCTTGGTCGGCTATCTTCTTTCTCAAAGAAAACACTCTTGATAAGTTATGCTTAATATCTATCACTAGATTACTCGTCGTCCTCTACTTCGTCGTCCTCAAAGTCGTCGTCTTCAAAGTCTTCTAGGTCTTCTTCATCTAGATCGAGATCGTCTAGATCCTCGTCCTCAAACTCATCAAGGTCTTCATCTTCAAGTTCGTCTTCTTCGTCGAACTCGACATCCTCAAGTTCATCTGCAACAGAATAGGTGTCGTTGTCCATCTCGCTATTTACGTTATTCATGCTGCCCTCGATTTTGAAAAGTTCCAAGATTTGATACGGCTCTCCAAGATATTCTTCAGCTACTTTCTTGCACTCTGCAAAACTATTCCAAGATACCCCATCTTCATCACTTTCATACAGTACAAATCCAGTGTCCAACTTGCCAGAAGCAATGACAAACGCCATCACAGAATCTCCTATCAAACAACTTTTACGGAAATACCTAGCCAATATCGAAAACAGTCTACTTTCTTTCCGCCTATATCCAGATATTTTTCTAGTTCTTCGATAGGATTGCCAATCGATAGGTGTAATCTTTCTATTGAATAATTTCTATTTAAAGAAGATATCTGAGTAGCCGCCTTAAATCCTATAGCTAGAGAATGAGATAAGGCATTTTCTGGGTCCAAGCCTATTGAGCAATATGGAAGAAGAGCCACTCGTATAAACTTACCGTTATAGTTATATCTCCAAATTTTATTTGGATCCTGTGGACCATCTAAAATAATGGGTGAATCTAACATTAACCATGTTCGACCATCGTCCCTTGGGATGATGTCCTCTGGTGCCATGTCAAATTCTCTTGCCTTATTCAAGTCAATATAGTTAAACGTTAGTTTCATGTGCATCAAAATAACCTAAACTTCCTATTGGATTTTCAGAATATCCTCTTCTGATAGATCTAGATTCGTTACCAGCCTCGTCGGCATTAATGGCCACGTCGCACCTATCGTGCTTCAATTTAAGCCCTGATTGATACATCATTGCTCCTAGAAGGCTATCTCCTCCATTATGCCTAAGTTCCTCTGGAGGAAAGTTGAGTTCTCTTAGAACACTAGTCCGAGCTACCCACCATCCTCCAGTTGCGAACTCTATAACGTATTTACACTTAGAGTTTATATTTAACTCTTTGCCTTTCCACCATGATTGGTTTCGCATCCAATCTAATCTATCGCCGACTTCAGATCTGTAGACAGAGCCCATAACATCGCAATCTCTCATCTTACCATATACGTCTCTTAGCCAACTAGCTGTAGGTGTCTTAAGATAAGAGTCATCATCGAACCACATCACAAAATTAGACGATATCGGATCAACAGATCTAGTAAATGAAGTCGGTAAGCCCATCCAAGATCTTAGCACTGGCCATTTGTACCGATTATCGGGGTAAATGCTAACCGAAGATGATATAGATGGACATTTATCCTGAATATCGATCGAAAATTTTGTGCATAACTTTACCAACTTCTCGGACGGTTGATTACAACCGATCTTTACAGACGTCAAGTAAGAATGGCCGTTCTCAACACAACTTTTAATCAAAGAGTAGATAGAATCTAGACATCTGCAAGCTAGATCGGTGTAGTCGGCGTAAGTGAGAACGCAAATTGTAGACACTACTTAGATGTGACCTCCCTCCTCTTTCTTGTTTTAATAATGACTTCTCTCTTGTCATCTTCTTCAATATATTCGTCATTGTCATCATCTGCATTAGGAGATATATTACTATTCACAAGAGAGGGCTGTGCCTGTACAGAAGAGACCTTAGACAAAAATACGCTAAACTCCCGTTCTAGAGACAGCAGCTTAACAGCGGCGGCCTGACACATATTTTTAACCGACTCTGCCTTTTGAATAGCCTTCTTGTCAATGGCGTTATCCTTAGACGCTGCCTCAAAAAGAGCCTTCAGCGTTCTTGGATCGCTGTCGTCTTCTTTGAGCCATACATCAGTGGCCTGGCTAAGGATTTTTCCTACATCGTTTGATACGTTTTCTACAAAGCCAATAAAGGTAGAAGGTCGCTTGTCTTTCTTACCATCTCTACCCCCTGGATTATTGGCCTTGCCAGAAGCACCAAACTCAGCACGAACCCACTCTCTGAAAGCCAAGAAACTCAAGTCATTATCAAGTAAATGCTGCAATGCTGCATCACGAGATTCTCGATCTGGCAGCATGAACAAAACTGTTACATGTGACCATGTGACCGCGTTATTTCCGGCTGTCCTTGATTCGATGAGCTCTTCTAGCTCGTCCTCCTCAATAACCTCTGCAAAGCGCCGACAGTTCTGTAAATAACTTCTATCTTCGCCTAGACAGTATGCCATCTTTGCCACTGACTTTGGACCATAAGTCTTTCGTGATTCAGGGCTCATTAGTTCAAGAACATTCTTTCCCTGCAAATACCTTGATCTAATTAAGTTAGTAGATTCGTCATTATAGTTAGCCAGCATTTGATCATACATTTGCTGGAATGCTGGAGTAGAATTCTTTAATACCTTTGTGCGCTCTTCGAGTGTTGGTCTGACAATTACCTTAGGTTCCGACTTAGTTCTAGCCATTTTTAACTCCTAAATTCTGTATCCGTAAGATTTCAAAACATTGAATGCAGATTTTTCAGCTTGTTCTCTATGCTGTAGAGAGAGGGCTTTAGCCTCTCTCAAGATAGTAATAAACAAGTCAAATACGTGGCGATTCTGCATGATTCCTGTTAATAAGGTTTCTGTTCCTCTCTTAACCTTGCTGCTAACGCCTTGTCTACAAGTTAATTCAAGTATTCGACTGGATAGCATTCTGGTAAGCCCACACTTGATGAGGAATCTTATTATTTTTTTAGACCTTTCACCCTCGCCATAGACATCTTCAGAAGAAAGGTTTAATTTCGATTTGCACATCTTTAAAAGACAAGATTCAAATTCTATGAATTCTTTTCTAGATGGCTCTACTGCTAATCTATGCAATGCCGTTGTTAATTTTCTATTAAATCCCTTACCTGTATGTATTATTCTCTCATACCTTTCTAATCTTGGACAAATTAGATTAGACTCAGAATTAAACCAAATTGGCTGACCTCTAACAGCGGCCTCTCCTGTCTCGTCATTTGTTATAGAAAATCCTGGATTATAAGAAAACACAGAATCAAGATATGACACAGAAACCTTAATAGGCCAGCAAAAAACAAATCTTATTCTTCTTCCAACTGTCATTGCATAACACAGATCTGCGCCAAAGCCATCGGATACCTGCCTAAGTATATCGAATAAATTTAAATTTGGTAGGTGTTGATATGATGGTCCAAGAATACCTTCATAAGTATGGGAATCATCATTGGCTACCACTGTTCGGCCGTATAGTCTTTCGGAAAATCTGGCCCCAACTACAGCATTAAATGTCGAAATGGCTGCGTTTACCTGTACTTGGTCGGGTGGTGTAGAGTTGTATATACCAGACAAGTCGTTAACCAGTTTCCACAAACCAGGGCAGGCCGCCCTGCAAGTTTCGGCCAGAGCTGTAGTTATATAAGAAAAGCCATTAGCTTGGACTTTCCCCTTTGATGATATTAAGAGTTCTTTGTTATCTGCTATGCTTATTAGTCTAGATCTTCGCTCTTGAGCAACTAACAATTGATCAAGTCTTGATATAGAGTCTTTAAAGAATTCATTCGATTCAGGTATAATAGCCAGTTTCAGCATTTGATAGATCTCTATCAAGATAGGTTAGGATGCCATTCAGACATGGTGCTAAAAAAGTCTGAAAGTGGTTCAATAATATAAGTGTATCTTTTCGCCTGGACGTTAATATTTTTAACTACCCTAAATCCTGGAAAATTAAGCACGTCAGTATTATTATGCATAATAGTCAAATTATCAAACTGCCATTCAAAAACCACACCGATTAAACCTTCAACTCCAATATCTGCGGCCTCTTCTCTAACATCTTGGAACGCTTCATAAATTTCTGATTTTTCAAAATTTCGTTTCAAGTTATTTAAAGTAATATCTCTAGCTTTGTATATGTGCTTCGCTCTGATAAAAACAGGAAAGTCTGGAAAAGCTTCGTAGAAGCCTACGAGCGAAATATCGGAGTCCCTTCCTGCTTCTTTATTTTTACCTTTAATATAGTTTAGCATTATAGGAGTGCCAAATTTTTTAATTATCTGATTGACTACTCTCAACTCTAGATTAGTCTGCTTATTCTTGGTTATTTCTGCTATCTGCTCTGCTCTGCTACCAAATATAGAGTTGTCATCGTCTATATTAAACTCTCTATTATATTCCATTACTAACGCCTCTGCCTACTTTATCGGTAAAGTTCGTAAGGTAAAATAACTTGCATATTACGTTTAAACGTCGATCTAGATACCGATCTGCAATATCTTTTAAACTTGCGAGGGACTAACTCCTGTAGCTCTTCAAAAAATTTAAGTGCCTCACTAAGTTCTTGTCTAGTTAGTCTATGTTTTCTATTCATAGATCTAGGTCTATTAAAATGTTTAGCTCTAGCCTTACACCTTGAACAAACGCACTTTTCTTTATTAGACTTACTTTTATTTAAAATACTAAGCCTACCACAGCACAAAGGACAAAAGCAACAAATTGAACAAGCATTTAAGAATTTGTGATAATTGAAGAATTCTCCAAAACGTTTAACCTTGGACTCGTATTGAGATTGATTATGGTGTGAATCGCCGTCACTACAATAACACATTCCAAAATGATTAAGCATATACATCTTTAATCTTTTTCTAATAGTCCTTATTGTCCTTGCGCTATGGTATCTTTGCATTTTTATCTCTACAAATCTACATCTGGATCGAAACTGTCGTCGTCTGAAGCGTTGTCAGTGGGTGTCTCTTCGTTATCTATTTCTGCCTCTGCATTTTCTACGTCAGAACTGAAATAAGACACTCCAACCTGTCTAGGGTCTTCCAAGAGATTAACATTTTCCAACGTGGCTTCTCGTATCCTTGATATATCAGAAGATTGCTTCATTTGATCTAGATAGTCAATACCTGGAGAAAATGGCATTCGTTCTCTAATACCCAGAATTGGATATAAGGACGACAAAATATCTGATCTACCCTCTAGAAGCTTTCCAACTTCTCTAATGGGTTGAGGGTCGTCACTAGGCACTCCTAAAGATTTAGACCAGGCTGTGCCTGGCTTTTTGCCCTCTCGTATATCGCATATCTCCATTATCCTATTAAATAGACCAGCCTGCTTCTTAAAGCTGTATAAAAGCTTTATTGATGCACCGTACCAGTCCCAAAGTGCGTGCTGTCTCAGCCCGCGCTCTTGGTCATAATCATTCCAAAAGATTATATCTACATCTATCTTTTTACGATCTGGACCTAGACTATTTTTATCAGTGCGGATCTGAACTGTGCTGCCTGAATAGTTAGCTTTTTCAAAACTTTTAACTTTAGTAAGTCTTAGTTCATATGTCTCTTGGAACTTAAGAGACATTCCGCCTGCAACCTTGCCTGTAGGAAGGCCTTGTGGTGTCACAGCAGGCTTTCTATGATTAACACCAATTATAGAGAATGGCCAATCTGCTATAGTCTGCGGCATGCACTTCATAAATATGGAGATTAGATTAGCTTCAAGAGCATAGCCACGTTCTGCGTGTCCAGATTTCTGTACTTTCTTCTGAGTCTCTCTACAAGCTTTGCCCATAAGAGAATCTACACCTATACAAATAGGTGCAACTCTTCCTGGCCCGGGGTTGCTAGAAGTACCTAAAAAGGCCCTTTGAAACTTATCAATAAAGTAAACCATTCCCTCTTGCCAAGATTCCATATCTGCACAAGGTCTATGAATTACTGCTTGTTCGTCATAATTCATGATAGCTGCTCGTATTTCTGGAGAATCTTTGGTTTCTGCTTCGAGTAGTACGGTACGACCACCATAAGCTCTATGCCATCTCATTATTTCATATAGGAATGTGCTTTTAAAGCTGGCTTGCTCTCCGACAAGCTGAGTCATTCTCGATAATGGAAATATGGTTGATTGAAACAAATATTTTGCTGCCAGAGATGGAAGTGTTAAACCGACAATCCTTCTTTCAGAATCTTTAGCCAAGTAAATACCACCTTCTCCAAAATAAGCTTCAGCATTTTCAACTATCTCGTTGAATACTTTGTCTAGATCCCCGCCGAAAACATCAACAAACTCGGACTTTTTCTTTTTAGCCATAACATCTCCGTATATAAATCTAAAACTATTAGAAGACAAAGCCTACATACAGAGATGTAGGCTTTGCTTCAAATCAATAAACTAAGTGAAAAAATTATTCGGCAATAGAAGGTTTTCGTGCTCTTGCTCTTAAACGAGCCCTCTCCATCGCAGCCATCGCATCATTAATGTTACCACTGGAAAGAAGATCATCATCGTTAGATTTCTTTTCCTCGGCACCATCTTGTAAATCGTGCGACGGGACTACGTTCTCGTCTACACCATCGTTAGTTGGAACCTCATATACTTCTTCGCTTGGGTCTGGATCGCCAAACGGATCAGAATTATCAGGATGTACAGCTACGTCAGCTTCCCTACTAACTGGTACTCCGCCTGGAACATTAACACGCTTACGTCCAAGAGCCAAATCCTTAGTCTCGTCTAACACCCAATCTGGGTGATCATCATTAAATGCGTAATAAATAGCTGTAGGCGGGAAAATCTTATTTATAAGGTGTGCTTGCTCTATGTCTGATGGGAAATTCAAAATATCAGACCAAGCTCTAACCTTTTGACGAACCTTCTTTTCATGCCCCTTCAAAGAAGCTGTTATACCCTTAGGCGAGCCATCCAGAGTTCGAGTAATAAACGAACCAAATCCTATGTCTTCCTTATTACTTCTAGGTTGCATAAGCCCGTGTCCGGACTTCGCGCTATATGGATCAAAACCCTGCTGCGCCTCTTCGCTCTTCTCTCTAGGGTCGAAACCAAGCTGATAGAAGTGAACAAACTCACCTCTATCTATGCCGGTGATATCTGGATGCTTAAAAGAGTTAGGATCGTCCGGATCCAAACCTTCATAATCCTCGTTTCTAGCATCTAGTGCAGCAAACATAGCCTGAGCTGCAGACTTAGATAGCTCTACTACTATAGTTGGGTCTCCCTGATCAAAGCCTAGCGGCGGTCGGCCAGGACCAAAGGTATTCTTAGACTTATGCCGGAAGACCAAAGCTTGAGCTAAAAGTATCTCTCCTGGGCGCTGAAGTGCCGCAGCTCGTCCAGTACCTTTCTGAAGTAACGGATACCACTCTGATTTACCCTGCTTTCTATCGCAAGCGTCCTTAATAGCCCTATATAACAACCAACACGGGTTCTGGTGATACGGGTCGTAACTATCATCAGTTCCATCGCATAACAGCATAGTTACGCCCGGATCTCCGAAATTACGAACTGCCTCAAAGCAAACTTGCCATGGTCCATATCGTCCGTCACTTTCGGATACTCTACAAGGATCCCATGATTGAGTCTGTGCATTCCATGTAGGAAGAAATCGAAAAATAGATTCGGTACTGTTCCACGAAGGTCGAACATACTCTACACCAGCCAGATTACGCTTCAATACATAATTGCCGCTCTTAAACCCAATGGACATTGGGCTAGACATACGAGAGTTGGAAAAGCTACGAAACTTACGAATACCACTCATTAAACTACACCTCTATTACAATACAACAAATTAATCTTTTAACTTAATACCTGCAAAATTCATAAATCGTCTAAGCTTAGTATAAAATTCATCTAAAGTGCCATAATTACGAATAACTACATCACAGTCATCTGGACCAAAAGTGACAGTTGGATCAACCTCTACGGGGCGATCTATCCATACAAACAGGTCTACCAAACCCTCAGCTCTGCAACATTCGATCTCTTTTTTATCTCTTAGACCTATTACAATATCGCCCTTCTCAAGAATTAATCGGCACATCCGTGCATAATCGTTCTTGCGAAATTCGTCACACCAAGTTTTCCAAAATTCTCTGTTTTTATGCCTGGTGGCCCAAGCTTCTTCTTCTGAAATGCCTAGAGCGGCGGCTATGTATGGGCATACTACATTAGACGAGGAACCTATATATTTGAGATCGCTATTATTGCCTAGCCATTCACCGGCAGTATCTTTCCCTGCACGGCCATAGCCCATAAACCCAATTATAGGCCTATCTTTTTTCATTCTCTATACTCCAATTATAATACAGCCCCACAAGAAAAACAATTCAATTTATCTTGTGGGGCCGTGCATGATTTAACCTATTAGTCTACAAGAAGTTATAGTGCTAATAAATGATATTAAAGCCGAGAGCAACAAACAACGTTAGCGCATCCATATTCAGCAGTGCATTGATTGCTATTATTAGCAATTCGCTTCTCAGGTTTGCGCTGTCGATATTCTGGGCACAGAATCTTAAAAATGGTCCTACGATCATCTTTGCTAAAGATAATTCGATTATCTTTATGCTTGTCCTTATCGCTATACTGCACACGCAACTTATGAAGAAGCGCGTCAGTAGTCACTTTTCGTGCGTACCGACGACAGAAGTTTTTCTGAGAGAAGACCCGAGAAACTCCGATAGAGCCATAGCCATCAACATTAATGACGATAGAGGCCAACCTGCCGGACTCAAGATCATTCTTATCGTATTTAAGCCCGCGCGGCAGCCCAGTGAGCAGATTAGGAGAATACTTGATGTCAATGCTGATGATTTGACCAAGAGACAGCATCCACGTCTTTGGCTCGCGCTTGAGAGCAGAACTCATGATTTTTTTCCTTTTTGCACAAATTCAACAACCACCATTAATAATCTTTTAGTGATAAGTTAAACTTTAACAGTAGTTTGGCACTCGTTGTTATCTTTAAAAAAGACAGTATCGGCAGGCGGGACAAAGCTGTGCATAACGACCCTCATCTCTGGCTGTGCCATAACAGCAGTGTCTAGAGATTTGTCCTGATCTGTCCAATCGTGTGACATAATTAAAGATACGTATTCGATAAAAGCTTCATCAGTCATTTCCATAAATGGTAGTTTGAATAAGTAGTAATAGGCAGTCGCATATAAAGAATCAATCAACCCTAGGTCTTCCACTATTTGAATCTTTGTTCGAGGTTCGCTCGAAGAACATGCACGTCGTTTGATATTAATTCCATAATGTCGTCCGAAGACCGTATACAGGAAATAGTAAATATTTCTATATGAAACATCCTTGTCGGTCTTAATCAAAGAACCGAAAGACTGAACCAGAATCTGTACAGCATTTCGAGGAGTAATAGCTGCAAGCTCTTCTTTAGGAACTGGAAGAACCCTCTGGAAAAGCGTGCGAACGATATTCTTCGATTCTTGGAGGTCTTTTGTCATCAGCATTTCTCTTTGCTCCCATGAATTCAGGAAGGTCAAAGGCCTTCATCTCATCTTTATAAATCTCTTCACCCCATCTAATATACATATCTCTGCCTACCTCTAGTCTATAAGGCCCCTTACCAGTAGGTATGCCTGCTAGAGTTACAGGATAAATAGGTACCTGATCTATCATACATTTGGGAATAACTTCAGACCACAACCTTTCAGCATGTCTAACAGGAACTTCAAAAAGTATAGCGTCGTGTATTTGAAGGATAAGTTTAAAATAGATATCCGGGTTAGACTCTCTATATGACATGAAATTGTCGATAGCTTTAGATACGGCATCTGCAATCATGCTCTGAATCGGAAAATTCATACCCTGTCTTTCAGACTCTCCCTGAGCCTGAGAATCTGAAGTCTGTTTAAATCTTCTAAACCGTCCGAAACTATTACAAATCCAACCTGGGTCCTTGGTTCTAGCTCTACAATTTACAAAGAAAGACACCAGTTTTGGAAATTTTTTCTCAAGTCTATTCTGAAGCCTACGACAATCTTCAACAGTGATTTCTTTACCAGTCTCTTCCTTAGCTTTTCTGGCAGCAGCTTCAGCGCCCTGACCATAGAAATAACCAAAGATCACGGCCTTAGCTGCATTTCTAAGGTGACTTAATCCTACCTTCTTAAGTCCGTCCTTATTCGGCTCACAATCGAGCTGAAAAGCTTCTACAGCTATGCTGCTATGCATATCGAAGCTTGGATCTGACACAGCTTGCATAAGGGTATCGTCGTCGGACATCCACGCAGCACCAGCCACTTCAGCACCGCTATAATCCGCCTCTATTAACACACTACCTGGAGGACAGGAAAGAATAGTTCGAAGTGGGTATCTGTAGTCATCGCCTAATATTCTCTTATAATCCACCTCTCTCTTCTTGCCCAAATTCTGTAAATTAGGCCTAGAAGATGAGGCTCTACCTGTTTCCTTTGTTTGAAATAAGTGCGTGCGTATCCGGCCGTCGCTACAAATATAAGAAAGTAGTCCTCCTGAAAACTCTATATTTCCGAATTTGTCCCTCTTAACAGTGCCTACCTGACTGCTAGAGATCTCAATCTTGGGTTTTCTAAGGGTTGAATGAAAAACATGATCTAAAAATCTTACATCCCTTAGAACAGATACAATTCCGGTCTTATCTCTTGCAGCAAGAATAGAAAGACACTCTTTATCACAAGATGGCGAGTTCTTATTCTCTGTACCTTTTGATATTATATTAGTCCAATCTTTTCCATTGGTTGACTTTATAGGAGTCATATACAGAGACATAGCTTTTTCTGGTCTAACCCTCTGAATCTTGCCAGGCTCAGACTTGTTAACTTTGCCGTTATACTTCTCTCCAAACAAAAGCTCCTTACGATGTACGTCAGACTTGTGATTAAAATTAGGCCAATTTAATAGTATCTGCAGTTGTGCGTTTAGATCAGAGCACTTACTACTATATAGCTCCGTTAACTCTTCTCCCCTCTTTCTGTCTGCATACACGCCTGTTTGCTCCATCTCCAGAAATCCAGGAGATGCTCTCATTGATATCCAAAAAGCCTCTCGTGAGCACATGCCGTAAGCGTCGTAATCTAATAAACCAAATCCCATAAAATCTTTATTCGTTTGTCTAATCAAGATTTTATTGGGATGCCCATTATAAACTTCAAATAATCTTCTAGTAACATCTGCGTCGTAGGCCGCATAAGGATATAAAATCTCGTCTGGGCAGTCACCATACCCCTCTAGATCGTCAGCTTTTAGCTTCTTCTCTTTACAGTAAGCGACCTTCCATTTTTGAAGTTGTGAGTCATATCTAGGTGTACCTAATAAAGAAGCTGCTTGTATTTCTAGCTTGAATCTTCCTGTCTCGTCTACAGAGTGAGCTGCAAGGCCTGTATCAAATCCGCCCTCTGTCTTTGTTAGTTCCCATCCAAATTTGTCGTCTCTATCTTTAGGCGCATTGAATTCATTTTTAAGATTCAAACCATAGTGTTCCAACCATGGTAAGTCTGCTCTAAAGAAGTGGCCAACTATTCTAGTTTTTCTAGTTTCTGTGCTTTTACATAGTCGTTCCATATGTGGAAGCGCGCTTTTTAAGTCCACCTGCCCATATTTATTCTTAAATATAGGTATCCCACCAGCAGCATTAAGAGCCACGCATATGGCAAACTTAGGCTTATGACTAAACTGTATACTTCTAAGATATGAGCCACTCTCAAATGGTTGCTCACCATGCCATTCAGCATCAACAGCTATTACACTGTTGTCTTTCTCTGAAAGAATTTTATCTACAAGATCAGAGAGCGTTTGTTCGTCTTTAACTATATGGTGTTCTAGATCAAGTTCTTTTCGACCAACGCTACTTCCAGCCAATAGCTTAGTAAACAATCTAAGCTCTTCTATAAACTGAGGCTTTAAATCTGGCGACCTAACAACTCTAGCTGGATGAGAGCATGTCATTACCTTAGCTATGTGAAAATTCTCTGGCTCGGATTCGCTTTTTCTAAGATCGATCTTATATTCAAAAATCTCTCCTACAGTGTTAGCCAGTTTATTAGACTTGCCCAGTACATAAGAAACCGCTTCAGATCCAAGTAACAATATAAACTTAGGCTTTACTAATCTCATCTCCATATGAAGTATAGGTAGGCAATCTTTTATAAATGACGGAGGTATTGAATTTGTTCTTGGATCTAGTTTTGGAAACTTAATCAAATTAGTTACATACCAATTGTCATAATCTTCTACCTCTAACTCGTCTAATGTATTCTTTAGAAGCGCGCCAGAATCACCAGTAAAGTTTCTTCCAATAGATATTTCTTCAGATCCAGGCATCTTACCGATAACCATAACGTCGCAACCTTCAATAGGTGGTCCGTAGTTAATATTAGGAAGAAATTTACTGGATATAGAGCCAATGTCTATATCTTCCGATAATTCTGTCTGGTCTTGTCCATCTCCCCATACGTGTCCAGGTAAAAACTCAGCGTTGTAGGTAACGCCTCTGTTGTTAACATCTATACTAAATCTATATTCATATACAGCCCTATCGTAAAGCTCTTGTAAAACGGATGGAAAGCTTTTAAGCTTGGCCTTATTTCCAGCCCCTTTTATAAACGTCTTAATGTCTGGTTCAAGGAGTTCCGCATAAGTCACGAAATCTTTACCTGGCAAAGGCATTCCAGGAGCGTCTATGGGCCAAGCCGGCACATATCTGGCTAAAGGCTCATCATACCCTTGAAATAATTTCATTCTTAACCTCTTTACTTATATGATCCCAAAGAACTGATCTAGGCGCGTCTCCTGGGTCGTCAAATCCTTTAGGAGGGCTGATCACAAATACATTCTTTATTTTTTCTCTAAGTTTAAGTGCCACTTTGAAAGAATCTTGTATCGCATCTCTGTCAAGCATTACTGCGACATATCCATTTTGCCAGGTATTGGCTATCAAGCTTACTTGTTCAACGCTGATAGATTTACCAAATAAAGCTACAGAAGATGGGCCTATTCTCCAAGAATCACTTGGACCTTCACAAACTACAACAAATCCATCGTCTTTGATAGCCTCATCGTAATTGTATAAAACTAGGCTTTTTCTAAAGTGTGGTATAGAAAAGTATTTTAAGACTCGAAATTCTTTATCATGCCAGTCCCTGTCTCCTATATATCTGGCTTGCCAACCGACAAGAACTGATTTCATATAAACAGGAATTATAATTCTGTTAGACGCCAAATTATATTCTTTATTTGAGGTATCAGAACAATAACAAATCTTAAATATAGACGATAGCTCCTGAATATCGTATCCTCGCTGACATAGGTATTTAACAGCATGGTGGCTGGCAGGTAAGTCCGACAGCAAACGAACTTCTCCTGGCATTGATACCTCTTCCAGTTTAGATATGCCTCTTCTAATAGGTACGTCTAGATCGATACAAACGTTGGACCTATTAAAGATATAGTTTTCTAGCTGTCTCCATCCTCTCTTGGCTATACAGTCTTCATTAAAACATTTGGCTAAAGACATGTATCTATTCATAGTGCCAGGCTCTCTAGTAGCCCATCTATGATTAATCCACAGTCTAAATCTTTGATCGCCACAAAACGGACAGCAAACTCTATAACTTTCACCCATATGACCTATACTAAATTTAGGTCTGCCTGTTATAGCATCATAACCATAGCTAGCTGACATTGATTCGTCTTCGTTAGCTATTCTAACTTCTCCGAATCTTCTATTCAAAGTCATATAAAGTGCTGAGTTAATCATTAGTTATCATCTCCAAGTTCTATATTTCTAGCAGTAGGCCATAAGGCTTTATCCATACCTAAAACTGCTGATTGATCTGGTGCTGGCTTTTTCCTAGCTTTTGGGCTAACGAATTGCTGCTGTTCGTTTATAGAAATAATTCTATTTGCTGTAGAGTCGAACACAAACTGTCCGTCCATACCTCTCATAGTGCAGTACGCGCCATCGATAAAGATGATCTTTTCAAGAGTTGTTCCAGCAGATCGTCTAGACTTGGAACAAGTTATTCTACACATATTCTTGTCGTCTTTTGTGCCTAAACTGAAAGCAAATACTGCATTATCGCCAAATGTTTTACATTCTGCAGCATCCGCATGGTGCTGTTTAGCCATCGGGCTTTTCTTATTAGCAGCGCCAGCCAACTGATGTAGAACCCAGACAGGGCACGAATACTTAGACGCTATAAGAGTGCGTATTTTATCAACGAATCCTCTCAAAATATGTCTTAGATCGTCATATCTTAAACTGTTATGAGCGATGTATCTATCTGCAACCAGACCTGCGTAGTCTATGACCATTCCTCCAATATTCTTTCCAGACCTATATTCGTCGTCTATGACCCTTACCATCTCGTCAACACCACCTCGTCCAGCAGTGGGGTCATCAAATCCCGACATGTCGAACAGCCATAAGTTCAATGGATTCAATTCTTTGGATATTGCGTTAAATCTCTCTTGTTCACCTGGCACTTTTAAATTCTGAGCTAGCTGATTTTTAAACTTCTCTATCTCATACGGCTTAAGATCACTAGAAGTACTTAATTTTTCATTATTTCTAAATGTATCCACATGTATTTGTGCCATATGCGACCACACTCTGTGGTAGATATCGGGCTTGATTGGCTGCTCATATGAGAAGAAATACCAATGCCTAAGATCCTTCTCGTTCTTTGATGATCTGTATAGCTGTTGCCCGTATCTAGCTCCCGAACAACAAATCTGAACCCCTAGAGTTGTTTTACCTACACCAGATGGACCTAATAAAACATATACCTCTCCATCAGCCTGGCCTCCGCTCATGTATTCGTCTAAAAACGACACATTAGTCGTAAACTTTGGGACATCTATTGGCTCATAAAGCTCTGTGATAGCTGGGGCTGCCTTTATGTCGCCTATAGACTCTACTTTTTGTTTCTGGGCCTCAATTCCTCGTAACAATTCTGATATGTCTTCTGGTATTTGATTACCTAGATTGAAGACATAATCTTTAAGAGGTCTAACTACAGTTTGATCATGCAGATATTTCTTTAAAAGAGTCGTACCTTCAAACTCGTCTAAATCGCTATCTTCTACTTTAAATATCCAATCTATAAGACCAGTTTCTGAATTGCTGTCGTCTCCTAGAAGTTCTGTATAGACAGATTGGTCTAGATCTGGATCTGAATTTAGAATCGATACTATCTCTGATTCAAGCTTTCTTCTAAAACCTTTGTCTGGTAAATCTCCAGTCTCGGACTTAGATACAATATTTAACAGAGCCCTCCATACCACTGCATATACAATGTCTTCTTTTGGGAACATCTCTGGCTTAAGTTTGTCTTTTGCCAATCGATATATCTTCGGTACTCTAACCAAATGAAGAACCATAGAGTCTTTAGATGGAGTATCCATAGGTTCACGTAAAGGCTTCTGCTGCCCTTTCTTTTTCGAATTGCCGTTTAAGTTCATTCTCTAGCCCCTTCTTGTCTATGATTTGGATGTTGATATGAATAGTGTCAGACTTATATTTTAAATCTTTAGGAATATAGTCCTTTAAATGTAGATTATAGATACTAGGATTAAGAAAGTATTGAACTAGAGCTGCTTTCTGCCAAAACTTAGCGCAGTTCTCAAGCCCCATTTCTATAGAAAGGCAATAACGGAATAAAGGGGTTAGTTCTATCGATGAATCTAGAATAACATAACTATAAGCAGACTTTATATCGTCTGGGTATAGATTGATGGCGTTTGATATGGCCATTCTAGCAGTCATTCTTTGTCGTTCCAGTCCGACTTGAATGGACTCTTTAATCAATCTATTAGATTTAATAAATCTAGCAAATCCTTGCTGGCCTAACATTAGACTTGGTGTTGGTCTAATGCCTATATGGCTATCGTATAGCTGCGCATTCACGAAAGGCTCTAGTTCAACTAGTCGTCTTTCTAGAAGATACGTAGCAATCTTAAGCCATATACAAGAATATTGTTTCTTACTATGAGGATCTATTCCTCCGTCCCATCTAACGCTATGTCTATAGCTCGGTGGCCTTCCGTTGGAGGCCTGCCATCTTCTGTAGGCCAGTTTCCACAATTCTCTAATCTTAATGGCGGTAAGTCTTACTAAATATGTAGCCAACTTCAGATCTTCAGGAGTTGGTTTATTCATTTTTCTTGCTCACCTGATTTTTCTTTTAGCATTTTTGGAGAGATGTTTTTCCAACCCTTAGCTTTATAGTTCTTTTCTCTCTTCTTAGCTTTTCTATGCAAACCAGGGTCAAACTGATCTCTACAATCTACTACAATTCCATATTGCTTAGTGCTCGATATTCTGCATACTCTTCCAGGGGCCTGGAAATCTATTATCTCTCCGTCAGAACCATCAGCACGTACTAAAACTTGCAAGTTAACGAAATCTACGCCTGTGCTCCAAACACCTGTGGCTATAACCTTTTTGAGTTTACCGGACTCAAAATCCTGTCTGAGTTGTTCTCTAATATCTGCATCTATTATTACTTCATCCTTGTCCATGAGTTTTTGTTTTACATAAAACTCATGCTCTTCATCTGTTATTCCGTTCTCTGCATAACATAAAGAGTAATCTGGTAAGTACTTACGTAAATATAGAGCATGCTCTATAGTATCTACCAAAACTAAAACCTGCTCTTCTTTATAGTTTTTAGTGAGATGGCTAGCAATTATTGAGTTTCTAACATTATTCCTCCATAGACCCCATCGTCGCTTCGGCACATCACTTTTACCAGCGCATGGGTTTGGGGATATCTGAATATCTAGCCAATCTATAAATATAGGTGTTACAACTCCTAGAGCCTCTGCTTCCTGGTATGACATATAGAAGATTGTCTTACCGAATATGGACTCTAATCTAGCGTCTGTCCCGTCTTTTCGCCCTTTTGGAGTGGCTGTGAATGCATAGGCTCTTGCATGCCTATATTTCGACAATTGAGATGCATAAGAATCGGCCATTAACTCATGTGCTTCGTCAACTAAAATAATATCTGCGTCAAACTTACTTTTATGTAAACTATCTGCAGTGAATACTGTTACTCTAGAGTAACTATTTTTGCCTCCACCTACTTGGCCTATGCTAGGAATGTATTTTGTTAAAAATCTTACGGTCTTTAATACTATGTCTTTTCTTTTCGTTATAATATCTATTTTAGCATGAGGAAACAGCTTACAAATAAACAATAACATAAAGCTCTTACCAAATGCTGGCGGCGCTACTATAACGCCTCTATGATGAGCCGCTACTGAAGCTACTGCTACATCTTGTTTAGCTTTAAAGCTCATATCTGCGATATTATCCCAGACTGGCTTATAGCAATTTTTACGAGGAAGCTTTGGGCTAATGTCCACATATTTGACCGTGTATCCAGCTTTTTTGACTATATCAGAAACTCTCTCTATAAAACCTATACAAAAACACATCCTGTTAGAAGCGTCGTATTTATACAGTTTTCTTTCTTGAAATAAGAAATCTCTTTTATGGCCTGTATTAGGGTCGAACCTATCAACTCCAAACAATCTCTTTTGAAATGTATAGGTTAATTGAGGTTCTATTAAAGATTTTATATTTTTTGGTATAGATGGCTCTCCATCAATGGCTAAACCAACCAAGTTTCCGAAAATAGTAAATACAGCATTCTTCATATCTTCAACCTCTTTAGTAACTCAAGGCTGAGAGATTGATCTCTCAGCCTTGAAAATTTGATAGACATCTATCAATTAGTGCCAGAACGCTAAATCTCTTCGGTGGTGATGAGATAATAGCTGGGCTATCTTTCGTAAGTGGCCGGCAAGAATCACCTCTATTACGTAGATCAAAGTCCACTAGTCAACTTTTGATCCCGCTTTAAATTTTTCGCTTGGCACTATAAGATCGAGCTGGGATTCGAACCCAGTAATGTATATTTTGCAGATATACCTCTCATCCTTAGAGAACCTCGATCGTCTCTTCATAAACCCCAGACTCATACAACTTGCCTAAAATATCTTTATACCTTTCGAATTCACTATCAGCTAGTTTCCTACTATAATCGAACCGAATGCTGTCGCTTTCTACATGTTGTGTTGAAACTTCAAAAATACTTGAGTCTTCAAGCGCAATAATAGAGTGACTTGTACCTACTGGGATATGCAAACAATCTCCTGGTTTAAGTAAAACTAACTTTATTTTATGAGCGAACTTATCAAGATTTATTGGTTCTTTAACCCTTACAAAAACCAGCCCTTCCTGTAAATAAAACGTTTCTGACTTAATGTTGTGTACATGGAAAGATGTCTTATATTGTTTGTATATCCTAAGAATCTTTCCACAATATTTTTCATTATTCTCGATCCATTTCTCATAGCCCCATTCTTTAGGTACGTATTTAACTTGATGCTTCATTAATTTCTCCGCAACGACAGGTTGGCCAGAAATATGGCAAGTTATTAGGAACGTTCCAGTTGAATGTAATATAGTAAGATGAGAGTTTTCTCAATAAATTACTTTGATGCGATTCATGGAAAAACCTATTTCCAAACCAGCAAGGAACATCTGTCGGACCAGTAGATCTTAATCCTTGAAAAAAGGGAAGGAGCGAATCTCTGTACCCTCTTCCTATCCACTCCTTACAGATACAAATTGAATACTCCACTAAAGCCTGTGGGTGATGCTTCCACATTCTAGTAGCTGGATGGTACTTCCAGCCTTTAGTGGCTGTCAATCCTAGTATCGTATTAAGAAGTTGTTTACATTCGACTCTTTGCTTTCCTAGTCGTTTTGTATCTAATACTTTAGCGCTTTGTGTATAGTCTGGAAGTGGAAGAAATGTCTGCATTAACTATTACCTATTAAACAATCAGGTTATAGTAAATTGTATAAGCTCCCGAGGCAGGACTCGAACCTGCGACCTTAAAGTTAACAGCTTTCTGCTCTACCTGATTGAGCTACTCGGGAGTGCATATGCGGCTACACGGACTTGAACCGAGTCTTCTACTATGGCAAAGTAGCGTGCCTCCAAAAACACCTTAGCCGCAAAAGCCGGTAAGAGGAATCGAACCCCTGACTCCTGTGTACAAAACAGGCGCGTTACCAACTACACCATACCGGCAATAACCTGCCATAATAGGTTCATATAGCAGGTTAGAATCATAATATCAAACTGGTTCCAAGTCAACACCCAAAGGACCAATATCTCCAATATCAGCTCTCTGTTCGTGGAAGGTAAGAATTTGCTCTTTTTTGAGCTCGGCAACTTCTTTTGATCCGGTCCAAACAATAGCCCTTCCTTGTTCATGTGCTGTTTTAGCGAAATTTACTGCGTCTTCCACTTTACACTTTATAACTTTCATAAGAACTCCTACAACGAATTCAAACGAATGATGATCATCGTTCAGTATCACTACTGCATAGGGCGGTAGAAGCTTAATCTCAGAAGAAGTGTCTACGTCTGGACACACGACAGACATTTTATGATCCTTTCAAGAAACTATCTAAAACTTTTCATATAATTATTGAATTCAGATACTTCGCTCTTTGTTGAAAAAAATAAACCAGGATCAAACAACGACTCTGTAGGTTTTGGATATATTAAATTTAACCAACACAGCCTCAGATATGACAAAAATTTACGAGATGCCCGTAACATACCTTTATCGCAGGTTAAGCCCTTGGCCTCTCTCAATAAAAAGTTCCTTGGGTTCTCTAGATCTTTATTATTAAAGTTTGATTTATTTGACCACGCTTTTTCTAGAAGTTCATACCTTTTCTTATATCTACTTTTAGACCCTATACCGAGAAATGATTCTAATTTAGAAACTCTATCTGGATTAGTAATGTCAATATACCATCTTGGATCAAGTATTAGGCCGACCAAAATTGAACTATACTTTTCATCTATAGTTGGAATAAATGAAAGATAAGTCCAAAGAGGATGCTTTGATTTAAATTCTTCTACATTTTCTTTAGGAATAGTCAATTTATTCAAATCAGATTCAAGCGCAAGCTTATACACTATGTAGTCATAGTCTGTGAAATTATGCCATCCGCCTTTACTAGATGGCCATTTTGTCCATCTTCGCATTGCATAAAGTGTGGCGGTGGTGTCATCCCTTTGCTGAGAGTTAGCACAACACAGAGGAGTGCATACCTCCATAGAAGAAATATCTATCTTAGATTTCTTCTTTGCCTCGTGTATAAGAATTAATAACTCTATATTTTGTTTTGAACCAACGACCTGTATTTTAGGATATTTAAGTTTAGAGTCAGATAAGCTTTTTACAAAATTTACTGGAGAAAGTTCAGAATTTGTCGGAGGTTCGTCTCCTGGCATCATCCATACTTCTTCCTTATCTTTTGATGTAGCTAAGCGTAGAATTTTTTTATCCGAAAAATTTGACATTAAAGCCCCTTACACAGGCGCTGATAGAGTTATTACATTGTCGAACAACGGCTCCAGCGCTTTTTCATGTGTTACTAGTAAACATTGTAATCCCCTATCTCTAGATAAAGATTGAAGGCGTCTAAGAGCGATTTCTAACCCTTGTAAATTGTCTGAGTCGAGTCCTTCTGTAGGTTCGTCTAAGGAGAGAAGACCTATATCTCCTGCAAAGGTCGCGTTTACGACTATTCTCATTGCAATCGATAGTATTGATTTCTGACCAGTCGATAGACGCTCGCCTCTAGTTATATACCCGTTAGAAAATTTAGCTATAAAGTTTAAATCGTCACTTGTTTTAACCCTAAAAGCAGCGCTCAGCTCTTCAAGAATACTATTTATATCGTTTTCAAGAGCTAGCAGATACTTATGAGAAATTAGCTTTGGAAGAGCTTCTTTATGTAGTACCATTCTTGCGCCTTCCAATATATCTAGCCAATTCCTATACTTACTAGCCTTTACTAGAATCTTACTAGCATCTAGAGCTGATTTCTCATCTAACTCAAGAGCTTCGCTAAGGGACTGCATTTCTGCGATCATCCTTAATCTTTCTTTATAGGCTTTTTCTTTTATCTTTAATATCTCTTCAGACTCTCTAGAAGCAGATTCTATGTCATCTGGCAAATCAAGTTCGTCCAAACATTTTTGTTTGGCTATGAGAGAATCCTTTAAAATATCAATCCTGGCCTTACTGCTAATAGATGAAGACTCTAAAATCTTGAGCTTAGATAAGTATTCCTTCTTTTGTTTAGACAATATCTTATATCTATTAATTGCCTCTTCAGACTCCTCCTTTGACACTTCAGGAGGTGTCATGAAATCAGAAATTTCTTCCATTCTCTCTGCTAGCTTCGTAGCTCTCGACTTATAGTCTAGAGTCCATGATCTATATGCAGCTACGGAATCAAAATAATCTTTTGAGATCTTAAGTCTATTTTTACGACTAGAAACTTCCTCTTTTAGGATGTTAAATCTTTCAGACTTCTTCAATATATCAGTTGCTGGTATCTCAGATGAGCAAGTCGGGCATATAGCTGTATCGTTTACCTTATTTATAGACTTCAAAAATGTGTTTAGATTATGTAGCTCTATTTCTAATTCTTTGGTGGCATTAAAGAATTTGACTAGCTCTTCTTCTTTTATTATTAATTCTGGCGCTGGTCCAGGATTTTTCTGTTCTTTCCACTCCTTTTCTAGAGACTCTAACTCAGCTTCTAGACGTTCTCTAGTAGAAGTCATTTTGTCATATAACTTCCATCTGTCTAATATAGACCTATATTTGTCTAACTCTAGAGACTCTATCTCTCTATCAATTCCTATAATCTTATCATTAAGGTCTTTTATAGAATCTTCGGTTTGAGATAGAGTATATCCAAGTATTGAAAGATTATCTTTTAATTCTTTTATTTCATGTTTAAGATCTTCTCCCTTTTCCCATCTAGATTTCAATAAAAAATCTGGGTCAGATTTTATATCCCAGTCTTCTGGAACAGGACAAGATTGTAAACTATCTGAAAGCTTGCTCAGACGTTCTCTGACAGTAATTATTCTCTTATTAACAACATCTATATCTATTCTAGGCGAAGGTACTACCACGCCTTTCATATACTCACCTATAGTCGTCCACAATCGCTCGCAATAGTGAGTTCCAAACAATCTCTGCAAGGCTATGGCTCTGTCAGACGGCCGCATTGACAAGAACGAAGATACCTTATTTTGCTCTATAAATATGAAGTCTGAAATAATCTTTCTTGGCAGTCCTATTACTTCCTCTATCTTATCGTTTATATCATTTACTTTTGTGATCTTCTTCTGCCCATTTATCTCAAGAGTAGACCCAACATTTTGCAAGCCTCTGCATATCTCTGCTTTTAAACCAGCATGTTCAAACCTAAGTTTTACATAAGAAGGGGCTGTCTTGTCAGCTAACTGATTAATATTGTCAGAATTAATGCCATGGCCGCGCATTTCGCCTGTTAAGGCAAAATAGATACCGTTTAAAAGATTAGTCTTTCCTGCCCCATTAGGCCCTAATATAGCGTTTAGATTGGGCGTAAAATCTATCTTCAAATCTTTGTGCTGGCAAAAATTCTTAAACTCAGCAGTTATAAGCCTCATTATAATTCCTCAAAACCAATGAACAATCGTCTAAATTATTATCTTCGGTAGTCCTGTATATATTTTAGATAGCACATGAGGACGTAAGGCAACCGGTGACGAATCTGGATCGTCCTCTAGCCAGGATTTGTAAGCCAAGAAACAACCATTAAGTGGTTCTCCACTTAATGAAGATAATACTTTTTCTCTGTTTAGTAAGTCCTCACCCATATCTGGATGATCTACAAACGATAACTTATTATTCTCTAGATCTACGATTATAAAGTGTTCCTCTCCTCCTACACACCTAACAACAATTTTAAATACTTTACAAGTTGGAAATAACGAACCATGTTGTTCAAAAATATTATCTGGGTTTAACGACATCTCTATATCTCTTTACTCTCTTTACGAACTGAAGGTCATACAGTTTACTTCCGTTAGACTTAACTGTAGCCACCCACGGATTAAATTCTTGACCTCTTCTTTCTGGCTTCAATACAACCAGCTCATATATAATTTCGTCTCTTTTTCTATATTGTGAAATGTAATGTAGAACTAGATTTTGATTTATAGAAGAAAATCCAATCTTCTTAGTCCAAAAATATAGCATAGGATCAATTAATATAAAAACTGTAGAAGCAGATTCTGGGCAATTGTATTGACTGGTTTTTCTACTATTAACTTTATATGAGCGTACGACCGAGACTATACCATCCTTGGTTAAGTTAATTGTATTGTCTTTTTTAAGACTTTTAAATGAAATAGCATAATGATTAGTCTTTTCGCTATCTAGAGGTATCTCACTAGACATAACAATAGAGTAAAATTCTACATCTGTATTCTCATCTACATACGGATAACAAAATTTAGAAAAAGCCATTGTTGCAGCAGAGACCGATGTCAAAGCCGCCCTACACATCAACGATAACTTCAGAGGATCGCTAAGATCTGAACAATTATCTGAATCTATAAGATATGATTGGCGTGTACGCTTTCTTAAATCTTGTATCTTATACATCTCAGAAATCATCTCTGATAGAGAGTTGTCTGTTAAAGGCCCTTTTGAAGGCAAGTTCTTAACTTTTTCAAGTACTGACACACATGTACAACTTCTGTCACCAAGTGCGTATAATACTCTTTCTTCTTTAAGAAAGTTCTTGTGATTGACCAGTACTAATCGACCGTTCTTTTTTCTAGAAACAAAGTGCTGGCACTTCTCTTTACCGCACTCAACAGTTATAGACTCAACAACTTCAGATCTCTGAGATCTGGGTAGACCTCTAATAGAGTGTCTAGATTTTAAATATTGCATCAAGTCTTTATGCTTTCCGTCACAGTCTTTAACGAAAGCAGAGCTAGACTTATAGAAATAAATATATTCATTATCTATCCATGTCGCGTTCCATAATTTGGAGCTCCTCTTTAGAAGATCCATGCAGTTCACGTTCAAGTAGCCTGGAGACACACTCGAAGACATCTTTACCCTTTTTTGAAGATTCTCCGAAGAGTGCATCAATTGTCTTGGCCAAGCATCCTTGAACGTCAACCGATGCTTGTTCTTTTCTCTCTTCTGCATCTGCTAACACCAGACTTGGTTGGTATTCGGAAATAGGATTAAGGAATAAATGATATTTATCTTCTACTATTCTTAATATCTTTTCATAAGCATTTTTCATATCGGCCGGATATTTGATATACAAAATTGGCTTTCTAATATTTTCCGGTAAATCTTCATCTCCTGGTTTACAATCTCTTTCTAGGAATACATGCCAGGCATCCCAATCTATTCCTCTTGAAATGACATGCTTATAGAATGGCCTTGTCTTTAACTTCTGAGTCGTAACTTCTCCGTCAGAATGAAATATCAAAAAGAACTTATCTACAGGTTCACTAGTTGACTGTAGACACAAAGGCCCGGGTGAGATAATCTTTAAATTCTGATGCGTGGATCCAACGCCCGATGCAAGGACTAGCTTATGGAAATCGCCAGTCACTATATATCGAACATGAGGAACATCCGATGAAGAACATTCTGGCTTACCTATATTGCCCATGAAGTCGTGCCAAACTTGATGGGCAACAAGGATATCTGAGTTTTTTGGTATCTGTTTTAATTCACTGCCTATGGTGTCAGATCTCTGGTAGTCCAATCCATATAGAAGATAATCCTCTATTTGAAATAACTTCTTATGGACGTGAATCGGCCACTTATGAATACCTAGCCAGGGCTGCTCTCTCACCATTTCGTGTTGACCCTGTATAAAATATACAGGTAAAGATTTAGACTCCATTAACGACATAGCTCTATGAGCTACATTTACAGACAAAGAATCTGGATAGTTCTTTTCAAATAAATCTCCAGCCGCTACAAGTGGAAGCTCGTGTTCTACACAGTACTGAATTAACTGTTCTAGCCCGAAATATGCATCTCCAGCCAAGTCAGGGTACTTAGCCCAGGCATATCTCTCTAAATGCCAATCAGCACTTACTACAAAAATTGGTTTAGACACTGTATCTCCGATTCAAAATACGTACCTACATATAAAATCAGAATTAGTATTTCTCTCTTTAAGGCTGGTTAAACTCGCATCTAGAAGTAAAAAGCACAAATGCCTATATCTTCTTAATATTCCTGCCACAGCGGCACTTAAAGGGATAGGACTTAAAAAGGTCATCTCTCTAGCTTCAACGTCACCGCATATAGCCTGAGTTATACAGCCCAGTATTTTTAACTGTTCTGCTGTGAACTCTATAGACGACCTATTCAAATCAAATGGCTGAGATTTTGAAGAAGATACCATTATATTAGAATCAATATAAACAAAGATTTTATTATTTTTATGCAAAGCTTTAATGTGTCGTCTATACTTAACTGCTACTGATCGTACTAACTTTTCAAAGAATGATTTATTAAAGCCGTACAAAAACGTTCTATGACCATAATCGTATACACCATTGTCCTCGACATTATAAAGATTTGGAGTTTCAACTATAGCTTTCCATCTATCTTTTTTAGAATACACAAAGTCTGAGTCGTCTTGACTGAACTTAAGCCAATCAAACACAGCCCTTAGCTTCATATACATCTTTGTACAGCCGCACGGTTGCCCTCCAAGGCATGCATGAGCTGCGTCTGCCTCTAGCTCTTTAATAGAATGATTAAAGCTTATGAATCTTCCCTTTTTCGATAATCCAATATAATGAACCTCGTCGCCGTCACAGCATACAACTCTGGCATAAGAGGCCACTTTCTTTCTATCTTTTTTCTTAATATTAAGCTCTTTTTTTGTTAAAGAAGAGAGATTTTTATTGGGCAGAATCTCAGCTAGTTTAGAAGATGGCTTAATAGGCTTAAAAATGTCTGGTCTTTCAAACGGCCTCATTTTAAACCTTTTTGAAGTTAGAATCTAGAGCTATGCTTCCGTCTTCTAGTTTAACTTGTCGATAATCTCCAAATAAATTTGGAGCATTATTTACCAATACTTTCCATAGCTCTACAGCCAACTTTCTAATCTCTGGATCAGCGCTGGCGCTAGCTCGCATCTCTATAAAGTGTCTTAGAGCTCGTCCATTAGCTGTAACGAACATTTTAGTCTCTGTAGCATTTGGTAGAACGCTACGAGCAGCTTGTCTAGCCATCTTCCTCTTCTGTGTCTTATCTTCTATACCAGAGAATTTTTTACTTAACATTGCACTAAGCTTTTCATAGCACGAGTGAGCGTGAGTTACGGCTTCCAGCCAAACGCTGTGTAATTCTGGATCTTCCGCAATGCAATCAGGTTCTACGTATTCCGCCACACTCTCGTCTACATACCTCTGGCTTAATTGACTGTAACCAAAGCCGGCTCGATGTCGTACAAACTCGTGTGTAAGAGATCTTGAAACACCAGTTATGATAAAATTCCAAACAGAATGTTCAAGTACAGAGCCGTGTCCAACTTCTTTAATATGTTTTAAATACGCAGAATTACCTCCAGGTCTTGGAGCAGCAAAACTCATATAACATACACGCCCAGCTGTTTCGCATAAAACTTCCGCAGCTACATCTGTATCAGTTGACCATGATACTTCATGATCTTTGAGAAATTTGTTTAAGGCATCGTCGTTTATAGTTTGCTGGCCAATCAAATATACAGAGGGCTCTTTTATGATTTTCATTTCTATCTCCTTAGTTCCTATTAAATCTTCTATCGACAAAATTTTTAGCCAAATAAATTTCGATAAGAACTACTGACACTACTAGGCTAATGAGCAAGAAGAGATGCATTTATCATTCTCCAATTCTTTTTGGCTAGATTCCAATTCCTCTTCTTTGACCACTTTATTTCTAGTCTCTATCCAACATCTGGCACCGCACCCTAGGGGGTTATCAGGCCTATAAACAACTCTAGCCACCTCTTTGCCATTCTCGTCCACAATGACAGCGCAGCTTGTATAGCTAGCTTTACCCCCACTCTTTCTTTTAAATGTTATAGGATGCTTTTTAGATTTGTTCTTAATATTACTAGTGATTATATGCTTGTTAATATGAATAATCGTTAATGCTGGTCTGCCCACTATCTTGTTCCTTCTAAATTCTTACTATGGTTATTAAAGACTTTTGAAATAATTCCAGTAGTTGAGTTATTACTGACTCTTGGAATAATAACCACTTTCCCTCCTCTATCTCTAACATAACTGGACCCAATAATGTCAGATTCTCTATAATCATCTCCCTTTACTAGGAAGTCAGGAGAAACCAACTCGATCATCTTTAAAGGAGACACGCTATTAAAAATAATAACAGCGTCTACAACCTCCATAGCGGCAAGCAATCGAGCTCTTTCCACCTCATCAACAATAGGTCTCGTTGACCCTTTTAACGAAGAGATAGATTCGTCATTGTTTATGGCAACCACAACTTTATCCGCAAGGTCTGAACACTTGTTTATAATATTCATATGGCCTGTATGGAACAGATCAAAACAACCATTGGTAAATGCTATAGTATAGTTCCGAGACTTCCAGCACCTTATGAGACTATTAAGATCAACTATAGAGTCACTATCCTCTCTAAAAATCTTACCGTCTGTACCTCGAAACTTTGTTAATACTTCTACCCCATAAACAGAGGTTGTGCCAGGATGACTAACAGCAATGCCTGCAGCAACAGATGCAAACTTTAAAGTGTCTTCTTGGAATGGCAGATTTCTTGAACCAGTCTCTACACCCTTTTCCATAGAGTGCATAGCTTGCCTGTACGCCAAAGCAGCTAGGACTGTATCTCCAGCCCCTGTTACATCTACTGCCTGATTTGTATGTTCCGGTTTAAGATGCATTTCCTGTATATCACTTCCATACCAAGACATTCCTTCTTCGCCTCTTGTTACTACTATATTGCCAAGTCTGAATCTTCTCAGAACAGCTCTTTCATCTATTTTGGCATCTTCAAATGTATACTGATTAACATTAGCAAATTCAAACTGATTTACTTTGATACAAAAAGCCCCTGTAAACCTTCTCCAGTCCTTGTCTTTAGTATCAACAAATACAAGTCCACCTCTCTGAGAGATGTAGTGAGTTGTTTCTGGCGCTACTAGACATCCTTTTAAATAATCGGATAAGACCACACAATCTGGATCAAATTCTCTAACAGCCTCTCCGAACACCCCTATAACTTTTTGATAGAATTTTTTTTGAAAATATAAATCGCTGACCGATGCTGGCTCTAGATCTTCTCTAAAGACTTGCTTGTCAGAAATAACAAATCTAGTCTTTCTAATAAGTGCGGTATTTACGGGAGGCTCTATATTTGTAAACCGAACAGGTTCGGGAGAATAAGGAAATGAATTTTGAAGAAGTGTATTAGATTCGCCACTTTGACAGACGTATATAAACTGAACTCTTGCACCTAAAGTTGCCAGGTTAGAAGCCACATTGGCTGCGCCTCCAGGAAAATAGGATGTTCTCTGAAGTCTTCCAATAAGAGATGGCGATTCTGGCGATACCCTCGCTCCGACGCAATGCTTGTAAACATCTAGCATAGCGTCGCCCATTACTAGTATTCTTGGTCGTCTCATTACTGCCTTTAATTTGATTGACGTCTATCAAAACTCTTCGCTAGAGAAGAATGAAGAAACCTCTTCAGATAGACGAAACACACTTGAAACCTTAGAAAGTGAATTTTCTTTATTACACTGTTTGCATATTCTATTTCTAACGATATCTATAGAAAAAAACTCTATATCGCACTTCAAACATATTCTGGGCCCGCCATTCGGATATTGATCTTCTAGTGGCTTTTTATTCGAAGGCTTATTCGACGGCATAGTTATGTAGTCTCCAATAATAGACATAAAAACATACAGGACTTAATATTATGACAATTTAGTTAAATATAACTATAACTTTATTTAAACTTTCTTAAGATTCCGTAACTTTCCATAGTCCTGAACTTACTCTTTGTATTAAGTAATTCGCCAACTAATATAGGATTGCTTAACAAATATCCAGCTGGATACTTAAAAACTTCGGAGACAGCTTTTGATATAGATAGATTATCGGGCGGGCTTATGCATTTAAATCCATCAATAGACCCGTCTATAAATGGTTCTTTCTTATAAAATAAGCATAAGAATCTAGATTTTAACTTCCAAAAATCCATTGTAGCACCAGATCTAATAAACCTTCTAAGTATAGGTTCAGCTGTAAACATATGCCTTGCACCGATAGTGCGCATACTGTTAACTACGCTACACCTGCCTTTGGATACGTAATCAAAATACCCCTCTAAATTAAACCTACTGCCGTCGTGCTGAAGGTCGGGCTCCTTGGTGACAATAGAGCCATATACTAGCTGCAAATCGGATGCACAAGCTCTGGGTTTCAAAAACTTCGGGTATCTATTTTTTAAATATTTGTATATAGGACCTCGATTTCGTGAATAGTCATTCACGATTTGAGAAACATGCTTCACTAGTGACAACTGTGCTCGTGCCCAACACCAGGGGCAGACAGAACTGAACTCACAGAAACGGCCCTTAGGCTTCACAGAGGCCCCGTATGGCACGCAGTTCAATAGTCGAAGCATTGTCTCGAAATTGTACGCTTCTTGCCACTGAGTCGAAGCTAGGCGCCCTAGAGCCTGTCTCCATGTCTGCTGGATGTCCGCCAAGAAGGATAGAGGTTTGGAGTCGAAAGATACATCTGACAATCTAGACAACGAGGATATACCAGAACGCCATGCAAACGATCTGTATATCTTTCTACCAAACTTAAAGTCTATCAGATGTCCATGGAAGGACTTTAGTCCGGGGAATGAGCAACACTTGCACACTCATATTCTCCGATCGGATCATAACGCTATAGTATTTGAAATACACACCTAAAATTTAGAACGTAACTGCTTATACAATAAGGTCTTATGTAATATTTCTGTATCAAAATGGTACATGCGTCGATTTTTAAACGCAGTCTGCAAAGAAAATTTTACTGTAAGTGCTGCCGAATCAAGACCTTGTGACAAATTACACACCTAAAACTTTAGGTGTACTCTTATACTACGTATAAGAGGACGCGACTTCGTCGCTTTGTTTATTATCTATAAAAGTAGTAGAAGCCTATAGGCTTCTACTACTAGTTTAAAAACCAAGATCTATAACTAGGCAGCTTCAAATACATATGCCCAGTAGTTATTCAAATTCTTTCCTTGTTTTCTATCCCAAAATATATGCCTAGCTAAAGGACTTGGCATCTTTCTACTTTTACAAATATCGATCCAATGATTTTCTACATCTTTATAAAGAGTTTTATTAGGAGTGGACCTTGGCAGCTTATATAGCTGTAAGAGATGGGTATCTAAACATACAGCATCACACTTTTCTGGATCTAGCAGCTCCAACACAAATGAGACCTTTGTTATACCTAGACCGAAGGTTTCATTCATAAGTCTATCTCTACAGTCTCTGAAGGACTCGTTTTCACCAGGATACCAGCTCCTAGGATCACTTATAAAGCTCTTTGTCATTCTTAGTATACCTTCAGTCCTGATCCTATTTAGACCCACTCTGGAAGACTCTATGCGTCTTCTAAGCTGCCTTCTATTAAAATCCATTCCTAGAGATACCACAGCTTCGTATCCCTTTACATTCTGCTTCCATGTTGTATGCACGGACATGAATGAAAAGACCCACCTCTTCCAGTAATCAAGGTGGGTCTTTGGTATTAAGTTTTTCCAATAATTTCTATATTTATTTATAGATTCTTTATCCAATTTGTTTAAAAAAGTTGTAGATTCTTTACTCGAAAAACTCATTAATCCTAATTTGTCCTAAAACTAGTTATTCTTAAGTGTTAATTAATATTAAGTTTTCTTTCTTCTTTTATCTTCGTCTCCAGGTCTGACTATTGGTATATATCCGAAGTCTGGCTCTTTATAGAAATCAAGTATTTCTGCCACTTTCACTGCAGACTTATGGCAACTAAGATCACAAGCGGCCTTAAGACAAACAGCTGCAGTCCTAATAAGCTTTGCAACTACCGCAGCTTCGTTCATCTCTTTATTTTGACTAGATCTCATCTCTTCATTTAAACTTTGCCATTCACCATTAAGCATTAGCATGGCTTCACGAAGAGATGAGAATTTACTTATTAACTTGTTGTTTTGTCTAGACCTGTCTACTTTTTCTATTTCTGCCATTTGCTTAGAAAGAATAGCTTTTAAGTTTATAGACATGTATATCTGCACCTGCCTTTAATTTATGGAGAAAAAGATATTATCTATGAACTCCCTGGGAAACATCTTTTGTCCAAATTTTTCCGGTGTATTCATATAAAATATATTGTCGGCAATTCTGTAATGAAGTATTGATCCGGTAATAAATGCTTTATTTTTGAGAGAACTATAGTCGATTGGAGATAATTTTTTAATGGATTTTAGAGCGTCAATAGACTCCTTAAGGCATTCCATAGGTTTATCTGGCTTTGATCTAATAAATTTCCAGACTTTATTACCTTCTAAGGCCCACTCACCAAAAGTTACTACATATCTAAAATGCATAGGTAGAAATGATGAGGGGAGCATAATATATTTAATTATTCTTTCCTTTTCATGTAAATTGATAAACTCAAATTTATCTTGAGCATACTCAGTGTAAAATAGAGATTTGTTAAATACTTCAACTACCCTCATAGGAAGCATAATTTCTTTTAGATCAAGATTAGGATTAATTGATAGGAGTGACTCTATGAGGATCTTCAAGCCGTCGCAAGCTTCATCCCACGACTCTGCTCTTTTATAGAAATAAACAGGAAGAGAACTACCTCCAAGAACAGATGCAAACATTCGAAAGACCTTTTTAGAAGTTTTCTTTATATTTTCTGGCAGAGTTTGTTAGACTACATAGCTCTAATCTTAATTTTTCGAATTTATTTGCGACTAGCCTTGTCATAGACTTTGACATACCGTTTATTTTGCTAGACATAGGATAAGATTCATAAGATTCAGCATAAGGCTTTAGTTTACAACTATTTGCAGATGCAATATAGAAGGTATTTAAAAATTCATATCTATAATCTCTACTTACCGGATCAAAAGGACTTTTATAAAGCCTGTAGTCTAGTCTATTGTTAGTACTATGATTATGACTTATTAAAGCTAATGTTGGCATTGTTCCAACTATACCGTTGTTTCTATTAAGCTCAGTTGTCAACACCTCCGCAAAGTCTTCTGCCTTAATTTTTTCGATGGCATCTTTAACTTTAATCCTAGTTACACAATCAGAAGCCAAAATGGCTGCTTCGCTAGCTATTACTAGTGGTCTTATGTCCACCCACCCAGTTTTGGGATAGTTCAATTCAAAATAATTACTTGAAGAAATAAGGCCATTACCTACATTAAATGTTCTTAAGCCGTTTTTCTTGTTGTTCGCTCTAAATGTTAAAATAGGCTCACTATCCCATGTCGAATACTTACCTATTAGACAAGATTGTGCAAGAGAGTGCAGTTTTGCCAAATCTTTATTTTCAATATGTTTCCTATAGTCAGAAAGTTTTAATCCATAATACATACCATTTAGCTTTACGTACCTATTAACTATAACTTCCATATCTGCATCTCTTAGATGTTTAACCAAATTAATATCTAGGCTAATTTGGCTACCTCTCCAATTATGATTTATTGATAGACGTCCATCAATTCGTTTAGATATGATGTCAAAAATAGCTTTAACTATATTTTGTCCACTAGACACAGATGAAGCCTTGTATTTAACTAATATGGGATTTTCAAATTCATCTAATCCTTTTAGCTTTAAATATTTTTTTCTAAGTCTGATGCCATACTTTTCGTCCCCAGAAGGCAACCAACCAAATGGTAGTTTAGCAGGCATAACAAATCTTTTATCTTTACGAAGTAAGTCTATTCTACCTGTAGTAAAGCAGTAATAAGCAAAAGCACATGGGCGACAGGACTTATCTATTTCTTCTGTATTAGATCCAGAAATGGCCATACATACTTGAACAGACTCAGACTTAAGCTGCTCAATTTTATGATTGCTGAATTCAATACGACCATTTGTTCGGATATACATATGATGCAGAGCTTTACCGTGCCCACAATCTTTAATAATGAATTTTGCAATATACCCTGTAGGAGGGAGCTCATAGCCTTGAGCCGTCCGAATCTTTTTACCTATAGATTGTTCTTTATCCAATAGAATATCTGAAGTGTCAAGAGTCTGCTTACCCAAAGTCTATCACCACACCCTTTAAATTAGATTTGTTCTTCAAGATCGATATCAGGAATTAACCCGGTTTCTTTCATCTCGAAGAACATTTCCTTTACACTCGGTAGCTCATTGGATACTGACTCGGATAAGTTATTATTTTCTGTAGGTGTAAAGTATCCTGTATTCTCCATCTCGGCCAAGATTGTATATCGACAAGGTTTACAGAACCTTTCCTTTTTACGGGCGGGCTCTACCTTACACCGCTCACAGATTTTCATTTATCCACCATTGGCAGGACCAAACCGGACTGATTTTGATACTTTCCATTCTTATCCTGATAACTTACATTACAATCAAGAGACGACTGGAAAAACAGGATCTGCATAATTCCTTCATTTGAATACACCAGAGTTGGGACTGGTGTTGTATTGCTAATCTCTACTGTTATCTTGCCCTTCCATTCTGGCTCTAAAGGCGTAACATTTACTATAATTCCACATCTTGCATATGTAGACTTACCCACGCATACACATAAAACATTTCTTGGTATGCAAAAAGTTTCAACCGTTTCTGCCAGGACAAAGCTGTTTGGCGGTATAATACATTTATCAGTTTCTATTTCTTCAAATAACTCTTCAGATATATTTTTGGGGTCGATTATATAACCCTTGTGCTTCTCTGCTTGATAGTCGGATTCTATTTTGGGTTTATTGACTATCTTGTATCTGGACCCGACTCGAGCGTCATACCCATAACTACTTAATCCGTAGCTTATGACACCTGGTCTTTTTTTAGCTTTCTCGCACGGGGTAACTATTCCAAGCTCTTCGATTTTCCAGTCAGGTAATAGCACGCTACTATAATTGTATTCATTAACAAATGATTTCACCGAGTTTGCACTTTGCATCTTTATCCGCCTCTATATTAAGTTCTGGATGTACGGCATTTAACTGTTCAAGCAATTTTTGAAGTTTTGATATGGCAAATTTTACAGTTCCTTTATTTCCAAAAGGAATAGGAATTGAAATAGTGGCGATGTTTTCTCTTTGAGAAGATTTATAAAAAGTAGAATAGTTTCTGTTATCAATAGGAAGGCATTCATAACAATAAGTTCTATGTGCATTGGTTCTATTAATATGAAGATCAGACGATTTGTGAACAGAGATCTTTTCTAATCTGATATCCTTAGCTCTTTCACTATCAGATATTTCTTTCATGTACATGTCTGATATCTTAGCATAACTGTCATTATGTTCTTTTGATATATGGTTTATATAAAGAGATCCAAGAATGTCTGCAGCTAAGCTTTCAATAGAACAATCCGGGCAAAGAATTTCACTAGTTCTGACCGAGGTTTCTGTACCTCCTCTATATGATAGATAAAGACGTTTATAATTACAGGAGTAATAAAGATCCATAAAAAATTTAAAACCATTAATGCTCAATATAACATTGATCTTGTCTGAATCGAATCCATTACGAGCTTTTAGTTCAATATCGTTAAACCCAAGTTTTCTTAATTGTAAAGCTACGTACTTAGTTGCTAGAGCTTCGTCACCGCCGGCAGAAATAGACTTTGGATCGTGCTTTAGACGCAATCTCTTGTCCAGCTTATTTTGGATAACTCTAAGAAGTCGCCGTCCTTCTACTCTAATATCGTCCACACAATAATAATGTAGATAAGGCAACATTGGATCAGGGACTTTATTTACTCTTGCCTCTCTCCAGCCCTTTAATATTATAAAACAATTAAGAAGAGGAGAGCATTTATCTATTTGATCTGAACCTAAAGACGCCAGCGCTGACATAGCTTCTAAAGCATTTAATTCACTTTTTTCGTGCTTCAAAAGTACAAGACAATTATTTTTAATCATGGCCTTATGTCTGGTGTGTTGGCCACATCTGTTCATAAAAGTAATACCAGACTTTAGACAATTTATTTTAAACGACAGAGACTCGACAGAATTGAAGGTCTTAGAAAATTCTTTGTTAACTTCACTTTGAACTTCTTCGTCTTGTTTAATTAGCTCGTCATACCTAGAAGTGCCCTTAAATGGAATTTGAAAAGCTCTCGACATTAAAAAATCCAGTATTCCTTCTCTTTTTGAGATTCTTCGATTATACTTTTTTCTTCTATATCTCTTAATCTTAGGTCGAATAGATGCTTCGCTTCTTGTTTTTGATTAGATATATCATATTTACTAAAAATATCACCATTAAGTCTTAGAATCTTTATATATTCCCAGAAACTGGTATTGGCTTTCTTGAGTTTTTCTGACAAAGAGTTGAGATAAACACAAGTGCATCCGTAACCTCCAAAGGCTAGAAGTATCTTCCATTGGTTAAGGTCCTCACTAGAGTGATCACTCATAAGTATCGTCTTATTTTTCTTTATCTTTATAATGTGTGTTTCACCTTCACAAGATACAACTAGCTTTCGTTTCTCTGCGCTCATGTTTATCTCTTCTTATTTAACGACTAAAAGAGGAACTCTTTTTGTTTCTTTAATATTTACATCCTGCGCAAATGGCTTCCAACACCAACCACAAGATTCGCACGTAACTTTAGAACTAACCCCATTTTCTGGAGGGCATACAAGGATTGAATCGACCTTCTTTTGAATATTCTTTCTTAGAGATTTAATTCTAAATACCAAGTCTACTTGATATGCAGGCTTGTCGTCTTTTTCAACTTGCATATAGGCAAGTCGTACATTCTTACTTCTAAATGGTTCTTTCATTGATCTATCGCAAGAGAACCACATTCTAAAATTGGTCTTTTCTGCTAGTTTATTAAGCCATGGCCGAATCTCATCTATGCACCAGGATCGAGTGTATGCATAGAAAGTGGTCTCTCGACATTCTTGGACTATCTTTAGCCATTTCTTAGTATATTCAATATCATAGAAATCGCCGGCTACGTGAATTCTAAATAGCTTAGCTTTTGCTTTTTTTATTTCGAGTGTCATCCAATCAGCAAAATATGGCGTCTTAGACATTTCATAGTTGATTTTTTGTGTTTTAACAACTGCTGGAGCACATCCAAGAAATCCCTTCTTAGCGTAGCAATTTGGTCCGCATTCTGAAGATTCTCCCGGACAAGTTCCATTTAAACCAGGAGGTATGCTCCAGGTCCATGTGAACTTCTTACCAATTTTACTGTTTCCGAGTGTTATAGACATTACCTAATTCTAATTCCTTATTTTAATTTTTTAACCTTGTCGTATTCCAAAATAAACTGTTTCAACATAGTTTTAATTCTCTGACAGTCATGCTCTATATCTTTAATATCAAAATTAAGGCTGATTCTTATATTTGTACTGAACTGTTCTCTGACCTTTTCCATTTTACGAATAGAGCGAACATTACCTGTAGACTGGGTACTGTAAGGTAGATAAGTGTATCTTTGTTTTAAGCTCGATTCTACAGACATATTAAGAGACCTGTTCTTAACCATATTTTTAATTTCATCTTGTATACAAGAATTAATTCTTTCTATCTTAGTGCCAGGTCCATATAGTTTATTACATATACTTTGAAACCAAGCTGCTTCAAGACATGTAGCTAGATAACTAATATCGATTGTTTTTTCGTCTAAAAATGGTCCAACAAGCTGTATACTGTCTGCTGAATCTACTAGTCTATTTCTTGAATTTGTTAGGCCAGATAACATAAATATAATTTTAGTTATATCCCTGTTATTTTTATCTTCGGCCTCAAGCTCCCTTAGTTGTTTAGCGGTCTTGTAGTATGTATCTTGTCTAGGATCTGGAGAACAATCTATTGCATCAAGAAATGTGCCGTTACCTTTTCTGGTAAATCTAAGACGAGTTACAGCATAAGCCCTGCCGTAGGTACGCGGCATTCGATACATTCTAGAGCTTGTATATGATCTAGGACTTATAGAGTTAAGTTGTGTTTTCACTTTTCTTTTAATAAGTTCATTCTTCAACTTCTTCAAAAGACTCTCTATAAATAAAGATCTGAATTGTTTTCCAGTAAGTTTTTCGTGTTCAGGATTTTCTTTAAAAAAGTCATCGACCGAATACTTACTAGAGTCTGATCCTGAAGGTCTGGAATTTCTCCTTATTCTCTTTAGCAAATGTAAACCTGTATATAATTTAATAAATTCACTACTCTCTAAATCGGTTGAAAAGATAAAATTATCATGATGATACCAGCCATCAGGAACTAATATTTCAAAGTCTTTATTCTCTTGAGTTCTACATCGCCTTGACATTAAAAGATAGATAGAACTGCATAAATCATATTCGCTTCCCATAGCCATCATAAGGAGCGAACTATCTAACCCTTCTTTGGTGTGATTATGGAACTTCCATGGACCGCAGCCATTTATTGTAATTTTATGTCCATCGCAATCCTTTCTCAACTTGCAATCTTTCATTCTATATTTATATGAGTTGTAATTGGATGAATCATTTGCTTTATCTATATGCACGTCAGGATTTAATACATATACCTTGAAATCTCTTTTTAGCACTTAACTACTCTCTCGTTCCCATGGTAGCAAATCCGAATCTTTGATAGATTTTAATCTACTTAAAACTTTATATGCTTTGTAAACCTTATTCATTAGATAATCTGCCATCTTAGGACCACTGCACACCATATCAAAGTTTAGTGTTATGATTCCTGTATAAGAGGACCCGCTTCTTTTAGCTTTTATTTTTAATCCTCTATACTTGTCAAAGTTGAAATCAGTTGTAAGTTTCTTACTTAGATCTATAACTTTATCGACATACCGTTTCCTTGATTTTATATTTATATCTGTAGAACAATGACCATTGTGCATAGACATAAACGCAGCTACTATGTAATTAAGGTCTAGACTTGTATAACTAGTCGAAGCTTTATACACATAAACAGATGGCTTTTCAAAATAATTACGATATTTTCCTACCATAGTATCTTTTAGAAAATTTTCAGTCTTAACATTAGTTGATCTTATAGACACAACTAAAGGATTGCAGAATAAACTTTGATACCCGCCACTCTTTGTTAGAAAATGAAAATCTCCCATATTGAATCCGTTTTTAATATTTAAACACCAACCTGTGCTTTTATTTTTAAACACTATGTCAATCGAATTGTCGTAATGTTTTTTAGTTGTAGACTTTAGACCAAAATCAGAATTAAAAATATCTTGTAGCCTAAGGACAAAATCTTTAACGGAGTCGTCTGTTGCTTTGTATGCATATAAAACTTGATTTATATCTTTAAGGTTACAATTTATATCTACAGAGAAAATATTAGCTTTCTTTTTATTTAGCCACCTTTTTCGAATACACGACTGTTTAAAGATAATATTATCTATATGTAGCCTTTCTAATATTATAGGAAGGCAAACACCAGTATCTAGGCCGGTCCTCCACGAATATAAAATACATGCACAGTTACAAGCGGAGCTTCCAGCTAGAGAGATTTTTTCTTTTTTGTTTGGTTTATGAAGGTCCTTACCTTCTTTTTTCCTTCGATTATATCTACACTGGTGGTAGTGTTGACGATTTGTATTTTTATTTGATAATGATAGCAGCTCTACGGCAATTATAGCCTCTAACTCTTCTATAGAGTGGTTCCAAAAGTGAAGTCTTCCTTTTGGTGTGATAGTGACTCTATGGCTTTCTGTTAAACCGTTGTCCGATCTACACGGGAAAGAACAAGTTATATTTCCAGAATCGTCCACTTCAGCTTTGTTATCTTTGATACCTAAGTTATAACTAGGATTGTTTTTTACAATCTCTAGGAAATCTTGTAGCTTTATATTGTCGCTACTCATCATCTCCTCAAAAAGAGAATAAGCAAGCCACAAAATTGTGGCTTGCTTATTCAATCTACAAATACTAAATTGTCAGTAGATGTTGATCAGACTTGGGTTTCAGTGACCTGCTCACTGACAGAAGGCTTTTTTTCTCGACGAGTTTGCTTTTTTGACATAGACTGTTGATCATTTTTTAGCCTGCGGAAATAGCCTCGACCAACCTTCATCTCATACCCGCCTTTAAAGCCAGCCTTACTGGCCAGTTCCATGATCTTACTCTTGATCATATTAGTGAGCTCTACAGCCAGGTTATCCATAGAAACACGAGAAGTGCGAGTCACTACGACATTAATACTGAACTCACTCTTTTCCGTGTTAACCTTGTTATTAGTGGTCGGGACAACGCTAGAACGTGGCTTAGACATTATTTTTACCTCTTTGAAATTACGAACAACCGCTAGTGGCTCCACACTCTTCACAACAAAAGCATGAACCAGCGGCACGCATCGCAACACCACACGTGTTGCAAATCGGGGCATCTGATAATTTTTGTTTAGAGTCTAACTCTTTATACTCTTGTAACGTATCTAACTCCAATACCCTCTCTTTGTTAGTTTTAACTCCTATAGAGTGTCTTGTCTGTTCTCCAAGATAATCCGCAGCCAGCCTTCTAAAAATATAATCTGGAAGAGATTGTGCTATAGAGAAATCAGGATCAGTGGTCATGCCAGCAGGAGCAAACTTTTGACTTATGAACTTCTCAACATACGCCTCAAGAGGCACACCATGCTGAAGTCCTAAAGACACAGATATTGCAAATACGTCCATTAAGCCAGATAAAGTACTTCCTTGCTTGGATACATCTATAAATACTTCTCCAAGAGAACCGTCTGGAAATTCTCCAGTTCTAATATAGCCTTCACATCCATCTACGTTAAACGATGTGGTGGTTCCTCTTCTTTGCTTTGGAAGCTTTACTCTTTGAGCTTTAACAGAAACTACATTAGGCTTATCTTTGCCTTTATCTTCGTCGATATTGATATTTGTATGTAATACTTGCTCTGCTTTACACCCATCTCTATAAAGAGCCAAATTCTTAAGACCAAATTCATTTCCTATAACATATATCTCTTCTATCTCCTCTACAGATATATTATTCGGAAGATTTATGGTTTTGGATATAGCTCCTGATAGGAATGGCTGAACAGCCGCCATCATCTTTAGATGGCCATGATAAGAAATTGCATTGTCCCCAACAGCACAATCAAATACACTCACATGTTCCCTCTTCAAGTGAGGGGCTCTAACAGCTGATCCTGTGTCATGGATGTGCTTTGCAATTTCATACTGCTCAATCTCGCTATATCCAAGTCTCTTTAGAGCTATAGGTACAGATTGATTAACAATCTTCATTAAGCTGCCATCTACTACCTTCTTAAACTTTACAAGAGAAAAGTCTGGCTCTATTCCGGTAGTGTCGGCGTCCATCATGAACGATATAGTACCAGTAGGCGCTATTAGGGTGACTTGAGCATTTCTAAAGCCATATGAAGTTCCATTTATTTGAGCTTCTATCCAGTATGACATGGCAACAGAATGCAACTCAGCAAAGAGTTTAGACTTGTTGTAAAGCCCAGATGCTGAGCAGGAAGCTTTTAGAGACTTTAAAGCTTTAATATGCTTTCCAATTACTTCCAGGTGTGCCTTTTTGTTGTTTTCAAGAGCCCATCCCGGGTAAGGCCCCAAACCAGCAGAAAGCCTAGCAGATTGGGCATATGCTACTCCTGTCATCAGTGCTGTAATAAGCGCAGTTAGGGTTCTACCCTCATCTGAATCATATGCAATGCCCATTTGCATAAGTAATGCACCTAGATCTGTAAATCCGAGACCCAATTCTCGATAGTTATTCACAGTTTCTTTAATCTTTTCAGTTGGATACTCTGCATTAGAAACAGAAATATCCATAGCCGTAATAGTCGTTCTAACAGCTTCTATGAATCTATCTATTAAGAATTTGTCAGAATCTGGATCATAAAATTTTGTTAGTCTTAATGAAGCCAAATTACAGGAAGTATTTGGTGGTCTTACGAACTCGCCGCAAGGATTGGTCGCGTCAATCTGGCCTAGCTCTGGCGATGTATGCCAATAATTCATATTGTTTAAATAGAATACACCCGGATCGGCGCACTCCCATGCAGCTTGTGCGATTTTTCGCATAAGAGCACGCGCTTTAACTGTCTTGTAGACGACCTTATCTCTTACACCTAATAACTGCCAATCCTTATCTTTTTCATAGGCTTTAAAGAACTCATTAGTCAAACCAACAGAATTATTGGCGTTCTGATATTGAATCGAATAAAGGTCTTTACCTCCAAGATTCATATCAAAGCCAGCGGCCCTTAAAGCTCTTGCTTTCTTCTCTTCATGAGATTTACATTCTATAAATTCTTCTATATCTGGATGGTCTACATTAAGAACGCACATCTTGGCCGCTCTTCTAGTAGCACCACCAGATTTAATAGCTCCTGCAGAGGCATCTGCGCCTCTCATAAACGAAACAGGTCCAGAAGCCTTTCCTCCAGAGCTTAGAGGCTCGAAAGAAGATCTTATCTTTGATAAGTTAATTCCTGCTCCAGAGCCCTTTTTGAATACTAGACCTTCCTCGGTATACCAATTTAAAATTGAAGACATGCTGTCTTCGACATCCAATATGAAACAAGCAGAAACTCTTGGAGGCCTCGATTCTGTGGTTCCGACGTTAAACCAGACAGGGCTGTTAAAGGACATGTATTGGTTTAATAGCAGATACTTTAACTCGTTAAAGAACGTATTTCGTTCTCTTACACTGTCAAAGTACTCACATTTTGCCCCTGTGTCGCTATACCAACCGACAACCCTATTGAGCATCTCGTCTACGGATGTCTCTTTCCTACCTAGACTTGGTATAACTCTTAGAAACTTATCTGCAACTATTTTGGACGCACTATTAGACCAAAATTTAGGAAAGGTAAGATTAGAGAACTCTGCTATTACTTTTCCTTTTCCATCCGATAAAACTACGTTTCTTTGTTCCCATTCAACCTTCTTCGACGGATCAACTTCATCAACGACAAAGAACGGCTTCATTTTATAATTTACTTCGATATCTTTATTTTGATCTGACATAGCCTCTCCTATCAGTATCTAATTATAACAGCTGGCATGTTGCCAGCTGTTTTTATATCATCGTTTAACTATTAACCCTATCTTACACAATGCCACAACATTCAAATAGGCCTCATTTATAGAATTGATTCCATGAAAGAAAACAATTACTATATCCGACAACTGAGAGCCAGTAAAAGAAATATCTATACCAATCGCCTACAAAATAAGCTGGAACAAAGTATAAGAATATCAATAAAAGTGAAATGTAATACGTTAGACATAAAGGACAAGTTAGCAAGTAACCAACTTTATTGTCGATAAGTTCTACCCTAGCTCTTAATGTAGCTATTGGTTCTAGCTCACCTTTGAACCAGACGTCTCTTACGGCTATGACGGCGCCTACGAGGATGCCTATATGAATAGCCGTGTCTAGAAGGTTCATTTTTATTTTCACTCTTTGATTCTGTTTCGGTGTTATTTTCTAGAGCTTTTCCGAATGACCAGGAGAGGCACATAATACATAAAATAGCAAGTATAGGAAGTATCCATAAATTAGTAAAAAGCGTGGCTATCATGCTTCCAGCTATAAGGCACAAAGCAAACGGCCAAATCATATCAGCTGAATTATCGTTATACACTATCTATTCTCCAATGTTATACTTAGAACAAGTTATAAAGATTTATTTTTTTACTTTATAGCTCGTCGTTTATTAACATAACTCTTAGGCCTGAATTGTTTACTTTCAGGCACAATATCGGGCTTTTTTTGTGATATTACGTCTTTCATATCTGTAATTGACGCGAATACGCTAGAAAAGAAGGCCATAAAGATATTGAAAAGAGTTACCAATTCATGCTCTTTATTTTTAACGGGAGATTTTCGCTTGCGCATCGACAACTCGCTTCCATCTATGTCAAAAGAAGAAATTTTTAGACAAGTTAACTATTTGGCAACTCTATCTAACAATAGAAAGATACGAACTTTAGCACCGCTTCTTCCTTTAATGCTAAATCTGGAAGGCAGTCCATACACTCTTAAAGACCACTTTCCATTTGAAAGTATGTTTGATTTATGGATGCCAAAAAAACTTGTTCTTAAAACTGGTAGACAGGTATCTAAATCAACAAGTATAGCTGCACACGGAGTTGTAACATGCGCCTCACATCCTAATTTCAAGATTTTATACGTAACTCCTCTTTACGAGCAAATTCGTAGATTCTCTAACAATTATGTGAATCCGTTTATAGTTCAATCACCTATCAAGAACATGTTGGTCAATTCACAGACAGACAAATCGGTACTTCAAAGATCATTTATTAATGATTCTATTATGCACTTCTCGTATGCCTTATTGTCAGCTGATAGAACTAGAGGTATCAAGGCAGATAAAGTAGCTTATGACGAGGTGCAAGATTTAGACGCTGGCCACATTCCAATCATAAATGAAACAATGTCTCACTCAAGATGGGCATTAACACAGTTCACTGGTACTCCAAAAACCAGGGACAACACACTAGAAGGATTGTGGCTTAGATCTAGCCAAGCCGAGTGGTTTACTAAATGCACTGGCTGTAATAAATACAATATAGCCGCTCTTGAGTACGATTTATTAAAGATGATTGGCAAATATGACAAAAGAATTTCAAAATCAAGACCGGCTGTAGTCTGTGCTGGTTGCGGAAAAAGAATAGATCCAAGAACCGGATTTTGGGTTCATAAATATCCTTCAAGAAGAGCTAGATTCGCTGGGTACCACGTACCACAAGTAATAATGCCAGTCCACTATACCGACCCAGATAAGTGGTCAGAACTTCTTTCAAAAATGGCCGGTATAGGTAATATTACAAAGGCTGTGTTTTATAACGAAATTCTTGGAGAGTCTTGCGACGAATCAACCAAGCTTGTGAGTAAAACTGACTTAGAAAAAGCAGCTGTGCTCAATAGAAATGAAGAGGCTGAGGCACTCAAAGTTTTAAGTCAATATAGATTTAAAGCTTTAGCTGTAGACTGGGGTGGAGGAGGAGAAGAAGGCGTTAGCTTTACTACTCTTGCTGTCTTAGCTATGCTTCCAAATGGGCATATTCACGTTATCTATGGAAATAGGCTATTAACTCCACACGATCACATGGCAGAGGCTGCTGAATGTCTTCGTGTATTTAAAAAGTTCGGATGCCAAATTTTAGCACATGACTATACTGGTGCTGGAAATCTAAGGGAACAATTTCTAGTACAGAGCGGCGCTGTTACACTAGATCAGCTGGTGCCAGTCCAATATGTAAGATCTGCTAAGCATAATATCATGTCATTTGTACCGGCCACAATTCAACATCCTAGAAATATATGGAGAGTAGACAAAGCTCGATCTCTTCAATTAGTATCAACTTGCATCAAGTTGGGAACTATTAAATTCTTTAAGTACGATTATAAGAATGACGATCAGCCAGGACTACTTCATGACTTCTTATCTCTTTACGAAAACAAAGTTCCAACAAACTACGGATCAGATATATATACAATCCAGAGAAATCCTAATTTTTCTGATGACTTTGCTCAGGCGGTAAATATCGGATGCTGTAGCCTGTGGCAAACTATGGACAGCTGGCCAAGGTTTAATGACACCAGATATGTTCTAAATGCCCAACAAACAGCAGCTATGGGTACATTCGATGATCCAATAGACCATAATGAAAATATGGGCGGTTATTTTAATAGGCCAGGTTATTAATGAATCCAATCACGAATTACCCCTAGATTATTTATTCTTTCGTGAGTTGAATGTCTTACCATAACTTTGTCCTCTATAGCTGTATTTAGCCAAATTTTTGGCTTAGAAAAGTCAATGTCTTTTACTGGCTGCACGCTATAAGAAGCTGTAGCCAGTTTAGCTAGCATCTTAAGCTCTTCTTTTTCATCCTCAGATCCTATAAATAGATATTTTCTTCTAAGCTTGTTATTTCTTCTTCGCCACCTCCAAGCAGACCAGGCAGCCCATGGGCCATAGAAATTATTAACCATGGCTCCTACTATTGGTAACGGCCGCTCTTGGGTTTGCATATGATGTGATTGAAGCTTTATAGCAGCAAGAGGATCTAGCATTATAAAACACCAAAGATCAGTCTCAACGTCTAATCCTTCGTATAGGGTGTAGTCCATTACAAATCCGGACTCTACTCTGACTTTAGTAGATCCATAGCTACTTATATTTAATGTTTTATGCTCCTTAACCATACTGTAAGGTTTAACTCTCCAAGACTGCTTCCGCAATGTTAACTGATTACAGTAAGATTTAAATCCAGAAACAAAAAAGCTGGATATCCTGCCTGGAAAATCCCTAGCTGGAGCAATAAGTAACCTATCGTTCTTCCATACAACTCTGTTTATCTTATGAGAAGAAACAGTAAACTTAGTACCCCTATAGCTGGAGCTATTAAAAGGACTATCTATATTACCTAATGCAGAGATATCTGGATCCAAATCCGAATATCTTACACAAGATACATACTTTCCAAGTCTGCTATACCAATGGCGTTCTGGAGGTAGCTTTATTTCAAGCTGCTTTAATAAATCTCTACTAGCTTCATCGGAATCGGGCGATAGCTTTTCTAAATTTTTCCAGAATTGGTTAGTCTTTCGTCTATTATATGGGTACTGTAGAATATATTCAGATATTTCTTCGTCTGAAACATTTGGGAGTAATAGCTTTGTGGCATTTTCTAGTTCTGTACCAAGTACTTCGGCAGCTAACTCTATAAGATCCATTCCAGATTTACAGCAAGTGCAATAGAACCAGCTGCCTCCAAATACATAGTCAGCGAAGATGTGGCCCCTACGAACCTTACATAACGGACAATGTACCCATATCGGAGTTCTTTTATTCTTATCAGATGGAAGTTGGACCCCTATACTGTGGAATACAAATTTCCAATCTAATTTTGAATTTAGGTTCGCTGGGTGCTGTTCTGGTTTATGTGTCTTACTATCTTTATTGGATGTCATGTAATATCCTTTGGAGGAATAAATGAATATTTTAGATCAAACAGGCGATCTCAGTGGACAAGATACTTATCGCATAATGCGAAAATTTTCACCACCACAATTTGTGAAAGAGGCTTCTCAATCAGATTTATATGGACCAGATGAAGATCTGCCGCCAAGAGCATATGCGGATCCAGGAAGAAAAAGATTTCCAGTGCATACAAAAGCAGCCACATGGCTGAGTACAGCTTTCTTTCTTAAAAACTCAGAACATATTGATGCCAAGGTTAGACCGTGGATCGAAGGTACATTAGATAAAATGTCCTCTTTTTATGGCATTAAAAGTTCTGTGGATAAGTTGAAAGAAGAATGGCAAAAGGACGCTTCTTTTGAAGGTATGGAGCTGCATGACGACGACTTCGCTCTAATTGTCAAATATCCAAACGGAACATCAGATCGTAAATATCCTCTTAGAAACGCTAAAGAAGTCAGAGCTGCTGCTGAATGGTTAAAGCAATACAAATCCAATATCCCATTTGAAGACAGGGCCATTATATCAAGAAGGATAATAGAAAAAGCAGCACAATTTGGAGCTAACACAAAAGATCTTGATGACTTTTTAGAGAAACAGGCTGGATATGGTGGATGCTCTACTGAAGATGTAGTTGGGCTTCTTTGGAATAGATTAAAGCTTATAGGAGATCATAACAGCTCGCCTAATGAAATGCAGATAGAGCTAGCAAAGATGGCTAAGGTTTGCCTAGAACAACCAGAGCAAATTCGATGTCATGAATCTCTTACTAAAATTGCATCTATAATAGATCAAATCGATAGGCACTATAATATAGTTCATTCACCAGTTGTACCTCCTCCAGAAGATGTCTTATTTAAATACACAAAGAAACAAGCGTCAGAATTTATGAATCAGCATTGTAAGACAACAACTGGAAATGTTTATAAAGTAGCCGACTTCAAACGAGTTAAACTTCACGATTTGAAAGATTTACTAGGTGAAGACTTTGCAAATGAAGTATCGAGAGATGGGCTAATGATATCACCAGAAAAAATGGCGGAGGTTGCATCTACTCTACCAAGAAATGACGCGGCATTACTTGACAGACTACTCGAAGATGTTGGAATCTTACCATATTCCAAGGAGGCCTCACATAAATCAAATACACGACTTACGAAAGAATGTCTTCGAGAAATAGCTAAACTTCGTAAATAGTGTAGTGGACTTTCTTGGGAGTCACAGAAAAGGAGTCTTCTATGACGACCAGGACTATAGACAACCTTTTGAACAAAGCTAGCCCTAGACTAGTGCTGAGGAGCGATTTACATGGAATTGCAGAAGTAGAACAAACATGCTTCAGCTCTCCATGGACATCAGAAGATTTTGCAAAATGTCTAGATAGAAAACACTGTAACGGTCTGGTTATAGAAGTTGATAATAAAATAATTGCCTTCTTAATTTACGAGGTAAGAAGACGATCAATCCAGCTCATAAATCTTGGTGTTAGGCCAGATGTGAGAAGAAAAGGACTAGGATCTAAGCTTATAAAAAAGCTCATCTCGTATATGGTAGATTCCGATTGCTCTAAGCTTAGAGTAGAAATGAGAGAAACCAACCTTGACGCGCAGCTATTTCTTAATAGTCTAGGCTTTAAAGCAACAGCTGTAGTAAGAGGCCACTTTACAGATACGGGAGAAGATATGTATCAAATGTCATTTGACTTATCTTCAGTGCCAGTTAACTCTTAACAGACATTTTATTAAATATAAGTCCAGGGTGTGAGATGAAAGTCTTGAACCCTGGACTTACGTATTAGTTCATTCGTTCCCATCTGCAGGATATTTACGACCTACAATAGTGGCTCCACGTTTAAACTCCTTACTCTTTAAAGCTTCCGATACACATGGAAAGGGATCTCCGCCCAATCCAGCAATAACAAGCTCTCTTTGAACTTCGTCATCTTGATGATTAAGGAGAAGAATTTTAAACTTCTTGCCAGCACCTCTAAGTTTATATATTCGAATCCTATGTTTTTCCGACGTACTGGAAGAAAGAATTTCTTCCCTTTGATCGTCGGAGATATTGCCTTCGACATTTTTATAACAAACGCACCATCTAATGAATCGAAAGCTCATTTTGATTCTCCGACAAAGAACTAGATATTAATGTTTATGCACATGAGAGTGGCTAGTACCGTCAACATGATAGTGGTGGTGCTCTTTTAGTTTCTCAGTGGACCTATCTCCTCCGGCTTTGTCGGCAATAAATGACAAAAACTCTTCAGCATTTTGGTGATGTTCTTCTGGTACTGGTCCGTCAGTAATCACTTTAATAGTGCCGTCTTTAAGAATTTTGATCGACATTTCAGCTTGCATTATTTAACTTTCATGCACGATTCTTGGCCCATCCTTATCAATATCAAAAGATGGAGCAGGACTGTGTGAAGCTTCAATTGATACATAATCAGGTATATGCGCCTTTACCAGCTCATCAACGATCCTTCCAATTGGATAGGGAGGTCCAGATCCAGCCTTAGTTAGAGAATGCCGCCTTAAATTCATAAGGGTTTCTGGTAGCACATTAATCATAAGTTTAGACAACCCAACCTTAGTCATTTATTAGTATCTCCTCAGCACAATCGAATGACCAGTTTCTTCACTTTCCTCTCCGAAAATAGTCCATCCATACTGTGATGCTGCTTCCATTACTACTTCTTTAGAATATTGTTGTTTAATATCATTTAAAGTATTCTGCATCGAAATTGGCAATGTTGCAGAATTTTCGTTTATAGTGATGGTCTGAGACCCGACATTAATAACAAACTTTTGGCCGTTTCTAGTATATTTTAACTTCAACTTCTGAAGTGCTTGTTCTAATAGATTTCTATCGGCAGCTTCTATCTTAACGGACATAAGATTGATCTGATGGCACGGCATTCTATCTCCAGATTCTATTCTTCAAAGTCTAGACTTCGAGAGAATTTATCAAATTGAAGCAAAGCAGCATCATCGTCAGCTGCTTTAGCAGCTATACTTTTAAGTGTGGCGTTAATACTTTGAGATATTTCTAGAGACGAGTTCAGCTCTTTGGGTGTAGTTTTAGCTAACTGAGAATCCAAAGTATTCATTTGATCTAAAAGTTGATCGTCAGCTATAAAGCTAAAATCTTTTAGTTTTTGAAGTGCAGCTCTTACGTTATCGATACTGGCCTGTCGGACACTGCTACGTACGCTACCTTCTGAATGTCTTTTCTGTAAAATACTAGATAGGTTTAATAGAGCGTTTTCAAGCTCCTTCCTTGGTTCGCTAAGCATAGACTCAATAGATTCCTTGATAAACTTTCGTGTCTCAGCTTGAGCTTCTTTAATAAATTCTGAGGCGTTATCTTCAAAATCAGTATTGAGAGATCCTATAGGAACCAGGGCACAGGTTATTCCAAACTTACTTCGTAGTTTATCCCTAGATGGTAAAAGACCCTTTACAGTTTTAAACAACTCTGTATCAGAGTTCACCTTTTTAAATAACTCCTGAAGTATTGTTTTATAATTCTGGGGAGAGCAAAAGTTATCGGCCGCTTCTTCTAGATCTAACCTAATACGTTTCAAATCTTCGAATAGCTTGTCAGCAGCAGATATTGGAACTATATAGACAGATGGAAGTTTAAATGACACAGACCTTCTAGCAAGTATTGATCTGGCAGACGATTCCAACGCGTTTAGACTTTTATTTAACTCATCTGGAATTAATTTCCACTTGCCAGGCGTTGAAAGTTCTTCAGGAATAACTTTTCCATCTGATAGTGTTTGAGCTTTATCTATCTGATAAAGACCACGCCATCTATTGAACGTCATAGTGACAAGCAGACATCTGCTCATGACTTTATTAAAAGTCTTGGCGCTTCCTAGAGTCTCTCTCGCAGATTGAAGTGTAGATTTAACTTCGTCAGGCTGTTTCTGCACAGCTATGCTCATTTTTATGATTCCCAATTATCCATTTCTAACCCTCTTCCTGTTTTATTCTTAGTATTAGATTTGCCGTCTTCGTCAGAAAGACCAACAGGAAAAGCCCTATCCTTACAAAACTGTTCTATTTGTTTGATATTCTCTGAGTCCAGTCTACTTACCGGAGTAATAGAATATGCTTCTTTTAGTACTACATTCATAGGAATAACTTCAGAATTATCTTTACCAATATCGAAGTCTGCGACTTGAGAATCGATAACAACCTGCTCTATTTCTGAGCCTACATATCCCTTAGTGGCCTGAAGGAACGCCTGTTTTTCCTTTTCATTATATTTAGTCTTTATATTCCTTATTTTGCAGTGAACATCAAAGATTTCCCATCTTTCCCGGTCATTAGGAATCCGTGTACACCACATCTTATCGAGTCGCCCTGCTCGTAGTGTCTCTGGTCTAATTCCTTCAGTTCGATTAAGCGTAAACAAAACAAAAGTCCGGTCATCTGGAGGCCTATCTGTTAGCCAACTTAGTAATATTCCGCTCAATCTTTGAGAAACACCGCTTAGATCGCCTTGTCCTTGTAATGCCTTATCTGCCTCATCGATAAGCATTACACTTCCTCTTAGGCCTCTGATCTGCTTTAAAGAGTTTCTAAGTGCTCCTTCACTTTCTCCAACCAAAGAGTTGAAGGTAGCTGAATAGTCGAGAATAACCAAAGGCAAATTCAGCATTTTTGCAGTAGCTTTCGCTATAGCGCTTTTGCCTGTGCCAGGAGGGCCAATCAGAGCTGCACCCTTAGGAAATTCAAGATTTCTAGCTCTGGCCTCTGGTGTATAAGTCTTAAGTCTAGACTTGAGCCAATCGATATATCTTTCAAACCCTTTAAAGTTATCTATAGACTCAATCTTACGTCTTGGTACATATTCCAGAATGCTGCCACTATTGATAGAGCTTGCTTTCTCTTCCTCTAGGATTTCTAAAACATCGTTATTAAATCCTTTACTCTGATTTACAGCATAATATAAGATATTTTCGGCTTCACATTCGGTCAGGCCTAATAAATTTCTAAGTATCCTGTCTTTAAGCACATCGTCGCATCTACCTTCTTCTCCGAGCATAGATTTAACTACAGATTCAACTTGATTGAATACTGATAAAAGCTCTTCTGTTGTAGGAAGTTCAAATGTTAACTTAACTAGATCATGAGTGATTTCCGGATGAACTTCGTAAGAATTAGATAAAAAGATCAGAGGTCGCCTGAAATGTGATATTGAATTAAAGGCATTGATTTCTCTAAGATTCTTAAACGCCTGCCTTATTTCTGGGACCTTACTTAACCACGGATGAGCATTTTTAAACACTACAAGAGCGTCACCAGGCCCCAGTGCAGAAGAATCAACAGTAGCTAAGATAGCTTTTTGCAGTGCTGTAAACCGATCTCCGCCTTCTATATCAAATCCGTTTATGCAATCCCATGTTATAACTTTTGTTTTTGTTTTTTTGCTTAACTTTTCAGCAACTTGTTTTATAGATCTTTGACATCTAGCTGTTTCTAATGTATCAACGAAAAAAGCTTGCCCACCACCCTTAATGTATTGGACAAGCTTGTCTTCAAAACTACTCATTTTACCCCTAAAGCTTCTGTGCTTTCCTTCGATGCTCTAATAGGCCCTTTTCAAGTTTTTCGGCTGCCTTAATAGCATCACCTACTTTTAGTGATAATGATTTAAGTTGTTTAATAAGCTCTTCAATTCTAGCGAATACTATCAAATTTATTTCTTCAGTTTTCTGGTGCTCCATATCCCAGATGGCAGAAAACATCTCTGGATCATCTGAAAAATCCATTCTTATTCTTTGGATAAGTTCTTCATTAACTCCAGAGAGCTTAAGGATATCTGGCGGAACAAGAATTCCTTCTTCATCTAAAGTTGCAGCTATAAACCCAATAATTTCCTCGGAAAATGGCTCATCCTCTTCCGCTGGCCATATTAAAGAAGCTTCAGTTATACCCCAGGCTATGTCTGTCACATCGGCTGGATTTACAAGTTTTGGGCTGGCCAGATCCCCGCCAAATACATTACATGTCTCATTAAAGTCAGGCAGACTTTTATAAAAGTTTAAAGGCTGGGTTAAATGAATTATGCCCTGCATTAATCTATCGAAATTGGCAGGCGGTATATTAACATGAAAGTCTTCTTGTATTTCTTGTCTTATTGTTAGAGGAGACCATTCTAGCATCTCAGTTTCATAAGTATCTAATGCTAATATTAGAAGAGTAGTGGCAAAAGAATTTTGATTAGTCCACACCTCTCTATGTTTATCGCGCTGAGATGCTAGTAATGTCATTACTTTTCCTCTTTTTCTGTAATAAACTTTATATTCTGTCTTACATATAAAGTTGCCAGGCTGTAATTAATTCTTTCTAGGAACGAGCCTATTTTATTATCACTAATTTTTTTAGCTTCAATAACATCAATGAAGCCGTTGTATCCTATTAACCCTACTCTCTGCCTGTCACAAATTATAAGTTCAGATATAGGAAGCTCTTCATCATTATTTTTAATAGCGTCTTCTAATTTATTGCCATAAGTCGATATGACTCTAAACAGTTCATCCGCTAAAAGAAGCATCCCTTCTTCACATTTGAGCTTATCAATAAATATATTAGTAGCTGCTAAAAGATCGAACATCCAAAATACAAGGGCTTCGCCAGGAGTAAGACTTTCTTTGTCAGCACACATTTCAGATAGAACTCTTTTGAATGATGCCGACATGTGAGTACAGTTTCTTTTTATATCTTCTGACTTAAACCTCTTTACCGACATTACACACCTGTACCCTGCATCAATCTCAGTCTATTTCTATACCTAGCTTTACCGCTAGTCAGAAGTTCGGATTCTTTCTTTAGCTTTTCCGAATCATTGACGGAAGTTACTTCTTTTCCATTTTCATCAACTATAAATGGTCCTGTATCTTGATTAAACCCGCATCGACCATATCCTTGTTCAGAGGCAGCTTTAATAGCACAAAGCTTAGCCTCTGTACTTCTAACTGAATCTACGGTTGATCCTTCAACCTCAACCCACAACTGCCCGTCGTCATCACTAAACGCCACGGCCTTTACATCTGAACTAGACACCTTCATGAAAACTCCTTAAAAATTTTATATCCAATAGCTAAACTTAAAAAGTTACTTTTGTACTACATATAACCCCGGACTATTTTGGCTTATCTTGCCAAAACGTCAACAGGATTATATGTAATACAATATTCAAAATATAAATTAAAATCTAAAAAAATCACTAGCTGAGCTATGCTCTTGCATATATTATGCCAGATTTCGTGCTCTGATTTAGAGCAGTTTAGTTAGAACTTTATTACCATTTTTATACAATACTTTGATTTCATCAGCTCCTACTATCTCTTTAAATCTTTTAAGCCTATCGCCTGATAGGCTAGCAATTTTAACCTTTGCATTATTAAAATCTATATTCCTAGAAGCTTGCTGACTACAGCAGCTGGCCACTGGGCTTTGTCTAATCTTCAAAAAAGGAAACTCCCTAACATAGGCTAAGTTAGACGAAAGTTGCAATAAAATAGTATTTGTAATAGTAGTCAATGTAGAGAACTCCTTTATATATTAAGGCTCGATACCGACCCAAACTTCCTCTGCGGCTCCAAGATTCTCACTTGCATCAAGGGCTCTTTTTAAATCTCTAGCTCCAGATTGTATTGCACTCCAAACTTCATCTCCAAGAGATTGATTATCAAATGAAATAGTAAATGAAGAGCCTCTAAATTCTTCTTCTCCTTCGTTAGGAGCGCCAATAGGGACATTGCTTAAATCTACTATAGACGCTACTCTATCAAAAAAATCTTGAGTTTCGTTTGTCAAATTATTAGTAACGATCTTTCTAAAAACAAATATATCATTCTCCATTAGATTGCCGTCACTTGAAGTGACAGTATATGTAAACGAAGGCATGCTTAAGTTCGCAACTTGAGCTGTCCTTGTTAGTTTTATTCTTCTATTTGGATTTGCCATATATGAACTCCAGACACAACTAGTAATAACTTCTAACAGCCTCTACCACGTCTGTCACGGATATTAGATCCAAGCACTTAGGTACAGTCATCGGCTCAGACTTTATAGGTAAAGGGCATAAAGTCTTCAATGATGGTGTAAACGGATACGTACCTTCAGCCTCAACATGACTTTTCCAGCAACCACTATTACGACAGCACTGGAGCTTTCCTATAGTGTTTAGATACCTGTGTGAAACTATAATATTATTCTTTTGGCTAATATTAAAAGCATCGTTATCTTTAGAGTACGCGCTCCAAGTATATTCTTCTCTACCGCCTGCTAGCACTACGCACGGTTTATCAAAAGCTGCAGCAATGTGCATGGACGAAGTGATTGGGCAAATTACGCCACTAGAATTATATATTAAACTCATTAACTGCCTAAGATTAGTTTTATCTACTAAATCTACCACGCCAGATAATTTTGGATGTATGTGCTTGACTGATGATACGTTATCCTTGGTGGTTCCTACTTGTACAAACTTCAAATTGTCTTCTTTTGATAGTATATTTACAACTTGCTGATATCTATTGAAATGCCATTGTTTAGTTGTTGCGTGCCTCTTAGTGCCAGCAACTATAACCCAGTACGGGTAATTTAGAATTCTATTTTCTATCTCGTCATTACTAAGATGCAAATCTGGTTTTGGAATTAAACAATCGACCTTTAAACCTATAAGATCTTTTATAACTTTATGGAAGACTTGAATATAGTGAATTTTGATTGATCTATTCTGCGAAGCTCTTACATACGAGTTTACAAAAAGTCCAACCCTTTCAACTGGTGCTGTAAGATTTTTTATATGCGGATTATTGATCCACAATTCAGGATATTCTGTACTTACGCAAATATCTATATCTGGATACGAAAATTTAAAATCTCTAATAGCTGCGCTTAGAACTATAGCGTCCCCAATGGCTCTTCTATTTTCAAAAAGAATTTGTCTATTCATATTTTAAGCCTCAGGATCGGTCTCGGATTGAGCCAGGCCCCTACCGGCGTCCAGCACTTGCTTCCAGGTGCGGGGAGCAGGCAGTTTGGTTGGAAGCGGCCCCTTGCCGTTGAGGTGGTCGATCAGCTGGTTGAACTTGACCCACAGTGCGGTCACGGCCTGGTAGGTCACGCGATTCCCGTTGCGGGCGATCACCGCCATGGGGTCATCCAGGGAGCCTGCCAGGGCCGCAGCCATCTCCTTGACCTTTGCCCGCCTGGCCTGAGTTTCTTTTGCCTCGGTCCAATCATGGGAGGCCACTGTACTGTCTGCTATGGTGATCTGTGCTTCTACGAGAGTAGTAGACCAGAGTAATATTAAAGTTTGCCCCTGTAAATACAAATCGTCAGGCTCTGGTAGGCCAGCGATAATTAACTCTTTTATCAGCTGGGCACCATTTAGGTTTACTGGAGCAGTATATTCCAGCCGCGTCATAGTTAATTCCCCACTTTAAATAGCCATAAGATAGCAGACTGTCTAGATGATGCCAAAATGTTTACGCTGGCCACCGGACTTTGGTTGACGCGCACAGCGATCTCCTTGCCATCAGCCAGGTAGATGAGCGCCGAAGCTGCATGACCGTGGGCCGCCGAGGTTGAGGTGGTGTTGTGCCGGCTCAGGGCGTAGACGTTGCTGTCACTGTCTACCAGCTGCGCGGAGACGTGACCAGCGGTGCTGATCGTATCCCAAGCCACCGAATATCCAACCTCGTACCAACCACCATAGCCAGTCGGAATCTTGAGGAAACCGCTGGTTGCTCCGCTGGTAAAACTGTTCGTGTTAAGGTCTAGGGTGGTAGAGCCCGTCAGGAGTATTGTTGGAGTATTCTGGCTAATAGATTGGTTAGCCGTACTACGGTAGACGGCGCCAACGATCGCTAGTTCGTTGCCGTTAGGCGCATAGAAGCCAAGAGCACTCGAACGTCGTCCTAAATATAGCCCATCAGAACCAGCTGAGATATCAGCCGGATCACCTGTTGAATTAGCGCTTCGACCTATAATAGAGCATGCTGTACTATTTCTCAGAATAGCGTCTGTAACAGCGTCGTTAGCCATCTGAGAAGTATTGACCTGTGCCCAAGTCTGATCTCCTCTTAGAACTACAGTGTTATTGGCCGTACCTGTTCCTAGCCTGGCTGTGTCTACTGTTCCAGTAGTTATAGCGCTGGCGTCAAACGTAGTAGCAGCAACCAAGGCTCCGGCAGAAATATATAAACCAGCGCCTATATTTAACCAAGCCGTGGTTGAACCTGCATCATTCCAATATAGAATTCTATCTTGACCAGCTACTGTTGATAAGTCTGCGCCTGTACCGCCTTCTGACAGCTCAACTGGATATGTTACACCTAAGGCACCGGCAGAGATCTGCAATGTTGTATCTATATTTAACCAAGCCGTGGTTAAACCTGCATCATTCCAATATAGAATTCTATCTTGACCAGCTACTGTTGATAAGTCTGCGCCTGTACCTCCATATGCTAGACCAAGAATTCCTGTAACGTCTGAAGATAAGTCTATAGGGTTCTGTGTTATCTTTTGCCCTAAAATGGTAAGATAATCAAGAGATAACAAAGAGAAGGTTACAGGATCATGAGAAGGTCCTGGCACACCTTGATCTCCTTGAGGACCTTGATAGCCTTGATCTCCTTGAGGACCTTGATAGCCTTGATCTCCTTGAGGACCTTGATCTCCTTGAGGACCTTGATAGCCTTGATCTCCTTGGTATCCTTGATCACCTTGATAACCCTGATCTCCTTGTGGTCCTTGATAGCCTTGAGGACCTTGATCTCCTTGGTATCCTTGATCGCCTTGAGGACCTTGATCGCCTTGAGGTCCTTGGTCGCCTTGGTATCCTTGTGGACCTGTATCGCAAGAAATTCTATGCACGTCTAAAGTGCAATGATAAGCGCTTGTCTCTACAGCAACGACGCTCGCCCCGCTTATTTGCTCAACAGTTACAGCTAGCTCGTCTCCAGCCTCAAGATATGATAATTTTTGCTTGGATGTAGAATGCAAATCATTACTGCCTCCTGCTGTTTCGGTCATATATATAACCGAAGCACCTCCAACTAAAGGTGCTCCGTTAAGCAATAATTTACATTCAACTGCAGCTTCATCTGCTGGAGTTGTTACCCATTTTAAAGCTATCTGATATTCGATAGAGTAATAGCCATCTTCCTCTATTGTTAGAGTAGTTGCATCTGTAGCCGTGAAGACAAGAGGGTTAGAGTTTAAAAGAACATCGTCTAAAAGATAAACTTCTAAGGCCGGGGTCGGTGGTACGGGAACTGTCTGATTTCTTAAACTTATAGAGCTAAAAGCACTGACTAAGCATAAGCCGGCGTATACACCATATACAGTAAGTGCGTAGTTACCTATGGGGCCTTGATATCCCTGATAACCTTGTGGTCCTTGATTTCCTTGCGGTCCTTGGGCACCTTGCGGACCTTGTTCTCCTTGTAGCCCCTGATAGCCCTGATCGCCTTGGTATCCTTGAGGTCCTTGGTCACCTTGGTATCCTTGAGGTCCTTGGTCACCTTGGTATCCTTGAGGTCCTTGGGGTCCTTGTTCACCTTGATTTCCTTGAGGTCCTTGAGAGCCCTGTGGACCTTGGTCCCCTTGAGGTCCTTGAGAGCCCTGTGGCCCCTGGTACCCTTGAGGGCCCTGAGGACCTGTTCCTCCGGCGCCAGGTACAAGATCTGGGTATGGGCAATAAATGTTAGGATAATAAATAGGAAGAAAATAAGGATAAGGAGGGCAAGGGCATAAAATAGAGCTTAATCCTCCGAATCCAGGAATTAATATTTCCTCGTCGGCAGAATATGGTCTTGGTAAGTACGGAGAATATGGCAAAGGCATACTTAACACCCCGTTTAAGATTTTGATAGATATCTATCAATTTTCTTCAAAAGGAACAGTCCAGCTTATACCTATCTGGGTATTTGCCGATTTTAGCTGTTGAGGTACGATAACACCGTCGTAATATGATCTAGCAAAAATTATATCTTGATATCTATCAGAGCTTACTGGAGTGGCCACAAGAGCTGAACCATAAATTTTACTATTAGAAGAATTTGAAAAATCTCTACCAAGAATTCCGGTAACCCCAGCAGATTGAGCAAAGAACGTAACCGTGTTTCCTTCTCCTTCGTTGAAATAACTTTCAAATCCTGACGATATGGAAATAGCTGGGTTAGACACTAAATTAACCCTTAAAAAGTCCTTATTTGCACTAAGGCTATTATAGTAACCCAGTTGATCTTCTCTATCTATAGTTGGGACAGTAGCCAAAGTTGAAGGGGAAGCAACATTTTCAAATTCCATATACATGGACGATATCTTGTAGTCCATATCGCCATGAGCCAGAGTTTTGATTACAAGATAAGCCCATTTATATGTTAAATCATTTGGAGCCGTTGCTACTGGCGTCCAGAGCCCAGACTCATTAATGGTCCAAATCGTAGTAAAGCTTTTAGGATTTGACATCTGAATTTATTATCCTTTAACTAAATGTAAAGCTGCTGTTTCCTATAAGTGTTGATGATACTGACTGAATTACATTCGGAGCTCCAGTAAAGAAAGTTGTAGTGCTTTCAGACTGTAGCGGAAATCTGTTGGAAACCTCAGAAATGCTGATAGTTACAATAAAGATTAATAAATACTGAGGCGGAATCAATCTTCTAACAATGTTTGTATTATTAAACCCTAGGGAGTTCCTTCCAAATGTATTAAAGTTAGCTTCGACTATTATTACATTTCTTAAAAAATTATCTACAAGAAATTTAAGAGGATTAACGGTCCTAGGTAGGTTAGACGCACTTGGTTCACCGACTTTATTAGTTCTACGGTCTAAGAAATTGGCTAAAGTCTGATCGTTATCTACACCATTTTGATGGACAGTATCCCAGAATAACCTCTTATCCGCATCGTTGCCTACAATTTCCCATTCAATTTTAGTTTTACCATTTGAGTCAGAACTTATCTCTGTATCCACGACTTTGTTTTCAAACACAAGTTCGTCAGTATATCCTCTTCCAATAAGTAGGCCTTTTCCAATAGATAGAGAGGTAACAGACGACGGCAGAATAGCTGAGTTTAGACTTATAACCTTTAAAGTATCGGTTAGGAATTGACCTTCTAGTAACACTTCTCCAATATCAACAACTACACTTGCATCCTTGTGCGCCTTATAAACGTTTCTATCAGTGATTATTAAAGTCTCTGAGCTTCTATATACTATATCTTCTACAACCTCGTTATTCACTAACGAAATTGGACAATCAGCCATCAAGGCTAGACTGCCTATAAACGCTTTATGAGAATTACCAAACATTAAATTATCAAATATATAGTTTAATATATCTCTATATTGAGCGCTTGATTTAAGCCATAGAGAGATCACATATCCAAATTGGCTATATATTCTATTCTTATCAACATATACCTTATTCATCCACAGCTTGATTATACTTTGCTCTTCTACACCTTGAGCGCTATATGTAGCCTCAACTTTTAGAGAACTGTTTAAAAACGGATTGGACTTGAAGACTATTAAAGAATTCTCTGCATCTACAAAATAATCAACGCTATTAATAAGAAGGATATTTGGATTTGTTTTTTTATCTACTATAGAGCCGACTTCTTTGATGTCCGATCTTAGTGGGAACGCAAATACTGGATCAGCAACTGTTGTATTTTCTTCAAATGAGTAAGCGTTCCCAGATTCTACTATTCTGCCGATTTGCATATCCGCTTCGTCTATGGATAAGATCAGCCATTCTTCTTTATTATATACAGGAATAGTAAATCGACTTATAGACAAAAGATTCTCTCTGGCTATATCATATGTCTGCCTAGCCTCTTGAAGTAGGGTGACTTCTCGATCAGAAATAAATTCTGCGTCGTCAAAGATACCATTCCAAAAAGAACCCAATTGCTTTACTAACTGGCCTTTTCGTTCAAAATCATTTGAAGGAAAAATAGCTGACATTATTCTATAATCCTCTATAGCGTTAAATGAATAAGCACCTTGAGTTTAACACACAAGGTGCTTTATGTCACTTCAATTTGAAGATTTTATCTAGATCTAACTCTTACTGAAACTCTATTAGCAGAAAATCTGGACGCAGATCTATTAACGACTTTTACGTCCAATCTTTGATTCTGCACGTTTTGTCTTTTTACAACAACATTTTGCTGTTTGACAACAACTTCCTGCCTCTTAACAATCACATTTTGTTGCTTGACAACAACTGGCTGTTTAATCTTAACAACTTTCTGCTGCAACACAACCTTGGCTGGAGCATGCGGCGCTACTACTTTTACAGTGTTCACTAGTTTAGCAGCTACTCCAAGCTGGCTAACTCCATAATTGTAGGTTTGAGGAAGAGAGTAAACATTAAAACCTACCACTGGCTGAGAGTATACAGGAGCTACTGGAGCTGTAACAACTACTGGAGCTTGCTGCACAGTGGCCTGTACCTGAGAAACAACAGGTTGTACTGGTAACGCCACAAGAGGAACGACTATAGGAGCAACATATGTATATGCAGCCTGAGTTACAACTTGGCTATAGGCATGATTATAACTTACTGAGCTGACACCGCAATGGCCAGCAAACACATTTCCGGTGAAAGCTACAAACGACGCAAAAACTGTAAAGATAAGATTCTTCATCTAATTCTCCTTGAAATAAATTTGTTATCTGCTTTGTGAGGCCCAAGCTTCGATAACGTCAAGCTCGGCTTTTGGTAATCTCTTGTCAGGATCTAGTTTAGCACCTGGAGGCATTCTTTGCGAGCGAATTTCTTCGTATATAGAAGCTATTGTAGTGTTTGGGCTATAAACGCCTTGTTTAGTGAACAGAAAGACATCTCCTCTTCCTGGCTCAGTATGGCATCTTGCGCATCTATGTTGAAGTACTTGCAGAGCGTACGCTGTCATATCTGGTAGTTGGCTATTATCGGCTTCTTTAGCTTGTGCTCTTGATTCACTCCTAGCGGTAGATGGATCAAAAACAACCGGCATTCCGTCGTTAGGTATTTTTACTTTTTGCTGCTCCAGCTGTCTTAGTACTTCTGCTACTACTTCTTTTAAATTACTAGAGTTTAAATTTAGCTGCTGTCTTCTAGCCATCTCTTGCTGCACAAGAGCAGATATGGGTGGCACTACTGGAGAGGTGTAGCTACTGACAGCAGGTAGATATTGAAATGAATACGCAGGTACAACTATTGATTGATAAAACGGTTGAATAGGATACTGAACTACATGACTATTGTGCCGGACTACGTGGGTTGTCACAGAACCAGCTTTTGTAGAAGCAGGTAGAAAATATAGCAAAGTTGATACAACTACTATAGAAAGCAAGCACATAAACTTTATGTACATCTTCAGCCCCTTACTTATCAGAGTACAAGTTAGCCTGCATTATAAGCATAGCTAGTTGAGGAAACCCTCTTCGTTCAAATTGTTCTCTACGTATGCTGATGGGATCTTCTTTTAATAACCCGACTAAAGTATGGTCTATATTAACGGCTTTTTTTAGCATGTCTAGTATCTTTTCCTTTTCAATCCCTGTTTCATAGGCTATTGCTGATAGGGTTATTTGGTTTTCAAGATAGTTATATTGAAGAAGATCAAACTGTGTTGCATTTGCTGCAGCAGTTAGTCCGTTAACAGATGCAACTGCTTCTGAGTATAGCAACTGATCTCTTTTAATAAGATCTTCTATGTCATAGGAGAAGTATTTATCTTCTACCTTCTTTGCATCCTTCTCTTTAGCCACCAGAAGAGCGACCGTACCTTGACTTAATTCTTTTACTTTATTTTTAAAGGTTCGTATACCTTGTTGATGACAAGTAACACAATTTCTAGCGTTGTATACCTGCTTATCGTGATTCTTAATCTCTGTATCTTGGGCAAACTGCGGAGGTGCAACATCTACTAGATTTCCGTCTTTATCCGATAATCCATAAGCCTGCAAACCATTTCTTAATGAAAATATAATTTCCTTAGCTTCTGGTGTTGCAAACAAATTGTTGTGAACATCGCCCTCATCTACACTTTTTGAAAAATCGTTGGACTCCCACCAGTAGGCGCCTTTAACAGAAGCTATAGTTGGAACTCTAACAAGAATTCTATTATTTAAAGCTACAACTTTAGTATCAGCCGTACCTCTTAACTCTACTTTATCCGTATTCTTTTCATCGAAGATAGCTATGACTTTAAGTTCTTTTTCTTTTCTATCTTTAACCCCGAGAAACTTATAATACATTGGCGCAAACATAGAGTACACTATAAACCAATCTGCTCTAACTATAGGAGTAGTAGTATGCAAGCTTTCTGAAAGAGTCTTTGCTGATATAGGCGATATCCACGGAGCAATAGCTTGTATAGTCTTCTTACTTCCAGCCGTCTTAACTTCTCTATACTTTGTAACCTCTCTTGTATGATGCACAAGCTGCCCAAATTGATTCTGAACTAAAACTGTTTCTTTTTCTGTATATGGAGTTTTCTCTACTTTAGCGTCTTCCGCTTTAACAAACGTCATATAGAAATAAGGTTCTGGTAATGGCTTTGGACCACTGCCCTTTGTAATTAACTCTTCTACGACTTTTCTATCCCATCCATACCATCTAATATCTATTCTAAAGAGAGAGTCATCCGTGTTAGCCACTATTACAGGAGTTTTTATAGCTCTTTCTGTACTTAGCGAATTCACTGTAAACGACAGTGTTTCCCATATACTTCTTCGGTGTTCCTTAGGAAAATTGTATGCGGAAAAATACATTAAATATTTTCTGTCTTCCAGAGGGACAGTTAGTAAATCCAAATTAGCGTGAAATGTCGAGTGTTGAGGATTAAGTAATGCTTTAGCTGGTACTACGTGTCTAAATGGTAGTACTTCTTTTTTTTGATCTGGAATATTTGGGCCGTCCTTAGATTGTCCGGGCCCACTGTACATAGGCAGATCCTTAAGATTTACAACCTTTAAACTAGTTAGATTAGGTATAAGAAATTCTTTACCTTCTGCTTCTAGCAACTTAAAGGAGCTAGGAATTAACACCTTATATGAGTCCTTACTCTCAGTATTTCTTAGTGTTAAACCAAAAATAGCAACAGTCACTATTAATGTCAGAACAACATTCAATCTGTTATAGTTGTTACCAGGTGTCATCTCTGTCCTTTTCATTAAATCAGTAGAATACAAAGCCGTTTCATTAAACGGCTTTGTATTCAATATTGGACTATTACTTTGCCAGGGCTTTAATTAGGGCTGTAGTCAGTAAATCCACTATTTGTGGGCCAAAGGCGTCTAGCAGGGCTGGCAATAGCTTTTTAACTAGATCGTTTAGCTGTAGATCCTCTACATGTGACATATTCGATGCTGAGGCTGGAACATTATCTAGCTCCTTTTTTCTGAGCACGACAATGATAAACTCCAACATAACAGGACCGAGTTTATCTAAAGCTTCAGCTACCCATTCTTTACTTAAACCCAAGTCTAGAGCTAGCCTAACTAGATCCAAAACTGCCGGCGATGCTTTATTTACTAAATCAGAAACCCAATCCCAGCTAAGATTATGATTTACTACCATTAGCTCTGCGACTGTCTTCTGCTCATCAGTCAGCATCGATAAAACATGAGTTGACATTTATATCTCCTAGTTCTTATTTAAACATTTCATTTATATTTTTAATAAAGTCTTCTAAAGTTGCCGGGACAGGCCTACTATCAAGTAAAGTCCCGGTTGAGAGTTCTTGTGTAACCATCCCAGTAGGTTTTAAGAACGCTTCAAGCTTACGTCTTTTAATAGAAGCTAAATGTTCGGGATTGTCGTTATAATATATTATAAGTTTGTGCTTGCCAGATGTTAGCCAATCTTGTACTTCTTTAGACTTAACATAATTACTAACAACTTGACTTTTATTATCAACTTTATCCATAACAATTGTTATAGCTATACTTTTATCCAACTCAGGTAAAGATTCCTTCGAGGGTGTAGATGTAGTTGGATTAACAGGGTCAGAAGAAACAGATGTGCTGTCTCCCTTTACAACCACCACAGTTTTAGCAAACGGAGTGAAATCTCCATTCAACCAAGCAACTGCATAAACAAAAATAGTTGCGTCTTTTTGTGGTAAATCTATAACAATAGTATTTGCATCTGTTTGCTTAGACTTAATATCGGGTACGCTACCAACAACTAAGAATCTAACATTTTTAGATGTAGTGTTAGCTTTAATTCTTATAGCTGCTACATTATTATAGCTAACAGAGCTATTTGGAGGTAGAACTAGACCAGGAACAGAATTAGTTCCTTCTTCTGCTTTTAGCGTAGCACCTACAAGCATGGTGCTTAAAATTATGATCGATATAATAAATCTAGGAAATCTGGACAACATCATAGCTCCATTAAATTTCCGGAGAATCGGAAGAAGACACAGTTATTGTGATAATATCAGTAGAAGTTATAAAAACAGTAGTTCTACCAGTAACCATCTTACTAGCTTCATCTCCAATTTCAAGCATAGTACTACTTGTTACTGTTCTAGTAGTCATATCTGGCCGAAGTATTCTACCAACTAATGATATAGACGCTATAGAAAAATCTGTTATTGATTGCGCCCTTACTGAAGACTCGACAGCCGCCGTAATTTTTGATGCAGACAATTTTCCTGTAAAACCGGTGGAATTAACTGTTCTTATTATATCTTGCTTTATAACATCTGTATCTATATCAGGGTCAGAACTCTTTTTTTCAATCTCTATAGTTATGCTAGTAAAGCAAGGAACTGCAGCCTTGACCAAGCAATCTCCAGCAGGACTTCTAACTGATCTATCAGAAACTAGATCTTGTATTTCAGCTATACCAGGCATGGCTTTAACATAAACTTTATAGCTAGCAGTTGACACTCCTGGAGTTAATCCTGCAGTTGATGTTTCATCGTCTAGAAACTTTATAACCGCTGTCTGATACCTACTGTACGCAGCTTCTTCAGCCGTTTCTATATCTGGTATAAAAGAAGTTCCTGGTGTTGAATCTGATTGTGGGTCCTCAGTTGTATCGACACCCCTTATGTCAGAAGATACCGAGAATCCAGTGGAGTCTGTTGATTGACTTGGTAAAAGAATCTTGCTTATCTCATAGAACCCAGGCACGTCATCTCTGAAGATAGTAAACTGCCACGTTCCGTTTGCATTAATGAGAGTTGCAGTTTTTGTTAGCTCTACTATATTTAAATTTTCTGACGACCTTACGTAAGCATCTACTCTACCTCCAAAAGCTATAGGAAACAGCCCATGATAACGTATTTGTTCGGGGTCACCATATCCAACGACTGACAGTGCAACTATATTGGCATAATCCTCATCTGATCTAATAACACCTTCAATAGAGGATCTACTACTTAGAGATCTGTGCGCTATTCCAGCCTGTAGCTTTGGCAACAAACTAGCAGTGCTTTCTTCATCAAGACCTCCAGTAAACGTATTGCTCGCATAGGCTCTAATAAAGTTAGAAGTTGGAGACTCATTTGTTAATGTAGTAAATATCTCTATATTACCGTCTGCTCCAACTTCTGTAGCTATAACATCAACTATGAAGCCGTAAGTAGAGTCATCAAACTCTATCATTAATCTATCGTTACTGGTCACTACATTATTGGCGCTGCCCCTACCAGTAAATAGATTTGTCACTTCAAAAGTCTTGCCGTTAGGAGCGGTAAATCTAGTTCCTATTGCTATGACAGTGTCGTTGTTATTAGATACTACTATCATTACGCTACCGGACGCTAACTGACCTTCAGATCTTTCTATGCGATAATTAGAAGCTAGAGAATCTAGAACTTCGTCATCTACAAGTGTCGGATCGTCCTCTATCGCTTTTAAGCTTTGAGAATTTAACAACCTGTTAAAATTCTCTCTATGAACTGTACCTAGAATTGCATCAGATCTAAGGACTAATTCATCGAAAGGTCCACCTTTTATCTGACGATCCGGGTACTGTTCGCTTATAAATGACCTAGCTCGTTCAAGAGCGTCTAGAACATCAGCTTGGTCCAAGCTATCTAGATCCGTTATTTCAATAGACATTTAAGACACCTCCACTGGCAGTCTAACTCCGACAACAGTGCCAGCTTTACTTAATATGCCAATTCCTAGAAGTAGTTTATCGGCATATAAAGACAACTCTATTATACTGGCATCCATAAACGTTTCGTTATCAGGAGTATCTTCGTCCTCTTCAGCTCTCAGTAGCGATCGTATTTCAGATAAAGAAGTAGCAAATGCTGAAAATATATCAAACTCAGTTATAACATTGGACTGAAGAATATCTAAAAACCCACAGCCGTCATTAAAATATGGGCTACTCGTTGGTGATTTTAGAAACTTCATTAAAAATCTTTGTGCTAGAAGCTCCTCGCCAGTCACCTCTTTACCTGCGCTTACAGTAGAAACAAAAGACTGAGTACCAATACCTTCTTTATTAGGAGTATATAACCCAATGTCTATCATTGAAAAGCTCCTACTGATGCTGGGCTAGATGAATCGATGTCAGAAAACTTTTGTCTAGTATTAACTCTTGGTCTTTGTTCAGGAATATTATCTACGCTAGATTGAGCTATCATTCGATTGACCACCTGAACAAGGTCTGCTATAGGTCCCTGCTGGCTGGCATGACCCTGATATCTGGAGGCTGTTACATAAGCAGCCCTAACGTAACTCCTTGATCTTTCTCTAAAAGCTCTTTCCATAGAACCTAAAGCGTCTATCTGATATTTCGCACATCTACATTCTGCTACTTTTCCATAATCGCTAGATAACTTCGCGCCATTTGACAGAGCATTCCAATAAGAGCTATTTAAGAGAGCTCTATCAAAAGCACTGGCTATAGAGTTAGCGCCTGTATAGTTTAATACATTCTTATCCCAGCCTAAATGAGTATATGGGACATCCCATTTTCTTTGTCCGGTTTGAGTTATAGATTGAAAAGCAGCAGACGCATTATTTATAAATACGTCTAGCTGTTCTTTAAAAGGTTCTATTACTCCACTCACGTACGCAGTTGGCATTACATAACTCCAACATCATATCTAGAATCTATTTTATCCTGTATTTTAGCTTTTCTTTGGCTTATCGCCCCAGGCGATACCCTTAATTTCTTTGCTAGCTCTTGATTGCTTAATGGACTTCTACCGTGCATTCCTAGTGTGTACTCCATTATAAGCTTATCAGTATTATCTAAACTATGATATACGAACTCACGCCAAGAAGCAGAGCCATCAGACTCGACAGCAGGAGCCCAAGGCTCTGCGCCACCCTCCTCAGTTTGTGCTACAAACGATCCTTCAGCCATAGCTGGTCTGTATTTCTGTATATACTCGATTCTTTTTGGAGAAAGTTTTAATCTATCCGCCAACTCCATAGTAGATGGTTCTCTACCTAGTTCTTCTTCTAAAAACTTCGACGTATCAAATATGTGCTGTCTATCTAAAAGGACCTGTTCTGGGACTGACAGTACTCTCTCTTCTTTACTAGCTGCCCTTCTCAGGCCTTGTAGCTGTGACATTAAGAATGTCTGTAATTTTGCTCTTTTTGGATCGTATGAAGGTAGAGATTGTAAAGCCATTAATCTAGCTTTACTGTATAAAGTAGGACTTTTGGAAGAAGTCCCTCCATATGTTGTTAAAGCCGATTTAATAACTGGATCTACAGATCTTAAAAGTGCGCCAGACGTAGCTGGGCTTGGAGTATTTTTCCATGCTTCATATTGTTTTCTATAAGAGGGCTCCAGCAATAAATCATCAAGAGGGCTGGCCTCTTCTTGTAAGTTACTTTTCAGTTTTTTTGGCTTAAACTGAGAAGGGTCCATATACGGCATTTTAATTCTCCTATTTGATAGACGTCTATCAATTTACTATATTCGGAGCTAAAACAGGTGTATTCCAGTGCCTGAATTTATCTGTAGCAGGATCTTTATCTACTACCAAAGGAGCTCCATACCAAGCTGTAGCCCAAACTGGGTGCCTATCTACTGTCGTGTCTGAAGATTGCTCTTCATACTCATCATGAATAAAGCCTATCTGAAATGACGTTCCAGTTTTATTAGCTTGAGCATCGCCCCAAATACTAATTCTTAGAACTGTTCCATATAGATATCTTTCTTTGTCGTCTACGCACAAAGAGCCTGGGCAGACTGGAGGAGCTATATTTAGATCAGGGCTATTTGTTTCAATTTTAACTAAAGTTCCTGGAGCTATGTCTAGTCTAAATCTTCCCGTCAAGGTTGCCTGTCTACCTTTAGTCTTTTCTTGTACATACAGAGCCTGTGCATACCTATCCCACAGCCCAGAAACCTTAGAGTAAACATCAGCAATATTAGTCGCATACGACTGAACAGCCGCGCCAATCATAATTTGCAGCGATAACGCTAATCCCGTTGAGACAGTAATATTAAGACTGTTCATCAAAGGTACAAGTTCCAGCATTATTTTAGCAGCATCTCTTTCTCCGTCCTCGACCATAACCTTTACAGCATTTATTAAAGTTGTTTTATTGGGATCGTCTATGCCGTTTGACAGGAATATAGCTGATAAGTCAGACTCCAAACTTGCGTTAATGTTATCCGTAACGGAATCGTGCGCAGTGCTGAACGGAGGTGACATTGAAGGATATAAGAATGGAATACTTAAATCTGTCAACCACCTAGGAGCAGATTTAAACATAACAAGACCGCCACTATTTTCTGCTTGTTGACTGACATACTTAGGGCCAAACAGAGTATAAGAAGGAGAATCCTCTCTACCAACATCATATCCTGTAGTTACTGCCATGCTTGTCAGTAAAAACACCCCTTTCAAAGGAGATATATTTTGTGATACGAATTCAAAGCCTGAGTAGTCTTGAGTAGTTATTAACCTAGCACCCTTCTTTCCGCCGTTCCATTTTAGCCCAGGTGTAAAGGGTACAATTAAAGCTTTTTCAACCATAGGAACTATAGCGAATAAAAATAATGGAGCGTACTGTCCTACAAGTTTGTCCCACAACGTCTGAGAAGCTATAGAACTAAATGTTTCACGGCCCATTGTCATACCTATAGCTGACGCAACGTGTATAGCTGTTATTCCGTCTACTCCGTCTAGGTCCATAGATAGTGGAACACCATCAACATACCCTGACTCTAAAGTTTCTTTATCCTCTCCAGGCAATCTATATCTAGCATTTGGTTCAAAATGTTGTAAAGCCCTTAGAGCTTCCCAATTTTTTTCATTATTAACGTCGTTGGGTTGTCCGAAAATTTGTCTGGCTGTAGGTGTTGTATACATTCTATCTACGGAAGAAAGCTGCTTTAAAAATTCTTTCATTCCGCCAAGTTTAAATCCTCCTGTGTTGTCCACAGGAGTCTCTCCTGACCCCCAGAAGTCTTTACGGACCACATCAACGGAAAAGAAGTTAGCTGGCATTGTGTCAGCTGTAGCGTGAGGCGCGATATCTATTCCGCCGCTTACAGCTAGGTCTGGAAAAGCTGCATTAAAAGATGTCTGATTTGGATTAGACGGATGACTAGATCTAGACAATGCGGACGAGAACGTAAGATCCCTTAGCCAATGTGCCGCACTTATAATAAATTCTAGATTGTTATCGTGTCTCCTGAATCCAGTAGACACAACAACTCCCCTAAATATTCTTATAGCCTTGTCTTGATATACAGCATCAATTTCTGATGCTGGAGCAAAATTAGAAGTGCTATCCTCTATGTAAATAGAGATCGGAACCATTTCTTTTAGTTGATGGACAATTCTATGAATTGCAGATACTTGTCTAACGTCACTGGCTAGTCTTCCAACAGCAATTGTCAAATTAGCATTGGGTATAGCATTCAACTCCCAATCTATACTGTATCTGCCAATATCTAGAGTTATATCTACAGGAGTTTGAGAAGACGCTACACCTATACCACCTATTGGATTTAGCACTCCAATACCGCTTATTGCCGCGCCTATTCTACTAATAAGAGATAAAGGGACCGTAACTACAGCCCAGGCTCTCTTTGATGTAATGACATAATCCAATGTCTTACTCCCTGTTTAATCTCAATAACTCTAGATTGAAGGCATAGCTTAGAACTATACTTCCTAGCCTAACAGACGGACCAACAATCTTTTCATTAGTCCATAAACTATAAAAAGATAAAAATGGCTCTACTCTTCTACCGAATATAGCCGATAGAGACTGATTATCCAAACTATTAAGTTTTGACACTACATCTGTCAAACTTTCTTCAGGCTGCGCGAAAATCTCTATAAACCACTTAGTCCCTATCGTAGGATCAGCATAAACAGATAAATCAGAATTTGTTAATGGTATAGAAGTCGTAAGTCCATCTTCAACAGAAAAGGAATACGTTTCAATAGACGTAGGAACAGTATCAGATATAACTTTAGCTGAATCTTCTGATAGTATCTCGACCGTCCAAAACTTTCTCAACCTACTTCTATCTCTGACGTTGTCGATGTCGCCGTTTATGTATAAAGTTCTAGTGGTTCCGACTGGTATATGTTTTATGCTCACATTATATCTAGATGGCTGCACAAACAATGGATCGTTAAAGGGTAAGTAAGTTATCCTTGGATCAAGAACCACGGTATATTGATTTAAAAACTTATCACTATGCAGCAAATTCATATATTGTCTTAACCTATAGTTAAGCATAGCTCTATCAGGTCTTTGACCAAAAAGTATATCTCTAATTTTAGATAAATCAGGAGTTAAGGTAATAGGCACAAAATTTGGAGGCACATATTCTTCACCTGGAAAACTATCTGATACTGATGCAGATGATGGTTTATTGAGCAACAAAGTGCGAATATGATTTATCATTTTATCGCCTTAAAAGAAGATTAGTAATAGCAACAACCCCTGGTATACTTCCGCCTTCTATATTATGCATGCTAGGCGTGCTATTAGAATTGGTAGTACTAGTGGCACTAGGCGCGTTAGGTAATCTAGTGGAGCTAATCATTCTATGGAGCCCGTTGGAGGCCGCAGGCCTGGTAGAGGCTGTAGGTGTTGATATGCTCGTAGTAGGTGCATTAGTTACTGAAGCTATAGAAGGACAGCACTGACCCTGGTTAGAACCTAAACTATTAGCGCTTGGCTCTCTAGGTGCAAAGCTGCTTATGAAATTTATAGCGTTAGTAGGTATAGTCGCAAATGTCGCTGCTGGTCTAGGATTTGGAGGAAATAAAAATTTCATCTTGAATGGCGCAATTTGTTGTTGCGCGTCTTGCGCTACAACTCCTATGTTTGTTAAAAATGCACTAAACCCAGCTGTACCTATAGATATAGATATAGGTGAACCTATACGACTTATTCTATTTTTTTCATAATAATCCAGAACATGTTCAAATCCTGATTTGGATCCAGCAGTGCCGCCCTCACCAGGACAAGCACTAGAAAAAGCTATACCAGATATCGAAATTTCTCCCAATAACTCACCAAAAGAATAGAAGTAAATAAAGTCTCTCATTGAGTATAGAAACTGAAATCTTCCACCTCTGTTTACCCCAGCCTCAGTTATTATAGCCTTGAACGAGGCATAGCCTCCCCATGAACCCATTGTTACCTTTAATGGGAGTGGGTTACTACTTCCTACGGCTGTAACAGAACCTGGCTTACTAGAAAAGATATTTGGCATGTTATCCTCTTGATGGTCTTACAGAACCTCTGGTCCTAACAACAGCTACAGCACTCATTGTTGATCTTTCGTCTTTAATTTTGATTTCGACGTCCTTGAGTACTATTTCTATTGGCTCATCTTTTCCAGAATCTTTATTTTTAGACGAGGCTTCTTTAAGAACTTCTTTCAAATTCTTTAACGTCTTATCTGAAAGATTAACAAAAGGCTCTCCCTCTAGTTTAACACTAGAAGCTATAGTTGTTGTAGAATTTTTGGTTTCAACCCCACCATTCTCTTTGACTTCTTTGTCTTTATTTTTAGGATCTTTTGAGCCGTCATCTAGTGGTTGCTTATCTGGTGTTTCAACTCCGGCTCTAGAAAAAGCCTTATTAAGGCCAGGGATTAACCTATTCGTATGGGCGGTCAATATCCTTTCATTTTCTTTAGTAGGGTCCTTTCTATATCTCTCTACAGCTTCTTTGAATGTTATCTTTGTTCCGCCCTTAGGAGCTATCTCTCCAGTATTGACGTCAAACTCTATACCTTGCTCAAACAATTCCCCAAGCTCTTTCTGTAGCGAATTTAGCTTTTCTTTATCCATGCCAGGAGTGGCCGGGATACCGCCAAACATTTGTGCAAAGAGCTTACCTATGTCGGTGTCTTTGTCAGAGTTTATAACAGCTTGAGCTGCTCTTCTGCTTATTTCGCTTAAGCCAAAAGGAGCCAAAGCTTTAGCTAAGTTAGCTTTTATTCTTTGCTCACTTCTGAATTGTCTTCCTTGCCTTAGTGTTTCTGGGTTCATCATCTGGAGCGCAGCTCTTGTGCCTCCCAAATGTTTTGTATGATGTGTAACATTCCCCAAAAACGTAAAAGCTACAGGACGTAAAGCATTACGTCTCTCTTCGTCGGTATTTCCTAGAGCCTTTAACTGATCTGGAGTCATTTCAGCTAACATCATATCTATCGAAGCTTCAAGTCTGCTATTGGCAGATTGCTGCTGTTCTGGGGTCATATTTATAATATTTCCAAGACCCCTTTGAAGAGCAGCAAGTCCAGAGTCACCAAGAGCCGCCTTCAACTTCTTATCTAGCGCAGCTGTAGCAGCAGGTGCGGCTATATTCTTAAGCATAGCACTGAATTCTTTAGGCTGAAAATTTCTAACCGTATCCTGGACATCATACTCCAGGCCATATTCTCTATTTGCCTCTGTATTGTGCAAGCTTTGATTAGCCATATCTCTAGTAACGCCAGACTCTTTAAGTACTCTATAGTATTCTTCAAGACTTAGAGGGCCTTTAATAGTACCATCTTTAATCTCTTTAGCTAATCTAGCGGCTGCAGTACCGGACTTTATAAAGCCGCCCTTTTCCAAACTTACAACTGAAGATAATAGATTAGCTTGGAAGCTGGCTGCAGCATTAAGTCTTAATTGTTGGTCAAGCTGTATGACCTTTTCTCGACTCAAGGATCCGTAGCCAGGAAGATTGCCTCCTCCAGTCTGAGCGAATGCTGCTGAAAACGAAGCAGCACCTTGAGACGCACCAACTACATACTCCCTATCCAGGCCAAGCTTATCTGCTACTCTAGCGCCGCCAGCCATTAACTGAAGCATTCCATCCATTGTCATTCCTGAATTCTTGACTAGCATATGGATGTTACGAACGGTTGATTCAAGCTTAGCGCCACTCATTGTTGCGAGCCCACCTTGAGTTAGGGCGTCCAAGCTATTTATAAGCTCGACCATGTTACCTTTACGGCCTTGGTCGCCAAATATCTCTCGCATAGCCTGTACGGCTCCGGCCATATTTTTAAGCCTGGAGGTATATCTATCAGCAGTGATATTAGTCAACTTCTTATTGTTTATCTCATCTGCCTGTCCTCTTAAAGATGCAGCATTTGGGCTCGCTTCTATTTCTCTTTCAGTTTCAGCCCTGACTCTTTCTCTGTCTTGCTCAGTTATGCCAGCGCCCATTAATCCACGTCGTTGCAATTCTTCAAAAAGCTGACCCATCCTGCCAGCAGATAGGCCTCTAGTTCTAGAAGCCACTTCTTCTAAGGATAAGTCTTTACCATAGAAATTCTTAAATACACGACTAGCTATGGCTCCACTAGTCTCTCCATCTGGCCCAGTTAGACCAGTAATAGGGTCTCTAGCATATCTAAGCCCCATAGACATGAATTGATGCATAACCGTGGAGCTGCCTCTAACTCCAGAAGCTTGATCCAAAAAGTCTGGGTTAGCCATAGCCAGATGAGGAAGCCAAGTAGCTGCCTGCTTAGCCATATTTCTAGCTGCGCTTCTTGTAGAGTCGTTCCAAGGAGTATTATTTAAATGTGCTATACCTCTAAGAGTCCTATATGCAGTTTCTTGATCTTGGTCAGAGCCTATTTGCATGGTCCTCATTCGTTCTCTGAAGACCATGTTAGCAGTTAGATGATCGTATGCTCCTTGTGTTTGCTGGAACTGTAATGGAATAAACCCGTGACTGGCCGACAGCTGTTGAATCATCGGCTGCAAAAGCATTTGGACGATCATACCCAGAGGTCCATTCATTCCTGGAACTCCAGACAGATTCATCATTTGGCTAGGTGTGATAGGAGTCCCAGCAAAGAAACTAGGAGCCTGGCCCACCTGTTGAAAATACGGGTTATTACTCATTACAGCTCCAATTACTATCTATTCATTAAGAAGTTAACAGTATTTGCAATTCGTTGCTTGGCCTCAGGAGTGTCCGGATCGCCAAAGTTAGCAATGTACTCTTCTCTCAACTGCTTAATGACGTCATTATTCTTGGATAATTCTTTTTCTTTAACCCAAGAGAAATAAGAACTATACAAATCGTTCAAAAGGTCATTGCAAGATTTCCAATATGATTTGAAAATTTCGTCATCGTCACAATAAGTCAACGCGTTAGAGCATTGGTTATGCTGTGTTTTAATAACGTCATAATAGTTACGTTTCTCTAGTTGATAGAGAAGTATGTCAAGACGTTTCCACCAATAGCGATCGAGGAGTTGGGCCTTACTAAAATCAATAAGGCCCTCAGCAGCCGCTTGACAAATTAATGCGCATCCTCGGTCGCTTTCCAAAAATTTGTGTCCAGCACACGAGCCTCCATAAATTCAACCATCCTATGGAAGTTAAAGCAGTTAACTCCTATAGCTCTTCTTAATGACTCTAGAACTAAGATATTGCTATAGATATACTGAACTATCAATGGAAGTATTGTCGAATCTTTAGGCTTTTCTTCTTCAGCTATTTCGAAACCTGTCCATATATCCTCAGGCGCTGTGTAAATCTTGCCCCTGCCATCTATGTATACAGAATCAATAGATATAGCCAATCTATAGTCGGCAACAGTACGCCAAAATGCAACTTCGTTATCAGCCTGGGCAGTTTTAGCCATATCTATGACTGTTTGAGTCATGCACAAGTCAGCCTCTTCTGCTTTTAGAGTTCTAAAAACAACAACAACCTTATCGCCTAGAAGGCTATAAGATTTCTTAAATCTTATCTGTCCAAGCACGGATTGTAGGAAAGCAGATTTATCTGTACTTGATGGCATTTCTGCTGGTTCTGGCTTGTCTTGATCCCAGCCGCAGTGCGGACATTCTTGATGCTTCTTTAATAGCCCTGTGTCCGAATCTTTAGGAAGCTGTTTAGCCTCTTCCTTTACAGAGTTAGACTGAGCTTGTACTTCCGTCTTATTTATAAGCTTATCAAGCTCTTCTTTGGTCAAATAAGCGGCTGGATGTTGTACATCAGAAGCAGGGACGACATTATCAGTTGTCAAAGGTTTTGAATCTATAACGATGTCAGAAGAATTAGAATTCTCTAAGACATATCTAGCCGCTGCCTCTAGACTCGGATCTTCAAATTGTACAGATCTCTTGCTGCCAGCCGCTTCTTCATTTGCTGCCTTTACTAATAGTTCAGTATCTTTAATGGCGCTTTTAATACTCTGCAAGATACTTGCCTGCTTGTCTGGAGGCAGATCTTCTAGAAGAGTCGGCTTCGGTACTTTTAAAGGAGGAGTGTTTAGAGGAACGGGTACAGCATTCTCTGCTTCGACTTTCAGCTTCCTCTGTAACTCTCTCAAATCTTTTACAACTTCCATATTCGAAAGCTGTTTACTTATTTCTGAAGGAATTGGCTGGCCAGGCTGCCAACCCATCTGTTCTAATACTTTTTTTTCAGTATCAGTCAGAGAACCTTTACCTACTATAGAGCCAACTGGTAGTGATGAAGTTGGCCTTAACTCGGATAATTGCTGCGGCGAAAGGTGCTGTATATCTTTTGTGTTCGGTTGAATTTGTGGCTGTTTTTTAGATCTTCCAATCGGAATCGGCATCTTAACTTCCTTTAAATTACAGGTATTACATAATTTCCATCTGGCTTCAAGCTAGCAGATTTAGCAAGAACTGCGTCTTCATAGATAGTAGTTGTCGAGTCGCCATCCACCGTATCTCTATCAACAACACTTCCAGAAGCTGGATTTTTAAACTTAGGATTATAAATTTTGTAACCACTATCGCTACACCAAACAGCTGGGCCTGGCCATGGATACATAAACTCATGCGTGCTACAACTAGTCGCTACAGGATTTTCTACCCATCTAGCACCAGCTTCGCATAACCTTGCTGTCTGCTGCCATCTACTCTCGGCTAATACATATCCATTAGTTCCGTATTGTTCACTAGTTCTTAGTGAATACTCTACAGAATTATGTATATTTTTTAAAGCTGTATATGCCGCAAAATCAAACTCTTGGGGTCCGGTAACACTAACAAGTTGTGCAAGTTCTGAATCTAGCGACGTAAATTGTCCGTCTATAGTTGAAACATTAGTGACTTGGGCCACAGTATAGTTGTTAGTCGCTGCTTCACTTGTTCCAATGTGCCCATCTATGATTACCACATTTCCCTTGCTGTGTATACCGTATACGTGCATACATCCATGAATAGAAACTGGAGATCCTATTACGGTTTGATTCTGCCACCATTCATTACCATTTACTACTTCATTGTTGTCGTTTATAAAAAAGTCAAGAATAGCTGAACTAACAAATCTTTCCAGGAATCCAGTTCTAACCCTCAATCGGCTATCGTTAGTGTCAAGAACTAACTGCCCATCATAGTGAGGATTGCAGTTAGCTTCTATTACAACATCTGCAGCTTGAACTGCAACTCGGCTAGAAAAAGACTTTAAAAAGATCCCACTATGAACCACATCTTCGCCCACATTTGGACAAAAATCATAGGCTGGGCAGATAGCTCTATTTTCAAGTAACGTACCGCCACATCCGTCATTGCCAGATAGTGCCATAAAGTTATGCTCGGCTTTGATTCTTACGTCTTTATTGTTAGAAATAATATCAATAGAGTTATTTGCTCTAAGGTTTATGTCTTTTCCGGCTATAAGATTAAAGCTTCTTCCAGCATGGAGATTAATATCTGCTGGAGCAAATATATCAAGATTTCCGCCAGTGGACCTCCATTCGACGCCATATCCGTCTATAAGAGATACTCCTCCATCCTCTGTTAGTATGAACACACTTTCGTTGAGCCAATATTTAGTATTTCCATATCTATGGTCAACGTATACTTCGACAGGTGTAGGAGCAGACATATACTGATTAGTACTGAGTTCAGCCAGACTTTCACAAATACTGGAACTAATACCTAATGTGCATGGAAGCTCAGAGTGTTCTGGTAGGTACCAGTCCCGCTTATGGTAGTGAAACTGATGTAGGTTTTTCCAGTTAAACACCCAAACTTCAGAATCAGCACTACTTAATCTTCTAAGTATATTTTCTTGTAGATCTTCATCCTCGTGGAGCGAAAGCTCTCCCTTAATAAGGTGTGCATCGCCATCTCCGAGCATACCGCCTGATTTATAATTTGTTTCATTATCGCCGTTATCGTCCTCAGGCAATACTTTTTGTTTAGGCGTAACGCCCCAGCGTTTGGAGATTATTATCTCTTTGGCGCTCCTTATTGAATACGCACCTGTCAGAGCTATGTGCTCTTCAAACGCTCCTGGGAAGCTTCTATCAATAGAAAATCTATTAAGATCTAAATCCGATTCTGGGACTGGACAAGGAGGTAAAGAAATTAATCTAGATCCACCCTGACCTAAGTAGCCTTCAAACTCTAACTTACGCATGAATGGCTGTTGATCAGAATATGCGGGCTCTATCCTGGCTAGCTCTGTATTGGAGACTTGAGTTTTAAGCGGCGAGTTTACTCTATGGCCTGAAGTATTACCCCACGACCAAAGTCCCAATCTTTCCCACGTATATGGCGTAATACCGGACACCATAGAAGGTTCGTCTTGGTCATCAAATTCATATTGATCACGCATAGCTGTTCTAAATTGCAAATTATGTCCAGCTATTCTTAAGAGTTGATCGTAGAAAAATCCCCAAATACCAGTCTCTTCATTAACCTTCATGCAAGCCATATATGGGTCTAGAAAGAACATTAAGCCAGTTTCAGTAATAGCACCCCACTCGCCTACACCTGTAGAGTCAACTGGTCTGCCGGCAGACCAGTTGACCACGCCTCCGTTGAATTGCAAGCTCATCAGATTTCTATGAGCTGCATCTGCTAATATTCCAGCCCTGCTTCCAGGACTTATATAGTCAGACTGCCCTTTTTCTTTATTTGTAATAAAATCTGGAACTACCCCTATAATGTAGCCCCAATGGGATTCTCTATACCATAAATAGAAAACGCCAGCACCGGCCGGAAGGGTATTAATTGACTTCGCGCCAAACGGCTGCAGCCCGGTGTCTGTTAGTGTTGTACACCAAATTATAGATTGTTGATCAGCTTGTACTTTGTATGCATTAGCGTATGGCACGTAATCTACTATACGGCCAAAGCGTATTATACTTGAATTGCCCAGATCTTGACGGTGTAACCAATAAGATCCGAAGCGATCTCGCATCGCTTCGGATTTTGGAATAACTTCGTTATCGATGTAGGATTCAATTAAATAGTCCAGATCTAAAGTGCTGTCGTTCATTCATTCCTTATTTCTGGGCTTCTCTAAATCACTAGAATTGTCTATGGAAAATTAGCCGCTAACTGTTCTAAGTAAAGGTAGTGGAGCAGCACCTGCTTGTGTTGCTGCTGGTGCAGAAACTGGGCAGCAGGCTCCGGCTGACCAAGGTAGCGCAAACTGTGAAGCCTGACATACTTCCAAGGCAACGAACATAAATCCTAGGGTCTCATTCATTATCATATCTTGCGCGGCTATAGTCATACCTACGCTATTAAGAACTACACCAGTAAGGCACCATTTAATGCCTGGGGCTATTCTAGCGCCTCCAAGTCCAACTAAGCCTAACAAAGCGTTTGCCGTTGGTCCTAGTGATTGCCCCAAGGACGGGTTGCATAGAGCAGACGCCCAAATGTTGATATTGTTTCTGGCAGCCTTACATACGTCGCCATATGCAGTATAAAATGATAATACAACAGGGCCCGGACCTAGTATTCTTCCGATATTACCGTTACCTTGAGGCCTGCCGGCAATATAATATGTTAACTGAGTTCCAAGCTCGTAGATACGAGTAACTGGCTGCTGATACTGGAAGCCCATATTCTGTACCAACAATCCAGATCCAGCACCTGGAGCAAGACCTCCACCACTAAAGTTGATTACCGCCGAATCTGCTGCAAAGGAATTACCTATTTGCATAGACCGTCGGTTAAAAATATCGGCCATATTAGGACCTCCATGTCATTTCAATAGTCGGCGGATATCTCTATCCGCCGATTAGTTATTTGTCAAATTTTATATAACAACGTTTAGCTCTATAACATTAAGAGGATAAGGCACCTGTAAAGTTATGTTTGCAACTGCCCTATCAGCAAGTACAGCATGAGATCGCAATTCGTCAAGACTGCCCGCCAGTACCATAGACCCTAATCTAGGTAAGAAGGTGTCACTTCTCATTTCTCCGATAACGCCGGTAAAGTCACCATTCATCGCAGCATAAGTTGATGGGACATTGTTTGCATTACCGATGTAGTCGTGCCACTTACTAAGTATTGCAAATCTGGCTGCATCACTATTGCGTCTAGCCATTTCCTCTCTAGAGCCTATAGACGAAGGATCGGTTGTCCAAGCTTTTCGAATATAGACAGTACCATCTGGTGCCTCTGTAACAACAAATACGCCACCATCTGCGAGTTGCTGAAGTTGCTTATTGGTGAAGAAATCTTTAGATCTAGAAACAGCATCGAAACCAAGGACTTCAACATTTGTCAAAGGCTGATGTGGGGCAACAGAGCCCATTAATCCTCCGAGAGCTGCTGCAAGATAATATCCTGCGACTTCTTGTCCAGCGTCGTTAATAGTATCAGGCCAAATAGCAAGAACTCTATCAGAACCATAAGACTCTGCCTGAGTTATAAGATCAGTGATAATTTCTGCCTTACTAGGATATCTTACGATTACTATCTTTTGCGCCACGTTCACTGCAGATGTATGCCCCGTCTCTACTAGAAGTGTATCTTCAGAGACTACAGAAGCGATTGTGAACTCCGTGTATGTTTCGCTTCCGAACCCGTCTGTGGTATATAGATATCTCACAACGTCACCCGCCACTACACCGCTTGTAATAAATTTCGGTGTTTGTCCCTCAACCACAAACTGACTATAAGAGGTAGATGTAACTTCAGGATTTTGGACGAGTGTAGCCAAGATAACCGACGAGTCGTCGTTTGTAGATCTTATAGTCTGTACGCTGGGCGCTGTAAGCTGGAATATTGCGGCTCTAAAGCTGGCCACTTCTGCCGCCGATTCAGTCGAAACGTGAGACGCTACGATATTTAGAACATCGGTATCTGTAGTGAGAGGTATGAGATTATAAATGCTCTCTACACCTTCAACTAGATCTAGAACATCCTGCCAGCTTTGAGTTTCTGATGGGTCATCAGCTAGCCATACTGCCCTAACGATGTCTATATCATCTACGGATACTCCGGTAAGGTTGTTATATCCAGTATTTCTAAGAGCCTTGTCCACGGCATAGGCAATTGGATTATCTGGATCAACCGTTCCGAACGTAGCTTCTACTTCAGAAACGTCATATATGTTGTATATAGTATTTCCACCAGACGTCAGCCACTCTCTGTATTCAAGATACATAGTGCCTTCAACGACAGGCAGACTTAGAGGCGTGCCGTCGTCTGTCCAACTATCCTCGTAAACTTCTATATCTGAATTCACTGTAAAAGTTGACGCTGCTGCAACCCAGTTCTTATCTGGAGGACTGGGCAGCCTATTTTCAGTAATGAGTAATCCATTTTTCTCAATGAATAACCAAATATCAAGATCTGTAGCTCCAACTAAGCCTGAGGGAAGACTATCCTTCAAGATAATTGTTTTATAAGCACCAAGCTGTGTACGAGTTGTGGAGATGTGATAAATATCCCCCTTACGCAGTGCAGACCCTGTAAAAGTGACAGTGACTCCATATGTACCTACCGCCAAAGCTGTTGATACAGTAGCGTTAGTTGGTCCGCTCACATCAACGCCAGTTGTTGTAGAGACCGTGATTTGAGGAGGAGTTGGATCTACGAACGACCCGCCTCTTGTAACAGTGATTATATAGGTTGTTGTGGGTAGACCTGTCGCTGCTGTTCCTCCAGAGGTAGCTGTCGGAGGAGTGAAGCTTTGCTCTACAGTTACCGTCCAAGATTGCCCCACCACAAGATCGTTTTGATCTATAGATTCAGACGTTCCTGGACCGCTTAGTGCAAATGTGACAGTTAGGCCTCTAGTTCCGATATCTGTAGGATCCCCAAAAGCGGCTGGAGTTACAGAAGCCTGATCATCATTACCGCTGGCGCTGGTAACTTGAAGTCTTGCTGTAGTGGCATCACTATTGGTTGATGATTGTATGACAGTGATAGTGTAGGTTTCACTAATATCCCCGTCAGCAAGGCCATCATAAGCGCTACCATCGGCGGTAGCTACAACTTCATTGACTGGAGTATCAGCTACTTGACTGATAGAAGTACTAGAGCTTTGGCTTGCGGCATTGTCAGAGTCTGCGGAGGCTGCGCCTATAACAGATGGGATTGATTCGTTTATAAATCCATTAACGCTGGTAGTGAACGTAGTAGATTGGCTTCCTACTGTTCCTCTAACTCTTACTATGTCTCCTACAGCTACGTCTCTGTCATAGAAGTCAGAAGATCTAGAAAAAGTCGTACCTGCAGCATTTGTGTATTCTTTAAATACTAAATCTGATGCCCTAACTCTATTATTGTAATTAGCTACTGGAGCAACAGTCCCGCTACCTACACCTATATATTTAGCTAAGTACTGTAAATACGCATCGTCCATGTAAAGCTTCACATAGTCCAGATCTACAATAGAGCCAGAAGCCTTATCCGGATAGCTATAAACAGTATTTTGGTTTACGTCGTAATCACCAAGAGAGATCTCTGTCTTTTCTCCTGCGACCGAATATCTATGTAACCCAGCTTTCGATCCAAAAATAAGTGGACGAAGAGGGGCGCCGAATGAGGTCTTGATTCTACGTCCGCTGTCAATTACTGACCCAGCTGTTAAAACTTGTGGCATTTTGTCCTCCTACCAGATGTTAAATAAACACAGACAGGTCAACTCTTCTAATCGGAGGAGCCCGGTTTGTGAGTTCCCATGTGTCTTCAAACGCATACGCCAGTGTAATAGGCACAACAAAATTTTCATCGGCTTCTTCTACCAATGAAAGATCACCTATTTCCGTTGTTTGTAATTTATGTAATCTTAAAGGCTGTCTTAATACAGCAGCAAACTGTATTAACTCTATGGCAACTTCTTCAGCTAATATTTCTGTCTCTGCACTTTCTCCGCCTATGCAAAAAATAGTATGACTGCCCTGTCTAAATGAAGAGAAGATATTTCTTGTGCTTTCAGGCCCCATACCAGGCATTAGCCTATCTTCTATAATTTGCCTTAATATCTTTTGTGGATTTCTTTTAACTATAATAGCTGGTCTTTTACCAGTAGTTTTTGGGTCCCATTTACTAATACTTTCAATCAGTATTCCGGTATCTTGTGTTGGTTTCCATATTCTGTGCTTTAACGCTGGGTCATCTATTGAATCAGCACTAGAGAAGTGAGATCTCATCCATAGAGTTACGAAACCAGTTAAAAGCCTTAATCTCCATCCAGTTCTACAAACTGAACAAAGCTTTGTACAGAATTCCTGAAGGTTTATAGTAGAACCTGACATTATATAACTCTTAGGCCTCCAGAGCTTTTTCTATCTCTAGACTCACTATTAAAGATATCAGGCATAGCTTCATCTATCAGGTCCTGATTGGGTTTATACATAGATAGCTTTATTGTCTCCAAGATCTTAATTTTACGCAATGCCTGTCTATCTTTCTTTTTAGGTAGAACGCCGCCTTCGAGAACTTTATTTTGTGACATGCTATCGCCCTTATTTATCTTCTACATTAAAAATTGGGTCATGATAAATCTTATCTGTATCTTCCGCTTTTCTTAATTCTACATTCCAGACTATAGGAACCCCTCTATGTGACGCCAGTTCTCCGACTTGATGAATATAGTATCTTTCATCAGAGAATCTGTTTACCCATATATCGCCCTGAACAAGAGGTGGAAAATTAAAGAATCTTCCTGATATAGTAACGTCGTTTACCGTAGCCCTTGATTGATTATCTCTATGCTCTCTAGAATTTTCATTAGTTACATCTGCGTACGACGCAGCTACTGGATCGTAATATCCAAATACAATTCCAGTACCTCCGCAAACTTCGCAGTTACTATTCATGATTTCCCCAGTTATAGGATCTAGGCAATTATCCTCTGGGCATTGAGTTCCATATCGTCTTCGTTTAAATATGTAACCATCAACTGAAGTGTATCTTTTTGCTCTTAATTGTTCTCTGCGAAGTATTTCTTGGGCTATAACCCAGTCTCTTTTGGTCCACTGTCCTAAAGTTAACGCAGGCTTAGAGTAGTAAACTACATTAGCCGCATCTGTTAACTTTATTCTATAAGAAATATGCCTAGTTTTGCCATATAATCTTCTTGTATTATCCATGGCATAAAATGTATTAACGACCGGACTTCCAACATCTTCCCAATCATCAGCTTCCGCTACATTACCAGAAGTAGTTTGTAACTGAAAAGTGTGCGGTGCAGGCCTTACAAAATGATGAGCCATTTCCCATCTTATTCTAGCGCCGCCCTTGGTTAGGTAATCAACAGAAACCCTATGAAAAGCATCCTGATCTATTGGAAAGATAGGAACTCGTTCTGGATTTGCAGATTGTTGAATTCTCTTTCTAAGAGTCATAGGGCTGCCTCCGTTGATAGACATCTATCAAAATAGTTATCCTTTTCTATAGAAACCATAAGCAGATCCAAGTGAGCCCATTGCAGCTTCTGCATTAAATTGAGCTTTCTTCTGCCTTACCCAAGTTCTGTACTCTTCCCAAAATTCGTTGCCTATAGGAAGGTATTGCTTCCACTGACTCTGATCGTTTATAGATAAACCTCCAGCTGAGTACTGGAATTCATTTCTGAAAGATCTCATTCCGGCAGTTCTAAACAAAAGTCCGATAGTGCCTCTCAGAAGATTTTCCTTAAACGGAAAATTCCTAGTAGTGTAGAAGACGTTTATAGGGGGCTGGGCCTCATTCCACGCCATAACAGCTCTTTTAACACAATCTCCTATTTCTGCTATATCAAACTCTAAGTCGTCAAGTAGTAGATTTTCTTGAGGACCATTATCCCTAATAGCTACTCTTATCTCTTCCAATGTAGGTGGACCAAAATTACTAACAGCAGCAGCGCTAGAAGTACCTGTAAAAAGGCCCTTATTTACATATATGTATATTGTGTTAGAAAAGTGCATATGACCACCAGCACTAAAAATTCCAACTTCTGCTATATACACTCCTGGTAATTCAGAAACAGAAGTTGATATAGGGAATTGGACCAAACCACTTGCCGCGTCAGTTATTTCTCCAGTTTCTTCTTCTAAAGTAATGGCTGCATTGCCGCTAACTCCTGTAGTTGCATAAACTGCTTCACCAAATCTAACTAGAACTTGTTCTGTGGGAATGCTAAGAGGTAGGCTAAATGGTGTTAAGTCTACAACGTTTCCTTGTGGGTCCCTCATTTCCATTACTATATTAGCGTATTGTCCTTGAGAGATTTGAACACCTCTACGTTTGCCCTGTACGATATTGTCGTAAAATCTAGTAGTGACAGGGCGTATAATGAATGCGCTTAGATCTGTCTGCGCAGCTTCGTTAGCCGCTCCTGGGTCAGAAGGCGGAACTGAAGAATTAGTAATAGGCATGAGAACCTCCAGTATTAAATATGGCAATCACCTGGCTGCCTTTGTCCTTTTAAAGCACACATATCACATATTACATATGGGACATTATTGTCTACATGCCACTTAGTAGGCTTTATTGTCTCGAGCCTAACTTGTTGAAATCTAGCAGTCATTGCAGGTATATATTTGGAGAAATTTTTATCACAATAATATCTAAAACTTAACTCATTCCAGAAGGATACGTGAGTTGGATCACAAAAAGCGCCCCTACCATCTGTAGATGGTGTTGATGTGAGCCACCAACCTCCTGGAGCCAGTTGCTTATATACATTATTAACAAAAGGAATAATATCAGGGATAGGAATATGCTCTATAAAATCTGCGCACCTTATGACGCCCACGGAATTTTCATCTGCCCAAGGTCCTTTTGTTACATCATGAATTATATCAGAATTATACAAGTCTACGGACTTAAATCCACTTTCTAACGCATGAGCGCCACCCAGGTCAAACATCTGCAATCCTTCTCTTTTACACCATTCTTTAACCAAAGGCAGCAAAAACTTATTTCTAACATTAGCTTGTTCCGTCTGTATTAAAGAATTTAGTTTAACACTCATGGAGTTGCTATGCGCTCTCTGCATATATAGGGCATCGCCTAAGTATTTGAATTTAACACCGGCAAGGTACGTTCTACATATAAGATCATGATCATCTATTACTTTTCTTCTAGGGTCATAACCACCAGATCTTTTATATGCATCGACTGTCCAGCATCTGACGTGATTTGGGCTATAAAATATTTCGCATAAGGATCTAGCATTTATAGGAAAAGTTTTCATTACTTTCCATAGCTTGCCATCAACAACTTTGGTGTATTCTTCCCAGCCGTACTTCTTTGAGTATATTCTAGACTCTCCAGATTCTGTAAATCCAATTGTATCAGAATATAGAAACCCAGACTCTGGATCCTCAGTTATAGCTTTTAATATCTCTTCTAAACAGTTGGGTAATAAAATATCGTCATGATCAAGTTCTACAAGAATATCCCCAAATCCATTTTGTATGGCCTGCGCACAGGCAAAATTCTTAAGAGCTCCGATATTGGTTTCAAATATATTCTCCAGACCTACTGGCCAGTTTATAACGACGACCCTTTTATCGCTCTTTATGACATCTGGTATTGAAGAGCTTCCATTCGGAACAAGCAACCAAGTCCAATTATCTATAGTTTGATTTTTTAATGAATTATACGCCTCTAGAATAAACTTGTTATGGTGAGTCGGTGTGTAAACTACAATCTTTGGCATGGGTTACCTCTAATGGACAAACTAGTAAAGTAAGACCATTTTATACAACGGTAGTGATAGTTTGTCTATTAAAAAGAAAAGGAAATGCTATTTATGCATTTCCTTTTCTTACTATGAAATAGTCCTAAGGTAAGAACTATATTATGGGCTAAACGAACCCCAGCTGGGGTCGCTAACACCTAGCGTGCCACCAGTTAAACTAACTTGCTTTACTTCAAGAGTTGATGAATCTTGAACTAGCAGCGCCGGCGACTTAATAATCTCTATATCGCCAGATAGAAGCGCGGCTTCGAAAGAAGCTCTCGCACGCTCGTTTAGTCTGCCACCCTTTGTCATTCTATCCCAAATATCGCCGAATACTGTCACATCTGCGTTGTTGGCCAAGCTCTTTCCATGTGGAGGGATGAACCCAAGCTTCGCAACTCCGCCAGATGTATTTCTTACAGTCGTGTACAATGCAGAGGTATCTGGCATGATTAATCCTTTCGTGAATAATCTAAGAAGTTATTAGTTATTTCTTAGAACTTGGGTCAAAAAGTCTTGGTATAGCAAAGCAGCGTCTCTTAATGAAGGATCATTCTGTACAGCTGCTGCTGCTACTTCTTTTGCTTCGTTTATAAATGCTACATCTGGAGGAAGGCCAACCCCTTGTTGCTGAAGCGCAACACCTACATCATCTAGCGCTCTGTCCAACAAGGATTTACTAGCATTTGCTTGCTTGTTCAACTGATCATGCCGACCAGCTCTTAATCTATGTGACAGAGCTATTAGCTTGTCTGCCTCTTCGGCGTCCGTAGGTTGAATGCCCCAATCTCTAGCCAGCTTTTCAAAGAATACAGGCCCCCACACTCGGTCAACTAGTGTCGCGTATGAGTTATTATAAGCCTGATCCATTGCAGCCTTTTGCTGTTCTGGAGTCAAAGTCTCATTTGTCATTTATCACCTCTTTTTATTTGGTGTTCACACACTCCACGATTAATTGACTTGGAGTGATTGCAATTAAAGCACAGAACTTGGAAGCCGTCTGGAAAGTTGTTACTACTTAACCACTGATAAAACCTACTGCCAGTACCTTGTGACAGCTTTTTACGATGCTCTGCGCCGTCATTATTAATATGGTCTATAGCTAAGAAGGACTCTCCCGTTTCTCCACAGCAGCTACATTTAAAGCCGCCATAGGCATTAAAAACCCTAGTCTTTAGACGTTGTCTAAATTTTTTATCTCTTAGTCGTCTGGCTATAGCGTGTCGTTTGCAATATGCTGTATTGTCAAACAGCTCTTTAGAATCACAATCTATACATCTTTTATCTTGTCTTCGTAATTGTCTAGTACGTTGATCATTTTCACGGCGCTTCTTACAACAGCCAGCACATCTTGGTGTCTGTGCTGGCTGTCTACAAGAGCAGCAAAGATTTCTTAACCTTAGCTCTGAGTATCTGCTCATTACGTATTAGATCCTTACAAGACAAGGATATTACGCGAAGTCTACTCTGACAAGACCGCCAGTATGGCCGATAGATCCGCCAAGAGTTTCATAAGCAAAGAACTCTAGTAAGTATGCTTCTCTCTTGATATACATAGTTGTATCTTCAAGCATATAGCTCTTGCCGATGAACTTAGGATCTGCAAAGTAGAAGATTGTGTCATCAGGTACAAGATCTCTCTTGATAGTGATGATCCAACGAACGTTTGCAAATTCGGTTTCGGACCAGCCATTTCTTAGAAGGTCCTGCGACATATCGCCGCCGACTTCGTCACGGCCCCACTTGAGGAACTCTCTAATGGTTACGTTATTGATAAGGCCAGTGTGCGCCTCTAAGTGGAACGGCGTAGAAGGCATAACCTTCAAGCTGTCCTGGAATGTATCTCGAGTAATACCTCCAAAGATCTGTGTCCACTGGACTTCGCCAGAAGTAGGGGCTACAGCGCCTTGAGAGATGAGAGAAGCGTTTACAGCGGCAATGAACTTGTTGTCTTCTTCAGCCAACATGTCCTTAATCGCATTGTCAGACATTACCTGTCTGATGTCCATTACCCAGGTGCGAAGCTCGTCTACGTCCTTAGTAAATCTTGGAGTTACTAGTCTGTCAAACATTACTCGATAGCGAGGTCCGCGAATGTAGAAGTTGGTCGGCAGTGTGGCGAAAGGAATACTTACAGCAGCCGGGCTGTCTGGCTCCTTGTCTACAACCTTCACTGGCTTATCTGTGTCTACTTGACGATCTAGCTCGTCATTAGTAATTTGCAATGGCGGGAGAATTCTGCGATAGAATCCGTCTTCACGCATTCTGATGCGGGTGAAGTCGTTGACGGCATCAATCGCGGTCTTCTCCATGCCAGGAGTGCTTAACTGCTCAAACAATGTGTCGTTTAGCAGTCTGGTTTCATCACGAGTCTGTGGCATGGTTTGCTAACCTCCGTGTTATAATTGATATATATGTACTTCAGGCCTAAACTTATCTACTTCCTGGCAAAAACACTGGCCAGAAAGCTAGAGCCTGTACACCATGTTTGTTAGTATATGAACCGCGACTTACAATCCCTACAGTAGAGTCGGTATATACAGTAAACGCTGAACTGGTATAGCCTGGATTTCCTGCACCAGTGTTGCCCTTGTTAGTGAGCCTTCCAGCATTGGTATTTGTGTTGCTAGTTACAGCGCGAAGCGGGTCGTTTGGCGAATAAGACTGATCAGTATCAAACTCGGTTGTTTCAAGTTCGTACCCACCGATGGCCACAAGACCCATTACGTGACCGCTAGGGCGAATTGGAACCCATCCTGGAACTGTTCCAGCGCCTGGAGTTCCAAGTACGCCACCGGATCCACCAAGAGGTGTTCCGGCTGGTACGCCAGGGTTGCTTACATCGTAATCCGCATCGCCAACCCATAAGAAGATCGGCATCTTAGTTAGGTTCGCACCCATTTCAAAGACTGGCTCGGGCGGGACACCGGCAGTAACAGAGACTACGTGAACGCACATACCACCATAAATAGGCAAAGCTGCGCTTCCTCTGTTAACGTTAGAGCTTAAAGTACCGCTCATGTCTACTGCGTGTGGTCTTGGCCAACCCTTCAATCCATCTAAAGTGTGGTCGAACATCTGGCCTGGATAACTGGGCATTCTAATACCCTCCATAAAAAAGTTAATAGATTAAATCGATTATACTAGAATCTTGTGCTAGTTTTTTCTATGTTTGGCACGAGGCTAAACTATTCAACCTCTAGCCCAATTACAGTTGGCACTCAAAGTATGCCTATTCTCTAGCTTACAATAATTTAAAATTTACACTAATTGATAGACATCTATCAATTATATTCTTCTACCAAGAATACCTTGCTCAAACGCAAGATCAGAAGCTCTCTTTGTAGACGAGCGAACTCCGCAATAAGGGCTGTCTACGTTGCCTCTGGTAGAAGCTTGTTTCTCACTTCTTCCGTTTGAAACTTGTTCACCTAGATGATTAGTGTTATCTGGCGAATAGCAAGCTGTATTAATTAAGACATCAAGAGCACGCACAGGATCAGCAAGAGCTTGCTTGGCTTCTTCTGCGTACTCACTAGGTACAAATCCTCTCTGGATCAATGCATCTACAGCCTCTGGAATTTTGGCCGCAATTGCCTGGTCCTGAGCTTTCTTTTCGTTAGCCATCTTCATTGCACGTTCAGCAATCTCGCTAGAAACCTTGATGTGCTCGATGACTTCTTGAGCAGTTGTCAAATTAGGCATTTTTCTTATAACTCCTTACAGTGCAATTGCCCGGCTTTAGAAGCGCGGGTAACAGGTTATCGTTGGCCCGCTATCTCTAAAATATAATTTTTCATCGCATCACGCTTGCGACGCTGTGCGGCTGTCTTGGCCTCAGAAAATCGGAATTTTCCACTTCTCTTATACGAGGTTACCGCTGATGCAATCTTAGCTCCCATTTCTGCTGGGGATGGTGGTTCTGCGCCTCCGCCGCCGCCAAGCATCGCATCGCCGCCAGGTGGCAGTCCGCCTCCATCGCCCTCGCCAGACGCGTCCTGTGCTGCAGCGACTAACTCAGGAAGCTTCTCTGGAGGAATCCCAGCTTCCATTAGCGCCATAGCAAGTTGCTGCATATCGTCTTCTTCACTACCGCCTTCTCCGCCGGGCTCTCCGAGGCCGCCTCCTGGGACACCGCCGCCTTCTCCGCCTGGCGCACCTCCTCCACCTCCCTGCATAGCCGCAAGAAGTTCAGGAGGTAGTTCCTCGCCGCCGCCTGCACCGCCTGGCGAGCCGTGGTTCTCTCCACATTGCAGCTCCGCAGCCTCTTCTTCAGCCAGCTTCTGTACATATCCGGCAAGGAATGCGCCAACGCTGTCGGCATCTTCAGCAGCTTCCTTCATCATACCAGCTAGGAACAAGCTAACATTCTCGTCTGCGGCCTGCTTAGTTAGACCCATTAATGCAGCTAGCTCATAACCTTGCTGAACTGTCTCATTCGAGGGTGTAGAGGATGAATTCGATCTATTGTTTTGTGCTTTGCTATTCGCTGCAGCAGTCTTTCTTACTGGCTGCTTGGCGTCCTCTTCAAATCCAAACCCCATTGTTATATTTGCTAAAATATTATTCTGAAGAGATTCAGCAGTTTTGCATAGCCGATCAAGTTTCCATGAGCTATATTTTTCTCCAACGTCTTCAGCGTCGGCTGGATGCGCTGTTGTGCCGTCTTCCTTGTCACTCTTGTAGTCGTCCTCTACGCTCGGATCTTCTCCAGTAGAAGATGGGTTCATGCCGACATGGATCTGTTTGTCGTCCTGATCTCCGCCGCTCGAAGGACTGACACTATCAACAGAAGCTGGACCTCTGTCTTCCTTATTATCCGCCTCATTTTCTTTAGCTCTGGCGCCCATAGGAGCACTTTGTGTATTAGAGGCATTTCTTGCGGATGGATGGCTACTAGCTCCAGTGTATCCTCCTGGATCTTTAGTACCTTGGCCGCTAGTCTCCATCTCAGAAGCAGACTTAGCTTTGGCAGTCTTCTGAGTTCTGGCTGTTGCGGTTTCTAGCCACCGGCCGATCTCGTCATACGTAGGTGCTTGCATCGCTCTTGGCATTTGGCCACTCCTTTAAACTTTCTTGCTGACTGGGTCCGGCCGGTTGTTACCGGGTGTCAGAAAATGTACCGTACCCATAAGGTAATAATATAATTGTGACGGTTTTACAATAACTACACAAGATGTTTTATACAAAATATTTAACAAGATTGAACATACAGGACTTTAGCTTACGTAATTTTGACGTATTGCTAACTCTTTAGTAAGGTCAAATTTTACGTCTCTTTCCTGTAAATATTGCAATGCTGCAAGCTTGTATAATGCGTAGCTTCTAGCTAGCTGCTCTATAGCTTCTTGATTAGCTGCCATTTTTATCATAGCTGGCTTTCTAACTTTAGGATTATATATAGCAGCTTTAACAATTCTTTTATCTACAATATTTGGGTCTAAAGAATAATCTTTAGAATATTTGGTAGCCCAATTTCTTAGCTTATTATTTGGTAATATATCATTAACTGTGAATAAATTATTTTCGACTGATGACGTTAGGGTTCCATCATTTATCATTCTTCCATATACGCCTGGCAGAGCAGCTTGAACTACAGGGGCGATAGAGGCCGATTTCTCAATATCGCCAGTAGTCAACTGTAGGAACCCTTCAAGCGGTAGCATCACTTTTGATTGTGCTAAAGCGCTCCAAAGTTGCACGCCAAGGCCAGAGGGCGCATCGTTAAACCTATGGCGATCAGAGGCTTCTTTTGTAAACGCGAGATTTAGTCTGTTATTAAAATTATTCTCTATAGAGTCTTCTACAGCAGCAAGCTCGTAAGCGAGTTTAATCTGTTCTGCCACTTTATATGGCATAAACTCATCTATTGATAGCATTGCTGGAGCAGTTATCTTTAGTTCTTCTGCTATCTCTGCTCCGCTCTTCACACTAGCACAGCTAGCTAATTTGCCCATAGTATAGGCAATCCTATCGGCCGGCCTTACAACCTTGGATATATCAAAAAATTTAGGTCTAGGATTGTCTACATGATGAATACGACCATCTGAGTAGACTTTACAAAGAGCTGTCTTAGCACCGTCTCTAGTGCAGAATCCTCCCTCGCTCTTTCCTGTACAGTATTCTTTTTTATTCCTTGCTTGATGGCCGCACTCTGAGCAGATGTCATAGGGTACAAGACAGGCCATGGAAACAGGGATGTCTTCTTCTCTTGCAAGTTTTTCGAGCTCTTGATCTGCGACAAGTCCTCCGTTTCTCTTGGCTGCTTCTTTTGTTCCATTGAGGACGCAGAACAATTCAATACGATGCATTTTCTCATTATAATAAGACTCCTTGACTAACCCATAACTTGCAGATGGATTCTTATTAGAATGGTTCCTATACCATCTAGCGTTCTTTTTAAACTCTTGATGGTAGTCTCTGCAAGTACTTTCAGTAAAGCCGTCTCCGTTTCGATTGGGGCCGTAAAACTCAGTGGCTCCAATTGCTATAAGGTGTATAGGAACTTCACCTTCTTTAACCATTCCAGGCTTCTTGACCATATCTACAAAAGCATGGCCTGCTCTTTTTATAAATTCATTCAGGTCATGACCTCTTAAACCCCTACTCGAAACCTTTATAAGCTGAGTAGAGCTTGTATCAAAGTCGTAGCTACCTGGCGTGATAACCTTAAGCATATGTTGTCACCTCTGGTATTATTTACCCCAATTCATAAGTCTATCTATTATCGCAGGAGAAACTTGAGGATTACCGCCGGACGCGTTGGCCTGTTCTTCTATCATTTTTTTATAAGCTTTAGCTAGCATAGGTCCGTTTCCTTGTATGCTAGACGGTTGGGCTTTAACAAACGCCTCTAACTCATCTCTCAGTGCAGCAGAATCCGTTAGAGTCTTTATTCCTCTTGTTATAGCCATCGGCGCTAGAACTGATGCTCCAAAGCCCCTGACTGTAGGCTTAGCACCGTATCTAGTCTTGACAGCAGTGTTCATTTGCCGCTGTAATTCATTGGCATTTAAATTTCCTAGACCATGATTCTTTATAACATTTAAAATCTTGGCTCTTGTCGGCGCGTTAACGCCTACTCCGGCTAACACCTTCCTCAATTCGATCATTTGCTTGTTAGATAGTCCGCCACCTTTTCGACCTAAAGTATTTAACATGTTATTCATCTCATCAGCAAAAATTTCTTTTCCAGTAGATAATCTTTGAGCCAATTGATAGGGTATTGATTTCGGCTTGCCAATTCCAGCTCCAGGACTTGCTGGCATCCCTTTAGCTGTTGGCTCGCTCATAGTTGAGGCAAGGGCTCTCCATCCACGATTGTCGTCTAGCCCCTTATATTTAGCCACCAAATTTCTTAGGCCTTTATACCCCTTAACCCCCAAATACGTACCACCGCCTGCTGCTCCAGCCCAGGTTTCGTCAGCCATATTTGGATCCAAGACTTTAGTCCCGGCTCTTGATAATGTGTCACCAGGAGCCCTGGCTAAAGAAGCTATAGGCCTAGCTATAGCATACGTTGCATTATGTGCCTTAGCTTCTTCAATGGCTTTAGCTCCAGCGTCCAAGCCAGCTCTAGATGCTCCTTCTCCTGTATCGTATAAAGCTTTATGGCCATAGCCATATGCAGCTCCAAGACCTGCGCCTGTAAGACCACCTAAACCAATTCCAGTAAGCATATCTCTAAGTGGTCGTTTATTTTTACGCGACAGGCCTGTCGTAAGACCGGTTAAGCCTCCAACCGCACCACCAGCTAGACCTCCTGCAACAGTCTGGCCTAGAGGAGAAATTCCTAGCGCATTTGAAGGGTCAGAAAAATGGCCTTTAAAGTAATTAATGCCATCTCTGGCTTTGTCCAAAGCTCCAGTAGCAGCAGCGCCGATAACGTCTGCAGCAGCGTTTGAGGCTGTATCAATTCGTCTAAGAGCGCCAGGAAAACTATACCATGGGTCTTCAGCAGATTTTTTAAAGGCCAAAGAATTAGCTTTAACAGTAGCTAGAATAGCCGCAGCTTCTTTAACCGTTTTTGGTTGTGGAATATTCATTATTACTCCTCTTCTTTTTCGCTTCGAATTTTCGGTTTAGAAGCTATACCCATTCTAGCACCCTCTACTGTTAGGTGCTGCTCGTTACGTTTTCTAACTTTATTCTCTAGGCCAGCCGCTAGATCTAGGTCATATGGATCTGTCTGGCCTTGTGCTAGATGCTTCCTTAAGAAAGCCCTGGCTGTAACTGGATTGACAGCAATTTCTGGCACTAGGCCTCTAAGATCGTTATAGGCTAGGGCTACTTCAGATGGGTCATAGCCAGAAATAACGTCATCGTTTAGAAGCATATCGTGAAGCATGGCTTGAGTTCGAAGATTGTCTATATTGGCCATTCCTTTTGGATCGTATGCAAGTCGTTTGGCGTGATCCATATCTGCCTTTTGCACTGAGCTTAAGCTTTGAGGAGTAGAGCTAAATAACGGCTTAATTGATCTAAGGAAAGTAGCACTATTTCCAAACCAAGGCTTAGGATTATTTTCTGCCTTCTTACTTAATATCTTGCCATCTTCTATCTTCTTAGCAGAGGCAGCCTCTTTAACTATTGTAGGGTTTAATACGTTACCCGTAACAGAAGGGTGGCCTTTTGATACCTCACTACTGGATTTTTCAGAAAGTGAAATAACTCCATCTAGGACATGCATTGGCCTAGCTCTCTTAGCTAGTTCTGGCTTTATAACTCTTGAATCGTTGTACTCACCAGCTAGCTTAGAAAAGTTATTTTTAGACTCTGCAAATTTGTCAACACTATCCAGCCAATCTCTCACTAAGTCATATGGTCGTCCAATCATTGGACCAAGTATAGAACTCTTTGAAGCTGACTTAGTAAACTCTGGATTACTATCTAAAAGTCTATCGAATAAAGAGTTAACTTTATCGCCATACTTCATCTTGCAATTAGCTTCTACTGTTTTGAATGGAATGTGCTTAGAAGCTTGCTTGAAATATAGGCGTAAAGAATTTGTTATACCCATAACTTGGTTATAGTATCTAGACATTTCAGTTCTTGCATTTTCTGCCTTCTTTTGAAGTCTGTCTTGATGGGCTATTTCTTTTTTAACTTCTAGTTCTGGATCTGTCTGATAAGAAGCCTTCTTTTCAGTAAGCGCCCAGTTCTGATCAATGCATGCCACCTTTAATCTATTTCTTTCTCTTACCCAGTGAGGCGGATGAGAATAATCATCCGCAACAGCTTCCTGCCTTAACAGCTGTGCTGCAGATTTTAATTCATCTGGATATCTAGCTTTAACAACTTTCTTCGGGTCTATGATAGGAAAACTAGCTGCTTTTCCAAGGACCGTTTTTTCATTTTGACGATGTTCATTAGTAGCTCCGATATTATATGCTTGGGCTACTAGCTGGATATAGTCAGGTTGTAAACTGTTCTCTTCAGCAACTTTAATGGCTGCGTCTGTTGGATTCAAACCAGAATTGACTAATTCATTCACGCGTGAGACAGACTCAATTATGAGACTCTCAGCTTCCTTGCTCAACTTCTCCATTGTCGGTCTCCTCGTTTTGTGACTCGTCTACTAAGTCTGCTGGCTGGTCTGGAAATTCAGCTTTAGCAAGTTTAGGTAGTCTTCCATTTTTATATGCTAGCATTAAAATTTGATCGGCTCTAGGCTCTACAGGATAACCTCTATCTTTATCATAACCTTGATCTACAAAAGGCGCTACTATATGTGCGTCTTCTAATTTTTTTCCTGAAACCCATGGTAAATTTAAAAGTATGTTGCCGATTAACTTTAGCCAGTCTTCACTTAAGGCCCCACCGCCGCCAACTCCAGACAAAGATTTATTTGCAACTTCTGTAGCTTTAGTTTGTGCGTCGAAAATAGGGAGATTAGTAAAATTATTAACGGCCATACTTCTAGCAGCTAGTGCTGCTTTACGGTTCATGGTAGCTCGTTTGTCCTCTTCCCAGACTGACTCCATTTCACCGCGAGCTAGTTTTTTTCTCTTTTGAGGAAAAGTTGTAACAAGCTCATCGACAGCACCTTCGCCATGGTGATATCCGTACAGCTTCCAAATTTTGTCATAATCTCTATCACCAAGACCTTTTTGAAGGGCTTCGCTTCCTATGATCTGATTACAGATATAGCTTTCACTGTCTATTCTATCTAATACATTGAAAAATAGTTTTTCATATATTTCAATAGCGCCTTCAGCAACGTGAGTCTTCCAACCAATAGAAGCAAACGATTCTTCTGCTAATATCCTTGCCTCTATTTCATATCTGGTTGGATGAGGTCGTCCTTTAGGGATATCGCCCTCATCGCTTTCGTCATATATTTCATATGCCAAATACATGTAATACCAGGTTCGAGTTAGTTCCTCTAAGTCCTTTTGTGTTTTACATGCGTCCAGTGCTATCTTAAATCGCAACGCTTCGGCTATCCATTTATCGTCTTTTCTTTTAGACGCTAAAGATTTTTTATTCTTTAAATAGCAGGCTTTTTGCCATCTCCAGTCTGCTGGACGATATGGAGAATCCACCCTAAGCCTTGTGATACTCGAATTAATGGACATAAGGTCTTCTCCAATTCGACTTAGCCACCGACGTGTGTTCTAGCCTCTAAGGACAGCATCCATTCAGTAACGTCCGCTGCCCCAGTGGGTGCTATATGAACATAAAGAAATCTCTGTGGAACTGTCTGTGTTCCATCTACATTTCTAAATGTAGCGTCTATACCGCTAGTCAACTCCCTAATAACATTTCCCGCTGTGGCACTCATTTGATTGACGACTTCAAACAAAGGAGCCCATGCTGGAATCGAATGAACTGCAGACCCGAAATTTGTAATTCCAAGATCAGACTCATACACATCTACTGTAAACGCTACAGATGGGCCTGACGCTTGCTTGCATCTAATCTTTTCCAGAACACCTTCATACGGGAAGGGTACCTGCAAAAAATAGCTTTGCCCCGCAGCTATAACAATATTATTAAACGCAGCTGATGCGGCAGCTTTAGCCAGTGTTGAATAACTTTGATTATAAACCTTCATTCTTTAAAGTCCTTTATATTGAAGAAATATCTTCTATATCTGGTCCGTAAGCGTTGTCTTGGCCTGGATCTATAGTCTTCTGCTTCAAGAACAAGGTAATATCTCCAAGTGACTCAAACGCATTTCTTAGCCCGTCTTCTAATTCAACAAGATCGTCTTTTCCATATCTGCCCTCAAACTCTTCCTGGTGCCAGTAGAACATGAAGAGTATTCGTCCAAGACGGTCTATGCCCTTCATCAGATCGCCTAAATACCTATCTACAAGATTTTCATCTTTAGTAGCTTTTAAAAGCGAGCCAAGCATAGCTGTATCAAAGACTTCCTTTTGCCCTGTCTGGCTAGCTTGCATAGCCGCTTGAAGCGTTGATTGATCTGGCTTAGATGGACCTTGATATTTAGGTTCAGGTCCCATTGGTGCGTAGATAGACCTATCCGTGTTTGCAGCAGACATTTCTGGTATATTTTGCATATACTCAGACGAGAATTGAGTTGGAACTCCTCCGCTGGTCATAGGATCATATCCCATAAACGGACCTGGGTCGCTTGGAGCTGTTGGTCCTTGATTTAACAAATCCCATGGCGCAGCATATTTTAAGACATAAGAAGCTTTTCCATTTTCATAAGCTTCATCAAGAAGAAGCGAAGCTTGCTTTTCTCCTAACCCGTGCTGTCTAATAAGATATATGATTGAATCTATCTTATCTTTTTGAGGCTTTCCGTTAAGAATAAAGCCACTTCCCATCTTCTGTATCATTAGCTTAGGCGACTTATTGATTATCTTCATTTGGATATCAATAAGGCTAGACAATGTTAAAGGCTCATCCTTTTCAGATTTATCCGACTCTTCATCAGTTACTTTAACAATCTTAGTTCCATTTGGAACAAATAGCTCGCCCTTCATTAGACGAATTCTTCCACCATGCCTTTCGGTTAAAGTTATTCTAGGATAGTCAGAACTATATTCATCGTCGTATCCAGAGCCTTCAAATCCAAATCTTCTATCAGAGTCAGGGCCTATTTTGGGCAGATATCCTGCTCTACACTTTCTAGCATAGTCATCAAAGCATACATTATATGTCTTGTAGCCATTTTCATCTGCTACCTCAGATTCAACTCGAAAAGGTACTGTACCTTCTCCAGTTTTAGTTATAAGAACATATTCAGCCGAAGATTTGGACAAACTCTTAACATCTTCTAAGCTGTCCCACCAAGAATCGAACTCTTTATCTTCAACTTTATTGGATACCCATATGTTAGACGGATGTGTATTAAGTACAGACTTGGAACCCTCAAGTCTGAACAACGTGCAGAAACTATTTCTTCTTCTAGAACTATATGGGCCAAATACTATATAGCAACGTTCGAACTTCCCTGGAGAAGTTAGAACATCGTATATACCACTCGCAAACGGATTCGTAAGTTTTTCAGGGCCTTCTGTTCTATACGCAAGAGTAGTTTCTTCTGGCCCTCTAGTATCTTTTATGACGACTCCAGATCTCACAATCTGTTCTTTTTCTTTGTCGTCTAGCCCAGACAAGCCCTGGTCTAGACCATCAGGAGCTTTTTTATCTTCCGACAGTTTTAATATTCGTATCTTTTTCTGTACTTGAGCCATCTTATAAAGAGGGTCAACATTTAAGACTTGTCTAATAGTCCTAGGTTGAACAGCAGCTTTTTTAACATTTAAAACTGAAGCTGATTTCTTTAAAGAATCTCTAGCTTCCTTTACAGCAGCAATTACCTCGTCCTTGCCATACACATCATAGCACACTTTCTCAAGCTGCGGATTCTCCTGTATAGCTCTGATAAAGGTAATGGCTACATTGGCCCCAGCATCTTTTATAAACTGAGTAGCAGTTCTAATGTCTTTATACTTTTCAGAAGTAAGAGGATTCTCTGTTGCAAATGTTGCAATATCCGGCATCACTTGCTGTGCCCAATCAGACATTCTAGGTATGGCCGAAGCGAATTTATGCGGCGATCTAGACAGCTGGTATAGGTGAGGAGGAATAATTCCAATGTGAGATAGATTTTTATCTGTCTCTTCTCCTAAGACACTCGGCTTCCTATTTAATAAATAACTAAGCCAATTTTCCTTCAAAGGAACGAAGCTATCTTGATTTTTAATGTAGAGAAGTTCGTGGCCTTTAAGCTCACCATTTAAAAAGAACACAGGAGCATACAGCCACTGATTACCAACTTTAAATCCAAAAATACCTACAGCTTTTGTGTTGTCTTCGTTTCTATCCACAAGTTGAAAGCCGACCTCGTAATCTAGCAACGAAGGTGCTTTATCTTTCAAATGCGTATGCGCTAGATTAGCAAATGCTTGTTCAAACGGCGTATCTTGTCCGCCGCCCATGTTCGCTCTTTTTTGATTTGATGTAATAGGCACGTTCAGTCTCCTTGCCGTTGTTAAAGCTTACTAACCTAGAATAACAAGTATTTAAATATCTCTGCAATAATTGTTTAGCTCTCTCTTATGCCCATAATGCATTTGATATCTTTAGATAACGAAGATCTTACTTCTTTTCCAGGTCCAGCAGTAATAGTATTCCAATCTTTCATATTGCCATTCATCATTTGCTGCATCCACATAATAGCTGGAAGGGCCATAGGGCCAGTGGCACCTAACATTGGCATTATCATCTTACCCATAGGCCCTCCTAACCACTGCCCCATATCTTGTCCACTTCCACTTCTCGGCAATACCATTCCTTTTAAGAAATTGCCTATACCGGAGGTCATATCTCCAATAGATTGCCCAGACGTTGTTGTAGTTGGCGAGCCATTTGCTGTAGTGGTTGGTGGTTTATTAGCGCCTGTATTGGTTCCAGTATTTCCAGCTCTAGCCCCAAGATTAACTCCCGTACTTCTGTCGTAAGGAGTTGAAGCAGGTCTAACATTAGTTGCTGTCTGTCCAGCACTTCTATTAAATAAATTACCAGAAGAGAAGCCGCCAGCACTAGCTCCCTGGCCGCCGCCAGAGCCTAAGAACGCGGCTTTAAGCATTCTACTATTTCTAGTCACTGAACAACTCCTTTGGCGTCTTATGCCAATCTTTTACTTTACTTGTTATACCAAAGCCCTCGGCCTTGGCTAAAGCTGGGACAAAGCTAGTGCTTTGTTCGTCACTTCTATTACCTCTATGGACACTTGATAACAGACTTCGTTGCTGGTTAGAACCAAGCATCTTCGTCATCCAATCTGGGTCTTGTGTCACGTTCTGCATTCCTCTGACCATTTCAGGTTCAAAATACGCTGGATCGGGATGCACCTTGACATTACTTACACCGTATCTCTGTAAATCAGGTATCATCGTTGGTCTAATCTTTGTGCCTATACTGTAGTGAAGTACAGGCTCTTCAAGGTAGTGGCCAACAGCTTGTTTTGGGTCCATTACCTTATGCCCTTCACGTGGCTGATAGCGACTCTCTAAGACGTTATATGGCAATACATCACCTGGTACGTATTCGCCCATTTCTTCTGTGATTCTGACATGGTTTATCAAGCCCCTAGCTAGAAGTTCAACATTCCTTCTATTTGCTGGTATTCCTGATTCCGTTAAAGAGGACTTGAATAAATTTGCATAATAACGTCTACCTTCACCAATTCCTTTATGTTTTACAATTTCTGAAGGATTGGGAATACCGGCAGACAGGACATCGCCAGCTTCTATCGGATCACCTTTTTTAACCTTAAGATCTAGACCAGAAGGGACGTAATGTCGCTCTCCTGATATAGTTACATAATGACCTCCAGCAGGAGCTTCGACTATCTGTTCTACCCTACCGTCAATCTGTGCGTGAGTAGCACCGCCTGGAAATGTTTTTGGAACCTGAACTAATTGATCCATCAGCTTGAATCCGCTGACACCCTTAGCTGCTCCGGCAACGCCTCCACTGTGCTTTGATGAAAGTTGGCTTTGACTTAGAGGCTCGCTTAATGCCTGCGAGGCTGTAATTCCTACCATATCTCCGATAGGCGCGAGAGTTCCTCTTTCTCTGACCCCTACATCTCTAGCATACACTCCACCATCTTCAGGTCCGCCTACTAGAGGGCTCCTTACTAAGAGCTTGTCTATGCCCTTATTTTGTAGATCATTTAATATTTTAGGAGTTAGTACTGTATTTCTTGGATACCCGCCAACAGGGTAAGCCAATAGTGCTCCTTCGTTATCCGAATCATTTGTATCTACTGGAAGTCCCCTAATGTTAGTGGGTTCAGTTTCTGAATCTGTAGCAGACACCATTAGTCTATGTGTAGCTTGATTTAGCTGTTTTGAAAAATACCCAGCATCTTGAGTTGCAAACTTAACATCGATAATGCCCTTTCTAGCTCCGAAAGCTGCAGCGAAGTATTCAGCTGGAGACAAACCTTCGCTATAGCTCCTTAAAATAGGTATAGGAATCGGTCTATCTCTGTGATCAACATACGTTAAGTCTGCTCCACGTAGACTTCTCAAGTTCATAGGCTTACCCCTAGCACCAGATTTAACTTGCAATGCTATAGGATTGTTTTCTTCTAGACTTTCTTTATAGACAGCATTAGTTAAATTTTCATCTTCGCCTAAGACAGTCTCTAGAATTTTCTTTTCTTTTTCGTCTTTGGACAACGTATTGTCCATATTTATAGCATTAACTTTTTGTCTTATCTTCTCAGTTATTGCCTTAGCCGACTTAGCTTTAGTTAAATGCTCTAAAGCAAAAGAATAGCCTCCAGTCTCGTAAGCACTAGTTCTGGCTATATCAAATAACTTCTTTGTTATATCCTTATAGTTATCAGGATGCTTTTCAGCTATATCTTGAAATAATTTTTTAATGCCTTTCATATCCAGAACTCTATTGTAGTCTCTGAGATCTGGTGGAAGCGATTCATTGATTAAGAATTGTCCTGCTGTTGTCGATAGCATCTTTTATACTCGTAGACTTTAAAGTTGATACCTTTACAATTTTTTTAATACCTAAAAAAGAAAGAATTCTTTGAAAATCAGGGTCGGTGACATTAGCTGTAAAGATATTGCCGTCGTTGTATTTAAATGTTACAGAAATAGGGTTGTCATAGTCATCATATACAACAACCCTAGTCACTTCTGAGTTGATGACATCTCCAAAAGCATTATGAGCTTCTAGACGCACGTTCTTTCTCCCGTTTCATAGCCAGACCCTGAACCAATCTGGCCACGGCAGCTGCTTTAGACATTGTAGTTATATTGTTTCTATGTCGGCCAGTTCTAGACGAATCTGCATAAGGCTCACCTACAACTTCTGTCCGCTTAAAGCTTCCACTCTTTTCTCCGCCTCCTCCAAAACTGGCGGCTTCCATCGGCTCTATGGCTGGTATAGCGCCGCCGCCCCCGCCTGCAGGATTCTGAGTAGGTGCCGACATGTCGCTTGTAGATCCAGGTGTTCCAGGCGGCACAGCAGCGCCTGTCGCTGGGTCTCTATTAGGGCCGTCTATCAAGCCTTGAGGTAATGGCCATTCATTTCTATGATAGATGCCTTCAACCATCTTTTTAACTTGCCAAATGTCGTTAGCAACTGTATTGATATCAGGCTTAGGAGGTTTTCCTCCTGATTCAGCTGTAGCTGGCTGAGGTGCAGGAGGTGCTGGAGGAGGAGGTGGTGGTGCAGCTGGCGGCATTCCCCCGCCACCCATCATTGCAGGATCCATAGGAGGAGCGCCACCCATCATTGCAGGATCCATAGGAGGAGCGCCACCCATCATTGCAGGATCCATAGGCATTCCACCTCCTCCACCTGCTGCTGCAGCCGGATCGCCTGGTACAAATGCTTGCTTCTTTCGAGCAGAAGCCTTTTTCTGCGCAAGTCTCATTAACTCGGGGTTATACATTGGCATAAAACATTTCCTTTTTGCTAGACGTCTATCAAACTTTATACTCTAAGTTGGTGTTACTTTTTGGACCTTTTAAAGCAACTTCTTCTGGCACTGTATATAGATCTTCACCTTCAAATCTATACTGCTTAGGATAGTTTTCAACTAGTGCTGCCAACCACAGTGCAGATCTTGCATCGACCTCTTTCTTTAAAGACTCTGGTCTATTTTTATATTCATCCAGGTCCACAGCAAATGAATGGTTAGTGGCCGTGTTGTATTGCTTGTTCTCGTCGTCAGTAAATAGTCTAGTTAAAAATCTAGGTTTTTGATACTGCTCTACGCCAGCCCAAAAATTACCTATTTCGGTTTCTCCGGTCTTATCGTTTCTTTTTTTAAGCCTTGTTAATATAGGCTCTGTTGGATCCATCTTTTTATACAAGATGCCAGCCTTCTTTACACTGACAGACGGATCGTTGTCAGTTAAAAAAAAAATTATTTCCAGCTTGTGAACCTCCAGCTAGAGGAGCTTTTATGGACATTAACCCTCTAGGCCTACCTACTTTCGAAATTGGTAACTTTGAAGAAGTAGAGCCGCTAGGAGAAACTTGCGGCATGCCTACCTCCGCAGCTGACTTCCCTAGTCTATAGCTGAAAGCTAGGTATCTAGGAACGTGCATAGATTCTTTAGTTCTTTGTCTGGCATAATTTTGGTTACTGCCATAGGTCATAACATCGACATCTTTTTCTACTTCTTTTTTCTTTCTATCTTCTATATCTGGAGAACTCATTCTTCGCATCTTATTTTTATTTTTAAGTCCTCCAGACAATAAAGCTGCTGCAGGAGCCCCGATTAAGTTCAACAACGGAATACTCGAAGCTACAGCAGCTGGAGTGGATGTGCCCCTTGCAGCTGCAAGTCTTCTTAAATATCTATTCTTAAACTCTCCGAGTGGACCTTGTACATAAGGGTTTAACCAATAATGGAAGGGTCTATTACTCCTGTTAAACTCATTTGCTGCTACAGCCGCATCAGATTCTCTAAATTGCCCTAACTGAGTTGCAGTATAAGCCCCGATATCTGAGTCTTTATCAGATGAAGTTTTTTCAGCTTCATCTTCCTCGTCTCTTTTTTTTGTCATATCTAATCTTGGTTTAAGCTTGGTATTGAAGGTATCTCTGGCCCTTGTTTTAGACCCCGCACCGCCAGCAATGGTCGCTCCTATATCAAATATATCAGTGCCGGCATGTACTCCTAACCCAGGGGCTAACGGAACATTTATGCCGCCTATAAGCCCAGCTGCACCCCTACCAACTTCCATACCCATACTTCTTCCCATTGACGCATTATGACGTCTAGAAAGTCTATGCATAATTTCAGATATTGGCCCGTTTACCAGAGGATTTAGCCAATATTGAACTGGGTGCTTTTCACGAATGTATTCGTCAACTGCAACCTGGTTGTCTAAACCAGAAACAGCCGCCGATCTATCCGCTTCGTAAGGACCAAGAGGATCTTTTAAATCTCTATAGGCTAGTTTTTCATTTAAAGGACTCAGTACATTTTTATACAAAGATGCACCTTGCTTTATGAGTCCATTTATATGATCAGACTTCGCCCTTATGGACGCTGTTTTTATCAACGACCTGCTCAGGTTTTTCATTTCTTGTCGGCTCCTTAGACGAGACAAAATCGTTAGGTAAAGTTACTGTATGAAGCGTAACCTTAGGTATAAAATCTTTAGAACTAATACTGATGTCCACACCCTGAACCAGGACGCCACAATCAGATAAATTACGACCGCCCACTTCTATGTTAATATCATAACCACCCAAAACGTCACTAGTCGATCTCTTAACGTAATTTAGTTTAAAAGAATGCAAGTCTACTTGCAATTCATTTAGCCTGCATAATAAATCCGACTTAGTTACGTCTTCGTAATATTTAAACTTATTCTTATTAATTTTATCTATCTCAAAATTAATATTTTTAAGAAGTTGCCTATTCTTTAAATACATTCTAGCAGATAGAAACATATATACACAAAAGTTCTTAACGCTTTTTAACATTATTAGTCCTTTTTAGGTTTGTACGACTTCGACTGGATCGTCAATATTAACATTTCCAGATTTTATAGCTTTATAAAGGTCCGCTTTGGTAGCAAACCTTCGTGGCCTATTTTTATTCTTATTAACTGATGCCGCATAAAGACCGCCTACATATTCCTGGTTAGGCAGATAATGAGCTTTAAAGCTAGAAGTGGCAAAGAGATTCTTAGATGGCAACATCTTATGAAGTGCCTCTTCAACAGCGTCGTCGTCAGCTGGTACGTGATAATTCATTTGATCGCCGTCAAAGTCGGCACCAAAGCCTTTAGTTACTACCGGGTTGACTTGAAGTGTATGCCCCTTAGTTAATAAGGGTTTAAAAGCCATAATACCATACTTATGAAGTACAGGCGCACGGTCAACAATTACTGGCCTATCTTCCATTTCTTGAATTAAAGCTTCCCTAGCCACTTTTGTTTGATCAGCAACAGATCTGGCCGCATCTAAAGGCTTTAAACCTTTACGAACGAGTCTACGAATAATGAATGGTTTATACACAGACCAAGCAGTTGGTTCTGGAAGGCCTACCTGATCCATGTCCAAATCTGCATTAGGAGTAATCGCTGATCTACCGACTAAGTTTACAGAAGACGCTAATAACTTTTGTTGCACCATTCCAAATTTAGGAGAATCGCCAAATACGTGTCTGAGAAGACCGCGAATTTGACGCTCTTGATTTTTTGGTTGAGTTGGGTCGCCTAGACCAGTCACTGCTTTAAACGCTTTATATACATTTAGTCGCTCTTCCCCAACATCATCGACCATGGTCGCCAGCTGTGACAAAGTTTCATTAGCGTCAAACACTTCTTTATAGAGATAATTAGGATCAGCTACTAGCTGACCTCCGCTTCCTTTCATGACCGACACAGGCCTGAAAGCTGGAGGCAAAACTGGAATTGAAGAAACTACCCAATCTTTTGGATGAACACCAGTAGCTTGTGCAGCTTTTAGATATCCCAGTTTACGGATAGCCATATCTCTGGCGCTCTTTTTTCCTCCAGCTATTTCAGCTCTAGCTGTCTCTATTGCTCTATCCAGATTAATATTCTCTAAAAGCTTCTTTATACCGCTCGCCCCGGTGTGACCATGAATACTTCTCTTACCTTTAATAACATCATCAAATTGAGACTGAGTAAGATTCAAGATCTTCCTGATAGGCTCTTCAAAAACAGGATTTGGCATAGGTTCGTGTAACTTAATTCGCGCCCATCGCGTGCCGTCGTGCCCGCCTGTTAAAGCTTGATCAAATAAACCTCCCTTAACGGGCTTTAATCCTTCTTTCCAGTCAACAGTCTCGGCGTTTGTTATATATCTATCTCCAGCCATCTGTTCTATATCTTTATCAGTTAATCCCATTAATTGAGTCTGTGAACCTTTTCGCACTACATTAATACCAGAAGCCTTTAAAGAATTAACAAACTTTTCATATACAAATGGAACTTTAGGAGCAGGCGGCCTATGACCAGTCATAAACGCCTGCCAATACTCATCATTTCTCTGCCCACGGATTAAATTAGAATCTCTAAGGATATCTATACCTCCATGAGACAGCAAAGCGTAAGTATCCATCATAGCCATTCTTTTACTAGCATCGTCCCCGCCCTTTGCGGGAATTCCTTCTGCTGTATAGCCGCCAAGACCTCTACCTTGAGACTTAGAATTTCCAGAAAGCATTGGCTTCCCGTTTCTTCTAACGTACAGCAGGCCATTTCTCATATTGGCGCAGTATACCATTCCAGAATACTGTAGATAAGAATGGCTGTTTTGGTCTACTTTCACACGCTTATTGTTAGTAAAGATCTCTACTTTAAATCCGGTCAACATCTTATCCATAACTACATTTTTTACGACAGCTGAGAAGCCGGATCTGATAGCAACTTCTTGAATATCGTCTGCCAACTGTCTGGACTTCGTAGAGAAAGAATAAAACTTCCTTCCATCTTCTTTTTCCACAACGCTATTAAAGGCTATTATGCCTAAAAACTTTCTACGAGTCTCTAAAGAAGTTTGTGTAACAAACTCTCTTGGCAGCTTTTTATTACATATTTTAGACCCAAGCTTTACAAAATATTTAGAAAGCTCTTTACCCTTTATAGTAAAGCCAAGTTTTCTGCCATATATATTTATAACTTTATAGTTAAGCTTTAGTCTCGACAGTAGCTGATCAATTGAGGCAAAGCCTTCGGGTTTAAGGTTTTCATTTTGATATATGGTTACTATGTTTTTGCCTTTTAAAGATGTAGCACTGCCTCTAGCTGCCCACCAGGCAATAAGCTCTGAAAGGTCATCCCATTTAAAGCTTAACCCGTTTATATTAACTTCGCCTTCGTCAATATTCTCAGAGTTTATAAATCCAGATTGAGGTATATAGAAGTCTCTAGAATAAACATTCTTAGCTGTGTTAAATTCTAGATCAGAAGATTTCTCAAAACTACACAGCAATCGATGGTTCGGCGTAACGGCATAATCTATACATTGGTTGGAAACTTGTAATAGATCACCATTGAAATGATACTTAACTAACTCCAGAGGCTCTTCAAAGAATAACTTATTACTTCCTAATTCTACTGTAGCTAGTTTATCTTTGCTCGTTACAGTTGGCCACTTCTTCCAACCTTCAGAAGTTAAGACTTCAGTGTCAGCACTAAAGCACTCGGAAGTATGGTGAAGCTTCATCATAAACTGATGGCCGGTCAAAATATTTGGTATCTTCTTTCCAGTCTTAGGATCTATAAGGTCTTCAGTAGAAGATAAACCTTCTTCGTCCATTCTCTTTTTAACCCATTCAGTTAAATCTTCTATTTCGCTGAAGTCATGTACAACCTCTGGTCGTCCGTATTTTTTAGCTATTTTGGACAAGGCCATCTCTAATACCTGGGCTGGATTAGTGTTTCCTGCTATAAGTATCTTACCTGCTCGCCTAGTAACTATATAGCCTGTAGGTACAGTCGGGCAATATACTTTTCCGTCGTAGTCTATCTCGCTCCAGTTCTGCGATTCAAGAATTCTGTGCTTCTTCTGGTGTATACCAACTCTCCAAATTCCAGATTTGTGTTTACTAATATTGGCAGAAATACCTTGATATACAAACAATCTCTGAAGGTCTGAGGCTAAACGTTCAGACATAGTAGACGCACCAGAGTACTGGCTGTCTCTATAGGATTTATCTTTACTTCCGTCACCAGCCAGATACGAATCAATAAATCTCTGCCTAATATGCGGAGGCTGTCTAAATAACCAGTCTGGTATATATTTCTTGTCACATAATCCAAAGGACTTTAGAACCTCAACTAGTCTCTTAGAAGTAATATGAAACTGACAATTCTTAGGGTTGTAATGCCAAGAGAAAGGAAGTCTATTTAAAAGCTTGACTATCTTTCTACAGTTTTCCGCATTGGCTGTACTGCTCTGGCTTATATGTACCTTTTCATCAGAATTTCCCTCTGCGATATACCATCCGAGAAGCTCAGCCCAATCACCAGCGTTAATGACAATTTCTTCTTTATTTGATGCTGTGTCCTTTTTGTGATAATCAAAATGCGGAAGAACGAAGGCTTGCTCAACTCCAGGAATCGGCCTACCAGCAACTGGAACCTTCCAACCCTTTCTTCCAGCAATTCTTTCCGCTGTTACTTCCTGCCAAGGCGCACCAGGATATCCACAAGCGGCCCACATTCTATGATTAGGAGTAACACAGAAGTTTGTCATTTTGTTTTCAAACTTAAGCATCTTTCCTTTGTAGTCCGCAGCATAAAATCGTTCTAGCTGTTCTAATTCAAATAAACCTTTAGTCCATGGATGATAGCAAACAAAGATGTCCTCATCTCGAACATCTTTTCCGAATACCCATCCGCGCTTTGTTAGAAACTCTGTTTGCTCATCGTAGCATCGGCTTACTACTCCAAGCGGATTTAGCAAAACTTCAAAGGGTTTTCCGTCCTTGTCAGTTGGCATTTCATCCATTGGCACTACTTCAGCTATTACACCTTTACCGCCAAATCTGTTGCTATTTCCACACCAGACAGGTTTGCCATTTCTTCGTACATATATAACATTACTATGCGGCATGGTCGGACAATACACATAACCATCATAGTCTACCCATTGCTCACGTTGTCCATTTTGGTTATCACAATGACCATGATTTATAGTTGGAAAATTCTTATATCTGTATATAGAAATTCTATATATATCTGAAGTTATACACTTTCTATTTCGTATGTATACGGTTTTGCCACCAGTCTTATGCTTTATGTTAGCAGACATACCGATATTCAATACAAGACGTTGTATATCATCAGCAAGGCGTCTAGATGTGGTTGTGTAGGACATTGATCCAGTGGTCTTAGAAATATGGCCGTCGCCCCACATCAACCAGTCTAATAATAACTTCTGCTTGTCTACATCTAAATCAAATATAAAAGAAGGAATTCGTTTATAGTAACAACGCGACCCAAAACTTTTAAGATGATGCAGCCAATGTTTACTATATATGCGTATTTTATTATTTCTACTATGGCTACAAAATTTGATTCCTGCTTTAGATAAAGCAGTTATCATTTTCAATTTGAAGTCCGGTTTGACTTGTGTTATATCAAAGCCAAAGCTTCCACTCGATGGTTGGTCTACAAGATTACCCTCGCTTAAGTACATTCCAAGTAGCATTAAGTAAGTGTCTATAGGTATTTCTGGACCTACAACAGTTTTTGTGGCAGCTCCTCCTCTTCCGCATCTTATAATTATATCTTCTAACTTTACTGTATCTACATTCTTCCCGTCAAAAATCTCAACATTACGTTTTAAACTAAATCTAGATCCAAAAAGATTCTTAGCCTCGATAAGAGAGTATTCTTCTCTATCTCTTGGTTTTGCATATAGTCTATGATTATCCGTGACTAGTAAGCTAACTTGCGTAGTTTCTAAAGAATACATTCTATCTTTATGTGGATATTTATGAACAGCTACAGGTTTAAAGTATTGTAGTTCACGTCCATCTACTAGCGTTGCAATTAAATCATTTGTCGTTATCTCGTAAATAAATTTCCAACCATTATATGTTAAAACCTGAGTATCCTCTGAGTAGCACATCTTATCGCCTACCTGCGTAGGTACATAAGCTTTAACGGCGACAGTGGCGCCTTTTTTAGTTGGCGATACGTCTGTTACAACACCTGGGAAATGATGTTCCCAGATTACCGATTTATCACTAAACGCATTAGATCTGGCCTTCATAACACTACCATGTCCAAGCTGCTTTTGTGCAGCCACCAAGATAAGCGGATCGCCATAGTTTACGGTAGTTCCAGGCTTGACAATTCCGTCTTGGTCCATATTATCAAGCACTTCTCTTGAATACTTGCTTGGAAAGATAGACGTAAATGTGTTCTTGCCCTTTTTATGGCTCGGATCCCACTCTATATCATTCTGATACATATGTTCAGAAGTTAGTCTTTTAGCAAAGTCTTCCGATATAACTATAGCGTCTTCATAGTTCTTACCTTTATACGGCAAGAATGCTACTCTGGGGTTTAGACCCAAAGCTACTTCTCCGTCTTTACTTGTATAGTTGCTAGCAGCAAGAACCTGATTAGCTTTAACTCTTTGGCCTGGCTGCACAACAGGAGAATTGTGCAAAAATGTCTTACGATTATATGGCAGATTGTTATACAGCTCTTTTACAGACTTACTACCATCAGCATTTCTAATGACAATTTCATCTGGCGTTACAGATTCTACAACTCCATCTGAATCGGCAAACGCAGCGCCCATTTGTCGTCCGAATAGTCGTTCAAAACTTTCTTGCTTTCCAGGAATACCTGTCTGTACCAACGGAGCCTCTGCATTTCTGACAGGAAGAGCCTGGGTATACATTCTACTACCCATAGCCACTCTCTGTCCTTTAACAGCTGACTTCATTGGAACAAGATTAGCTAAAGGCGAAAAGGAGCTTTCAAAGTCTGGTATTTCCATTTCAACTTCGTCTCTTGGTACGTAGCTTAGCTTTCCAGCTTTTAACGCCGCTACGTGAGACATTCCTCTATTTAGCTGATTTGGAAATGCTATTACAGACTCGGAAATATCCTGAGGAGATTTATAAACTACTTTATTGCTCTTAATATCCCAGAGAGGTGTATAGATCCTACCATCGCTACCCTTTTTAGCAGCGTATGCCATTCTTGAATCAATGCCTACTTTAAAGCTTTCCGGGCTTCTAATAAGATCAATAAACCCAAGGTGAGAAGGCTGCACGCTTCTAGCTTCATCTGGAACGGCGTCAATATTGGGTATACCGCCTTCGCCAAGTCGAGTTACGCGCATCTGCTGATCGAAGATGTCAGAAGGATTAATTTCTTCCAAAGGAAGACCTAGGCCGCTACCCATTATAGCTGCATGCAAGTGCTTAGTAAGAGTTCCGGGAGTTACGGATTTCAAGTCGCCTTTAAAGCTGCTTTTCCAAAGTATATTTCTTAATACGCCTTTATCTCTTCTAATTCTTTCTGCAAAGAGATCCTCTGGGCCAAGGAAGGTCTGATACGCCAAGTGATCTCTATCGTCAGGATCTGTCTCTCCTTTATTAAGCGAAATCAATTTTCTGGTTGCTGATAGAATAGCGGCTGGGCTTAGGTTTTTAAATCCTTTACCAAGAGTAGCTCTGGTTACATCAGAGTCTAATTCCATTTTAGAAAATGCTTCAGCAACAGCTTTACGCCTCCCAGCTGGAGTTTGCTCTTTGGAACTTTTAAACAATCTCTTATAAAGCTTATCGATAACAGATGGATCATCCAAAGGAGCATTGCTATTGTAGATGTCGTTACCCCAATGCTCTCTCAGCTGAGTATCTGTTACACCCATCGCCCTCAACAAAGGCATTAGCGGCATTCTAGCTTGTCCGATGTTAATTTTAAATTGTCCAGACTCAGGGTCCAGATAGTAACGATGCGATACGCCCTTACCTGGAAGAATGTTAACGTGAGATTCGATCTCGCCGTTCTCTTTAATACGCGCAAAGATTCCAGGTCTAAGCCTCATTTGGTGGGCTAACGTATACTCGTTTCCATTTAAAACAAACGTACCGCCTTCCGTTAAATACGGTACATGAGCTAAAGTCGTAGTAACTTTATCTATAGGCTCGTCAGTAGCAGCATTCTTTAAAACTATGGTTCCTCTTAATCTTCTTTGCAACGAGTTACCCGCAAGAATAGCTTTCTTTCTTTCTTTGATAGAGTATCTATCTGGCCCATGATAATGAACATCGCTAACCTCCATGATGTGCCTGGAGTTACCGACAGGCTCTATTCTTTGTGCCGCTGCCAGTACGTTATCGAAGATCAATTTTCTAGTGGCGTCTATATCACCAAAAGATCGTTGATTAACCTCAGGCGCTGGAGGCATATTAATAGATGTGGGCTTCCCCCATTGAGAAGATGGAGGATTGGACAAAACCCCAGCCTGTTGTGGCGTGGCTGGGGCTGGTTCTCTTGGCTTTAGGATATCTGGTAACATGGTTCTCGCTATTTCTGTTTATAGATCTGCGGGTAACTTAATTTTACTCAATGCTTGACGCATCTTCTTTTCTCTATTTTCGTCTGTTACGTCAATAGGAACTGGCCTGATAAAGACTTCTCTAGGCCTTCTAACAAGAGCTTCTTGTTCTCTAGCTTCTATTGCTTCATCAAGCATCTTTTTAGGATCTCTCTTGTCTGCATAGTTATATGCAAGTATGCCACTGCCGACAGCAGCAGGCGCGGCAATGCCTAGATATGCACCCATAGCATGAGGCCAAACTTTGTCGAACCAATTATTAGCTTTCTTCTCTGTAGCTTCGTGATACAAGGCATCCAATTCTGATCCTATCTTCTCTGCATACGCTGCTTCTTTTTCGTCTTCGTCCTCTATGTCGTCAAAATCGAAGTCTTCATAATAATCGAAGAAGTCATCATCCCCGGCATAATATTCCATTTGAGCGTCAGACGGCATTGCCTCATCATTGTCTATATCTGGGCCAGCCTCTACCTCCTCTTCACATTCACTGCTCTTTTGTAAAGAAGGGTTTAAATATTGAGAGATCAGCGCTTTGTGATATCTCTTTCTAGCCGCAGCAAGGTCGGTTTCTAATACATTTTCTTGCCTATTTTTTAAGAATTTATCCATTCCTTTATATCCCATTGCTGCGCCGCCGGCTCCAGCCAGTAACAACCCAGGATATATAAAAGGAACCTCTGACTGAGTTGTAGCTTTGGGATTTGTTAACAAATCCCAAAGATAATTGGAAGTCTTCATTAAACTTAGACGCTGCTTCTCTTTGTCTTCTTGCACACGTCTAGGATAAGGAATGTCAACTATGGTCGGCATTTTAGATAATCGATCTTTTGGATATGGTTGTTTAAAAGCGTTTAAAGCGCCAGTTAAACCTCTAAATCCCATTCCTGCTCCAGCACTAGCGAGGGCTGTGTAAAGCATAGCCCTTAAAGCATCACCTTGAATAGTCGGCTTGTCAGCAGGATTTGCTTTTTTATAACTTGCGAGCTTTCGAACCTGATTTAACATCTGGTACTTCTCCGTGAATTTCTAGCCATTGTAGGAAAATAACCTCTTCGCCAGTTTCTGGATTATATGGCTTAACGACACGTTCATGTCTAAGCTGGAACCAGCCATTGGCTGCTTTGTCTATTACGTTTAAATATTCATCTAATTGTTCTGGCAGTCGAAAATAATCAGCTTTTGCATCATAAACAAGAGGAATGTCTTCAAACTCATCTTGCTTTAGTGTCGGTGGAATAGAACCTCTAACTGGATATCCGTCAGAGGTTCCAGGCCAAAATAAATTATTACCAGACGTATCTTTCTTTTGTTTCCAGTATTTGCTCAAACTTCCAGGCATAAAATTACCCCAATCTGATCAAACCAGATTTACCTGCTGCATCTCTAAGCTTCTGCTTATACTCTGTTTCAGCTGCTAGTCTCTCATATTCTTCTGATAGGTCTTTCTTTCTTTGAATTCTTAGTCTATCCTCAAAAGGAGATTTCGATGGGCCTAGGATTTGTCTCAAGCCATATCCTGTTACTCCACCTCCAACTATAGGAGCAGCAATACCAGCTGTGAAAGCTATGTCTGACACTGGCTTGCTCAAACCTAGAAGTGTTGACCAAAATCCAGCCTGCTTAACTCTTAAAGCTTTTCTTGCCATTTTTATTCTAAGAAGTGTTTCTTTAGAGGAGAGGCCCTCTTCGGCGCACTTGAGAAGAAATGCAAATTTAAAATTCTTCTCTGCGTCCATAGGCGAGTCTGGTAAATCTATTTCTTCTCCTCCAGGAAGTCCAAGACTAGAAGAGCTTTGAGAATCAATACCTACTGGTTTTTCTGGACTGACTACTTCGTTAGTTCCGACCTTCATAGCTTCGAATGCGTCACATACATCTGTAGGCTGAACCGGGCTGTTAAATTTAGAACAATTTCCTTGTCCGTCGAAATTGGTGCAAGATTGACAGCTACCTTCTCCAATACTTCCAGCTGGCCTAAGACCTGGAGGAGGCGTAGACTCTGACCTTTTCTCTAAAAGCTTAAGAAGAAATGATGCTTTCTTTTCATTATCAGAGCTAGTTACATGTTCTGGCAGATCCGCTCCCTTTGGGGTGTGCTGTTGCCATTTTTTAGCAAGCTCTGGATGTTTTGCATATAAATATTTGCGTTGTGCTTCACTTTTAAATGGCATGGCTGCCTCCATTATCTAAAATAATTAAAAGTCTACTTTACGAAGTCCAGGAAGGTCTAGAGGCTTCGCATTAGGATTGAGTTTAATACCAGCTGGAGGAAGAAGAATCTTGGCTCTACTAGTTCTTTTTGCCTCAGCAACTTTTTGCTTTATAACTTCTGGATCAGTTGGATCGCCTTGTTCTTTAGCTTTACGCACACATTCTATAAGGTCAGAAACAAGCTTATGCTGCTCGTCTCTTTCGGATGCGTGCGGATAGAAATTAATCATATCGTTTATGCTTTTAGCCCTTAAAAGCGCTTGTTTGCGAGTGATGGCCTGGGCTTCACCTGTATTTGTATCCTCAATCCAAATCATACCAGATTCAGGCCAGAATCTTGTATTTTTATATACATAGGTGTTAGCCAGAAATACGTTAACCATTAAATTGATCTCTCTTCGAGTAGTGGATATATTATTTTATGATATCTAAACAGGCTATTAACTGGAAGTTAGATTTTGTCTAATAGCTAAAGAAAAAGCAATATGGACCTGGCCTAAGGCCAGGTCCATGTTCTTTAAACATTGATTACGTCTTTTTCTTCGATATAGATTGTCTTAGCATAAGGAGGGCCCTTTTCTTTAGTGCCAACCATACAGACTACCAGCTTAGTACCAATTGGTTTGTCGTGCCATGGGGTATAGCCATCCGTAAGGCAGATGATACAATCTGGCCTAGGCTTTGACTTTAAAGCCGCATCGATACCAATACGCATGTCTGTACCACCGCCACCTAGAGGCTTAACTTGTTTCATGTTAAACACACGCTTGGCAGTGTGAACGGCTGAGTCGCAAGAAAGGACATTAAGTCCATCCTTTTGGCCAATCTGACTAAGGATGCCTTGAATTTCACTCATAGCTGCGTTAATGCGTGCATCGTCCATGGATCCGGACGTATCAATCACCACAGCGACATTTGGCGTTGGTTGCCGCAATGCCGGAAGAATTACTTTACCCATAGCATGCTGCCTACGATTTGGCCTGGATCTAGAATAATCAACAGCGCCGGAAATCGTAGCCATAGTGCTGCGAATAATAGTACCGAGCTGTTTGCGCCAATCGATCTTGGGCTTCATATGAAGTTCAGCCCATCGTTTCCATCCAGCAGGGATAGTGCCTCTGCTCTTGCTATGCTCTAGAATTTCTTGAGCGACCTTCCTGCGAATAAGCTCGCCTTCCATAGAATGGATTCCGCTCTGTCGATCTGGGTCTCCACTGGCGCCGCCATCAGGAGGTCCTAGCTCCCAGGGCTGCTGCACCCCAGATGCGCAACTACCGCATTGTCCTGAGCCTAGGCCAGTTTGAAAATCATCTGGCAGTTTACCCGGAGTAGATCCAGACCCTTTGCCTTGCTGGTTGTTGCCTTTCTGGCCGGATTGTCCTTGTCGTCCCCACGTAGAGGAGTTGCCTTTATTGTTACCCTGCTGACCAGGTTGTGATTGGCCAGATTTTTGTCCCTGTCCTGTTCCACTTTGGCACATCCCAGATTGGGACATAGCCTGTGGGTTCTGCTTAACCAGTTCTGTGTAGTACTGTTCGCATAGGAGTCCGTCCGGCATATTAATTTGAGACGGCAAAGCTGGCGTACCAGGCAGGGTCAAACCTTCTGCCTTGAGATCGTCATTGATCTCCATATCGCCAGCGACGTTAGCTAACTGAGATCCATAAAAATTTTGTACTCCTAGTCGTTCAAACCTCTCCATATGATTTCGAATAAGATGACCCACCTCGTGTATAACCACACTTGATAGATCTTGAACGCTCCACTCGGTCAGAATCGCTGGATCGTAGTATAGTCGCCACCACCGATCGCAGGCAAGAGTTCCTAGACCTTTGGTTTCGATGGGGATCATTGACATAATCGCAGTAGCTAAGTAAGGACGTTCGCTCGCAGCTCTAAAGCGAGCCGCCGATAACTCAATCGGTGTTCCCATTAAGTATCTCCCAAACTAAAGGTCTGGAAACTTTACAATTAATAAACATACCGTCATCAAATACGCATTTACCTATATACTCCATATCTTTAGAGTCAAATATACCTTCCAGAAATGCTTTTATGAAACCTGCTTCAAAAAAAAGTTTATTTAAAGGAGTATTTTCAACTTTGGCCGAGTCTCTAACTTCTCTGTAGAACCTCTTAAGTCTAGCTATAGCCAATAGAAGTTGCAGGGTCTCATTGCTAGAGTCGCAAAATCTATATCCTGCATCTTCTTCGCTATTCCAAAATATAGGAATTTTGTTTGTCAAGAATAAGAAAAAAGCCCCACAACCAGAAGGTCGGCCTCCGAGCGATTTAATCACTCTTTCAGCCATGACTTCTAGATTATTGCTATGATTTAAAAATACAAATTGACCCTTGTAGTTTAATCCAATCGAATGCCTTTCAGATCCACACACTAGGTCTTTAATAATAGGAATTACTTTAGATCTACTCAGACAATTTTTGGACATTTACCGTCTCCTTGGAAGATAATTCTACCAATTTGTTTACTATCTATATCCCAATGTTTGTCTGAGGTTCTTATTAAATTAACGTATCCTACTATTAGCTTTTCTTTGTCTAAGATATTAATTACGAATGCGTTATCTATAATAACTAGTTTATGTTTTGATAACCATAAGAATGAACTATCTAGAAACAAGTTTAAGGAACCGTTTTCACTTTTCCAAATAGCAGGCATAGAGTTAACGTTCTCTTCAAATAGGAGGTCTATTTGTTTATTTATGTAAGGATATATTTTATATGGAGGAGATCTAAGTTTTAAGTAAAACTCTGATGATTGAAGACATCCGGCGGCTGCTTCGATTATACTTCTACGAACCCTATCCATTAAAGGCTGATAAGTTTTACTTTTATTTACAAGAACTGATAATTCTATACGTTTTTCTCTTTTGTCTAGGCAAGATCGAAAGAATGGCTTTAAATGTCTTAACGATGAGTCGCTGTTTTCTAGACAATTTCCTTTAGAATGCTTACGTCCAGTTCTTATACCTGGCAATAACTTATTCAAAGTTGAGGCTAAAGTTTGAAAATTTATTTCTCTAAGTATATTGTATCTTTTATGCTGAGTCATGATGTCGTTCCACATAGTCAAGAATTTCATGCAAGGAACTTCATCCTTACTCAATGCCTTTAATATTCTTTCTTGTTTTAAGATATGATTTAATAAACAAATAGTTCCATTGGGTTTGATCTTAACTAGATGCTCGTCCCCGCAGCAAAATATAGAAATGTATACAGACTTCGGTCTATCTAGCATTAGTAAACTCCAGCTTGAACCAGAAGCTTCATGAACTTATTAGCCTCAGGAGGTGGGCTGGTCTTGGGCGGACGATTCTTACTAAGAGTAATAGCTGCCGACGCTCCAACGTCAGCCATACCCTCATCCTGAGTAAGCGCCAGCACCTTCCAACACGCCACCCATCGCTTAGGAGTGTTGTTATTAAGCACAGCGGCCACGATAGTAGACAAGCAAGCGTAAACACGATCGCCACGCTTTGGTAGCTTGAACTTCTCTGGATTGGCCAGGACGAACTCCGGATCAGGAAGATCCAGCTCTTCTGCCCAATTCACGAACTCCAGAGCCGGGGCCTCGCCAACGCAGCCGGCGATAAGTTCCATCTTGCATTCTTTAGGAGCCTTGATGGAATCACAGGCAGCAAGCATTTGAGCCGCCATAGTCCAGGATCGAGGCGATGCCCATGCACCACCCATCTGAGACTCGTCTTTAGGGAGATTCAGAAGGAGCGCCTGTCGAGCCTTAATAAAAGAAGCGACGATAGCCCTGGACTGAGGCATACACTGCTCGTACCAATCGTCCGGCAGCTTAGTTACTTCAGGTGTCGGGAATCCAGACACCATTCCATCGATCCACTTCTCGGTATCAACTCGCCATTTGATATGGCAGAATCGATTTGCAAGAGGTGGAGCCAGATCCCAACCATTCGCTGCCTGATCCACTGGATTACAGGCAGCAACCACCTTGACACGCTTTGGCAGCTCTAGATCACCTACAACACCATCGAGTACCACTCGCAATAGCGCTGACTGTACGGCAGGCGCTGCAGTAGAAATCTCGTCCAAAAATAGAATTCCATGACCAGCCTTGCACAGCCGGTGCGCCCACGACGGAGCGTGAAGAATAACGCCTTGTTCTGTCAGAACAGGAAGACCGGCAAAATCAGACGGTTCTCGAACAGAAGAAATAACGACTTCTGTCGGCTCATTAAGAGCAGCTCCGAACGCCATAAGAGAGCTGGACTTACCAACTCCCGGCTCGCCATAGAACAAAGTCGGAACACCAGATTGAATAGCGATTTGGTGTGTCAAACGCATCTTGCTCTCCTAACAACTAAAAAACTTGATTCCAAAGAATACTAAAGTCCTCGCAGCACTATATAATACCAGATTTATCTGGTATATTTAGCACCGCAAGGACTGTCTAAATTAATCTAATATTAATTCAATATATTACTGTAATCCCTTACGTTTCTTCTCTTCTTCGTCTAGAATTTGCTTCTTTTGTTCTTCGAAAAATTTAGCTGCTTCGCTGCCCATCTCAATCTTATACGACTCTGCCTCTACAGAGATATCAGGCATAATTGTAGACCTACAATATGGACATACTGCGCAAGCTCTGCTGCCGATTCTGGCAAAGTCAACAATCTGAACATCAGGCTTTGGCATACTGACTAGAGGAATAGATGGATGGTCATCTTTATTCTTTTTGATTTGCTTCGTGTCTAGATCAAATCTTTCTACTTTAGCAAATCCTCGACCGTCTTTAATAACTCTATACGAATTTCCTGGATTTTGCATACTAAGTTTAAACGCTTCACTGATAGCCTCTAGCTCTGAAACATACCCCTCTGGAGGAGTATACGGCTGATCGTCTTGATTCTTAGCTTCCTCTTTCTTGAACCAACCAAATAAGTAATTCTTAACTTTGTTAACATAAGACTGAGTTTTAGACACTTGCTTATTTAAAAAATCTACAAAACAAGGATTCATTTTTTCTCCTAGAACTTTTTGATAGACATCTATCAATTTCCAAACGCTTTCGGAATTACATTAGTTAAAAGGCCAGCCCATATACCAGCGTCCTGAAGTCTTTCTTGAGCTTTAGGTTGTAGGCCGGCTAAGGCTCCTAAAGCCTTGCCAACTATCTTACCAGAAACATATCCAGATCCCATACCTACTGCGACTCTAGCTATATCTGCCGGTGACACCCATGTATCTCCTCCTCTTATTGCAGAAGCTCCAGAGACAAGGCCAGCTGCACCAGCACGAATAGAGGTCGGAGTCATAGGATCATTCCATATGGCCTGATTAAAATTATCTTTTGGAATAGTTGGCTCCCAGTAACCTTCTCCAAAAGCACCTGTCGTGCTGTACGACGAGGGGTCCAGCATTCTATTAATATTACTTCTAAATCCAACGCCTGGCAGCCATCCGTCGTCAGATTTTTTCTCTAAGGTTTTAATGTATATATTAGACGGCAAAGATTTAACTAAATCCTTATACCCTTCTTTTAAAGGATTTGGAATATTAATACAGGAAGACTGTTTAAACCAGCCATTATATCCAGCCCATAATGCTGGCATAGTGCCGGCTGCACCACCTAGTAGAGCTAGGGAGTTTCTTAATCTTCCCTTTTTAAGATTTTCATCGCCAGCTAACAGTTCTCCAAGCCATCCGGCACCATAGCCAACTCCTGCTCCCAGTAAACCAGTCCCTATAGCAGCTGAAAGCGTGTTTGGACCTCCAAATAGATTTGCAGTTGGTCCTTCTCTCCAACCAGCAAAAGATGCAATAGGGCCAAACACGTCCCTTGCTTTAATATTTGAATTTGCTATAGGAACTCTTGGGCTAGGATTTGGAGGCACCGGAGGAGCTACTGCTACTTTTAAATTAGCAACTTTAGATAATTTATCTTTCCAAATTTCTTCAGAATTCTTATCTGTTACAATGTATGCCTCTTTCTCAACAGGAAAGTAATATACATAACCATACGTAGGCATATCTATTATGGCCTCAGATATAGAAAAAGCTTGAGGCGCAGCTCTTTTAGCAAATTCTATTGCTTGTTCTGGAACAGTTTTCCAAAGAGCTTCATTAATAGTATTCTCTATAGATTTATTTAACATAGGTAGACTGTACCTCTTGTGGAACTGCTGTTGCAGGAAGATGTAATTGAAAATTTGTAGGCCTGTGTGTAAGTCCTATAAACTTATCATTAAGTTTAGAATCTACAAAAAAATCTTCAGGATAAGAAGACATTAATTTTCTAAGTATTCTCTGCTTTTCTTGAAACTTCTTTTTATCTGAAAAGGTCTTAGCCTGTAAAAGCTGCTCTAATATAGGATTCTTGACCGGACCTTGAGAAGCGACTTTAACTTGCTTCTTTTTCTCTGGAGTAGTCGCATAATCATATAACTTCTTAGCTCCGTATGCTACTAACGGAATTCCGGCACCTATACCTATTCCTGTCCAGAATCTAGGGTTAGTGGTCCATTTCTGCAATTTTGCATTATCTTGATTACTTTTATCTAGGTCTACTTTAACTAGGTCTAAATCTTTTATAGCCTTTCTTCCAGCATCAAATTGATTTATATGCTCTATTACTGACGGTCTGTGATATCTGGCACTTCCCATAAGAGGCTTATCTCCGATTAAATTTCTATCGTCTAAAATAGAAATTCGATCTCTAAGAACATCCCTAGGAGATAAGACAGTTGGGGATGCTTTAACCCACTCCTTTAGCCAATCTATCATGGGCGGAGTTCTTTTTCTTAAATCTGATATGTAGTTTTGTACGGACTTCATATCGTTTTCGTCAAGAGGTGCCCTATCTTGAGCTGTCTTGCAAGAGCTAGCTTTAACACCCATAGTAAAGCCAAATAAAATGTTGTTATTCACTATTATTGTCCTTGCATAAGAGGATAATCTTCATGTAAAGATATTAAAGCCGGCGCCCTTAATGCACCGCTAGGCAGCGCTCCTTGTGATCTGACCCTGGCTCGGCGGCCTATAAAAGACCCTTGGTCCTGATGCATCTGACTTCGCATATCATCTGTCAGCCCGGTCCCTACTTCTCCTAATATAGGCCCTGTAGGAGTTAAGCTATATTTAAACCCACCTACACCCTTATCTAGCAACCTTCCTTTTCCTGGGAAGAATTCTCTTATATGAACATCCTGTTCTTCAAGGAGCTTAGACTTAATAGGATTTCCAGTAGGAGGATGAATAACTATTCCTTCAGAAGTTTGAGGGTGCTGCCCGGATCTAATGCTATCTAGTAAAGATCTTGCTTCGTCTGGAGTCTTAGCTTCCTGGGCAACTTCAAATCTATCTCCGTGCGGAATCTTATCAAGTATTTCTTTTATATATTTCATTCGTTGCTCGTATGGTATTTTATTTACATCTATTTCTTTTCCTTTATACTTAGCTATATCATACACCATATTTCTAAGTTGTATGCCTCGATCTTTCTGATCTTTTAAGCTTTTAGCTACTCCAGAGTTAAGGAGCCCACCTAACTCGCTTGGAGGAATGACTTTATTATTCTTTAATCCATAAAGCTCTCCTCTCAAGGTAGTGTCATTTAAATCTTTAGGAACTCCTTTGGGTATTCCACCAAAAGCCCTTTCAGTATGAAAGATTGGATATCCAGTAGCTTTGTTTTGTCTATATGAAAGAAGCTCAACTTTATCTTTAACTAGATTAATTAAAGAAGAGGCTCCATCTATCTTAGCCTGAACAGACGAGCCTTTTGATAGATCGTCTATCAAAGGCTGAACTTTATCAGCGTCTACTACCTTATAATGTACCTTATCTACACCTACTGATTTTGTTGGTGTTGTGTTTAATAAAAGCCAGTTCTTACCTTTGCCTGTTCTTACTAAAGAGAATCTCTCTGGGAATCTCTTAGAACCGGTAGTAAAATTAATCTTATTAGGAGAAACATCAGTTAATAGAATCTCTCCTGAATCTTGCTTCTTGACGTTTCCTTTGCCGTAGCCTTCCTCAATTCGGCCTTCAAAATCTTTATAATCATAAGAGTGAAGAGGTTGTTGAACGGCTAAGTTTTTCTCTCCAGGTTTAGGTAAGCCTTTTCTAGCTGCCCATGAGTACAATCCAGATTCTGGAGTTCCAAACCGAACGTCATAATGAGTTCCCGCTCTCTCTGCGTCGTGTTTTTGAACTATCCAATCAACTAATTGACCAATATTAATATTTGATAAATCTCCGTAATCTTTTCTATCTGGTATACCTTTAGCAGCTTGTTTCTCGTTATGTTGTATTATTATCTTTTCAATGCTTTGCAACCATCGTCTACGCTGCAACAACCGCTGTAATCGCGCTGAGTCTATTGCACCAGTTAAAAACTGATTTGGCCTACCGAGATTGTTGTATGTCCACCTAAACTCAGATAGGCCAGCATCAGGAAGATTTAATTTCACCAAAGTACCGCCAGGACCAGCATATTGTCGCGCCTCATTCTCTTGGTCAGTGTAAAATTGTTCGCGTCTGCGCCCAAGCATTTGCAATTCGTGTTGTGCTTTTCTAGATAAACCGCCATCTAGTGCGCTGGTAATCAATTCATTATACCGCTTATTATCAATGTTTGGTTCTACATAGTCAGTCTTCAAACCACGATAAAGTTGAGCAGCTTGCTTAATCTTTCCTACACAACCTTTAGAGTTAAACGACCAAGCAGCCGATTTTCCAAGCATATAGCAGTACTGTTTAAAACTTTGCATATTTTAATACCTTATAACTGTGTCTGCATTGATGCGACTAGCGCTCTATCGTCAAAGCTTGCTGGCAGCCTCATCTGACTCAAAGAACTCATGTTTGGATGTAAGAATAACTGCTCTTCTTGTTTTTTCTTTTTCTCTTCTTTTCCTAATAACGCTCTTATCAAACCATATCCACCTACACCTCCAGCGGCTGTACCTAGAGATTTAGCTAAAACACCTGGAACGCCGGAGTTTTCGCCAACTGCATTAATGGCCAAATCACTTCCAAGAACTGCACCTAGGCCAGCACCTGCACCACTTAAAGCTTGTATATTGCTGCCACCAGAAGCTGCATGCCCTAGAAGACCTCCAACAACAGGATATGTCAAGTAATTAAAAGGGTTAGGTCTTTCAACAGCTAATTTACATAAAAGTTCTCCTAGAATATTCTGACGCTTACTAGCTTGTTTTCTAAATCTGGTATGTAGTAGTTCTGCTATCGATCGTCTGTTCATGCGAGTTCTCCAAAAATAAGAATAAAAAGTGGTGTGTACCTATTAATAGACGACGTTCAACCGTATATCCAACTACTCCATTCTTAGATAAAAATGGCAAACAACAAGCTTCCTCGACCATATCCGGAGTCAAATGTAAAAGCCATCTAGCCTTACTCTTTGGACACAGAGGAAACATATTTTGATATTCTACTGGCGCTTCATGGAATTTCCAAATTTCAAGAGACATTTACATAGCTCCTTTATTTAAAACTCCCAACATTGATCTGTTTGATTCTTGGGTTTATATACAGACGGCCACAGAGGAATAGACCCACACCAATAACAATACATTTTATGTCTAGGAAAAATACAAGAAGGAGCGGTACAACAAGCTTCAAGGAAAACAGGTTTTTTAAGACCTTCTGCAAGCGCAAAGGGAGCACCCTGATTTCCTATAAATAGAGAAACTCCTGAAAGCAATCTTAGAACTTCGTTTATATCTGGAGTTGGGACATATTCTATCCATCCAAATTTATTAATAAAATCTTGATATTCTTCAACTAGTCCAACAAAAAAAGCTCTATCTCGAAACTTATTTAAAAGTCTAGACCATGGAAAATTTATATTTCTATAGTGAAGACTTCGATGTATAAGAATATCTCTACCAATAATTTTTCTAGTTTTATCTACTTGCAGCCAGGGCCTGTTATGATTAGCAGAGCTATGATCTAGTCCACAAGCAGCTCTATGCATATCAACTAGATTATATATTTTTCCTTCACTATTAAGGCTATGATTAGGGAAATCTCTTAAATCGTGAGTTACCTTTACTTTACCGTCCCATACTCTGACCTCTTTAAGATATGTCTGAGTATGCAAGAACGGCATAATAGTGGATAAACTAGTACTTCCAGGACGATTTTTATGTATTCTAAAGTTTCGAGTTAAATAAAGGATTCCTCCACCTAGCTCACGAATTGCAGATAGACCAAATATCAGATCCCCCATTCTGCCGCCATGAAGAAAAGATAGCATTATCTACCTCTGTTAAATAACTCTTCTAGCTCTTCTGGTATCCCTGGCGCTGACTTAGAGAAAATCTTTTCCAATTCTTTAGGAGGCTTAATACCTTTCTTTGAAGAAATAATCATAGTTGTCTGCTTTATGACAATAGAGTCTTTTAAAGCATCTTCAGAATCATCGTCCAGATTATTAACGTATTCATGCATCTTATCTAAATTTGTATAATATTCTGGATCTTCTTTAAGATGGTCTTTAGCTATTTCTTCTGCTATATCTTCGTCATCTGTGTGTTCTAATTCATGTTCTACTGCCTCCTCAAGAGAATTTCTATAGACTTCATCATCTGTTGTATTATCAGCTTTTTTACTTTGTACGCCTTTAAGCAGATTTTCCAAAATTCTTTTTCTTACCTCCCAATGAGGTTTAGACATTGGAGGAATTTCTGATCCAGTATGAATCTTTAAAGCCTCTTCAAGATCGTAATAGCGCTTGTCTTTGGCACCCCAGTAGTCGGTAGAAGGATCTACAAGTAAGTTATCGTCGATATCAGCTAAGACATAATGTGTTCTACTGCCTAGAAAATGCTTTCTATCCTCAGGTGCCGATTTCCTATATTCTTCAGGCCATAGATTCACGACTGGCTCTATATCAGGCGCTAATCTTGGATTTCTTATCTTTAATCCAGTTTCTTCGTTAAACTCTCTAAGCGCCCCTTCTGTAATATCTTCTCCTGGGTCTATTCCTCCACCAGGAATTGCAAATGTCTTATCGTTATCCCATATTGCTCCGAATACTTTATTAGAAGGAGAAATAGCAAATACCTCGGCGCGCTCCCTATAAGGTGCGTTATCTGAGTTTGCCACTTTTATTACTCCACTCTTTTTTACTATTTCATTTTCTTTTAAGACGTGTTTTCTTCTGACCGCTATGGTGATATGAAATTCGTATTTGTTATCTTTTGGCCTGGCTGAAAGTCCATAACTTTTTCTTAAATTTTCTAATTCTGGCGATTGAACTTCTAACATCCAGACTTTAGATATCTCAGGCCAACTAGATGGAACTACAGTTTTTAAGCTTTTAATCCTATACTTAAACTGTTTTCCTCTTTCTGTTACTTTATCAGCGCCGCCTATCTGCTCAAGTTCTTCTGGCCTAATAACAGAAATATGCGCATTTAGCTTTCCATCAGGACCTGGAGGTAATTCAGCTCCGACAACTCCAAGAGCATCAAATGATCCTCTAACAAGAGAGTTAGGAACTGATAATAGAATCCATCCAGACTTACTTAAATAAAGCTCTCCATGCATATCATATGATAGCTCTGGAGAAGCTCCTCTTTTTATAAGATATAGACCAGCAATTAACTTATCTATTACTTGCTGCATGTATTTTACCTCTAGCGACATAAACTACTACTTTCCCATTCTATATTCTTACTAAAATTTCAAAACTTTGATAGGTAAAAAAAGTCAAACGCGGGCCACAAGCACCCGCGTTTGATCGTGTTAAATACTTAATATCTTAGAGCTGGACAGCTTCGATCTGATCGACAAACGTTCCAGCTTTATTGAACATCCATCCAGAAATAACGCTAAAGACAGAGTCAGAAAATCCTCCAACATTCAAGATATCAACCCTATCAACAGCCTGAGTTGATGCATATGGAGCGATGTCAATATTTAGAAGCTTTGGCGCTGGATATACACCAAGCTTTTTCTGCCTATCAACAAAGATATTCCACTCCGACATGACGCCTGTTGACCCGTATCGACCAGTGCCGATCCAGCTTTCATTGTCAGAAATCATGACGCAACCAGCAAACGGCCTGTTAAGACTATTTGCATGCTGCAGCGGTAGATGACAGCAAGTGCCGCCACCTCCAAGTCTAGACAAGGATTTGCTAATACTAAGAATAGTATCTCCAGGATCGATCTTGATCTTGTGAATCCTATCGTCAAAAGGAACAACTAGAGAGTCCGGATTCTTTCGAATCAGGGCCGCAGCAAACAGGGCTGCGGCATCTCTACAAGTCACTTTGGACGATGCGCCTCCTTTAGCATGGACGCCTGTAATGGGAGAACCCATAGAACCAGAAGTATCCACGCCAATTACTAGAGGGCCATCTAGCTCTGGAATATTACCACAAGCTACTTCGGCAGCCGAACACAGAGCTTCACGAATCTTATGAGGGACATTATCGGCATTCATATATGCGCTGAAGTACTGAATAGGCCACTGCCTTGCCTTCTTGATTTCTTCAACATCAGACAGCCTGCTGGCTACATAATTAACTGTCTCTTTGGACTTAAATACATCATGCCGATCGAGGGTATTGAGATTCATACGAAGTGCTTGATGGCCCATATGCCCGATAATTACCTTCCACACCTCTGGACCAGCAATCGCGTCAGATAGCATTTCCCAACGCAACCCGCCCATCCTGTTAAGAACCTCAATTTGAGCACTAGGTTCTTTGTTTGCTCTGAACTCCAAAATATCTTTCAACATTTGTGGGAAGTTCTGTGCCTGTGCGTCAGTGGCCTTGCCAGCAAGCCATCCGAAGAGAGCGTCTCTCTCTTGATCTTTAGGAGTCGGCCTTGCTGCACGTAGAACGTCCTTAAGGCTAGGATTGTTGCCTACGCTTCCAGCAACAAGAACGTGTACTGGCTTCTCATTGAACCAGCGCTGAAAAGCACGTTGAACCGAATATCCCATGCTACGCCTACCAAATACACCAGACCTCAACATCTGAAATGCATTACGGAGCATTCGACCGTTGTCGATTACTTTATCGAAAACCTTATGGAACAAGTCCATGTTGTTTCTAGACAACAGACGCATAACGCAAGCTGCAGGGGTGTCCTTCATATAAGCGTTGTGCCGCCCCCAGATCGCTAACTTAGCCAGCCTTTCATCACTGATACTTTTCTTATCTTCGGTAATTTCCATGAATGCCTTCAATTGCTCTGCACCAGAAGTGTAATACGTGTTACGAAACACTCCGGTCGCAACCATCTGAGCAAGGGCATGCATCGGTGTAAATTTATAAGCAACGCCTCCAGCGTTATTCACAGTATCAGTCTTAGGATGTTTCAGCCCGAAAGAAGAAGTGGCTGATTTGCTGCTAAAGAGATCAGGATTCGACATTGCAGTTTCTCCTATTAAGAAACGAAAAAAAAGAAACAAGGAGCCCTGAGGACAATCCTCAGGGCTCCGTTGATCGACGAAAGTTGCAGCAGCAAGGGTTAAGGTGCCTCATACAGCCGAGAGGCTATCGGCATGCGCGGATTTCTTTTGGCTAAAGGACGTGCCCAGGAGGCCGCGAACTTTCTCCTATTACCTTCCTTAAACAGCTAGGCATGATGAATGCCGTCTGCCGCAGTCGATCTAGACCAATATAGATTCAACGAAAATGGTCCGGAGAGGCGTAACAAGCGTGGAACACCCACACTTATTATAGTTTAGGCTCGTCGCCACGAGCATCACATTTAACCCAAGCTTTACCAGGGGGGTTTCAAAGTAACTCCTACTTGCGCCGTTTAACCTCCGGCTGCTACGAGGGATCGCCTGCTTATAAAGAGCATTCCTACGTGCTAGCGCTCTTTATGGGAAGCTACTCCCGAACAATTCTATTTTCAGGTGTACTCCGCTGACCGCAGTTGAAAAATGATTTAGGCCGACGAAGATTTGAACAGTTTATTTTGGCATTATGGTGTAAACCGTTCGATAGTCGGCTTAATGGATACTGGAGGGAATCGAACCCTCAACTCCGGAGTGCAAATCCAGCGCGTTCCCAATTACGCCACAGACCCGTATATAAAAGTAAGATCCGACTAGAAAGCAGTCGGACTTGAGCGCACTGCCCAGGCGCTACATTAGGGAGCTCAACTCCTAATCTCCTGGTTCTAAAATTCTAAAACTTATCTTACATCTTACATTGGTATTCTCACTGAATCTGAATGTTCTGACAAGTACGAAGCTTACTTAACAAATTTAAATCTACCCTCAGTCATCCTCGTGCCGCCAAGCACAAAAGCTGAGGTATTATTAAAGGGTGCCACACGCACCCGTGGCTATAATAAAGCTAAACATCGATTTCATGACATCCTCCCTGCTAGGGGACCTACATTCTATGGCTGCCCTACCTGACCCCCACATGGCGGCCTCAGCAGTCTTCGGACTGCCGGTGGACAAGTACCGTCCTCTGGGTTCGAACCAGAACCTCCTGCTCTTCAGGCAGGCGTGCAGACCGGCTACACCAGAACGGCATTCGGACATGTAACAGGAATCGAACCTGTTTACCTCTAATCAGACTAGCACAGCTGACTATTCGCAGATTTCTACAAGGAAGCCTTCCAGGCACCGCCGATAAGAATATTATGCTAACGAGGTGACGATCCGGATGTCAACGGTTAAAAATGATTGATGTAATCCGGACCAACAGTTAGCAAAGCGGACTGGTGGGTTACGAGCCCTATGATAATGGCAAGCAGCTCTATTTCTAGATCCCTGCCCCAGCCCAAGTTTAGCGGAAGAGGTGGGAGTCGAACCCACACGGGTCGTTAACCCCTAACGCTTTTCAAGAGCGCGGCCACCGCCAATTGGCTTGCCCTTCCAAAAATATAGGTTAGTTATCCTACAGTGGGACCGGTAGGATTCGAACCTACAACCTGGGAATTATGAGTTCCTTGCTCTGACCATTGAGCTACGGTCCCATAATAAGACAAACAGACGGTGCATACTGTGGAGATTGCACTATGATGCTACAAACCCAGCCACCCGTCGCATTACTGCTCCGAGCCACACTCTCGCCTATTTGTCGAAGTCGGGGTGATAGGATTTGAACCTACAGGGGATATACCACCTGCTCCCAAAGCAGGCCCGCTACCAAGTTACGGTCTACACCCCGAAAATACGCACGTCCGACAAAGATTTGTTTTTAGACTTAGTTACACGACTTTAAGGGCCATCACCATTGCTGGCGTCGCTTGGAGTGGGCTAGTTACCACACCTGGCAGAACGATGTACTAAAAACAGCAGTCGGAAGTGGGCAGTACAGGACTCGAACCTGTGACATCCTCGGTGTAAACGAGGCGCTCTTGCCGCTGAACTAACTGCCCAATTAACCTGACAAGGGGATGAATAGAGATTTTTCGCGTGCTATCTATTACACTACCCTGCAATAAATTTTGAAGTTGCAGGGATCGGATTTGCACCGATTCTTCGTCCTCCGAAGGGATGTACTCCATTCTAGCAGTCAGGAAGGGGTAGCTTGACCTTCGAAAGTCATCTCCTTAGATTATTTAAATCTAAGAGAGCTACCATGTTACCAACGAAGAGTAGACAAGAGATCCATAAATTCTTACCCCAGAAGGGTAAGTGCCACGCCTTGTGGCTTTTCCCCCGATAGTAGATATAGGGGGAAAATGGAATCGAACCATTCAAATTGATGTACTCTTATCAAACAGTTGGTAAGTCGCAGAGACGGGAATCGAACCCGTGTCGTACGGCGTATGAAGCCGCGCTGGCGCCTCTCCAGTCCACTCTGCAAAAAGTGTGAGGGGTAGGATTCGAACCTACAACCTAAAGATTATGATGTACTCAAGATGGCAGTTGACGACATCAACGAAAATTATCCAGAGAGAACTCTTTGTGCTCTGCCCATTGAGCTACCCTCACACATTATAACTGACAAGGGTTCGCATTAGACATTCGCCTTACAAGTGATGTAGTCCAATGCTGCAGTCAGTTATGATTCAAAGATGTTACATAAGTAACTTAAACAATTCAAGTGAAAAATCAATTTTAAATAGATATAAAAACGGCAACTCTCATACTTATGAGCTTTTGCACTATATTATAACGTGTTTTTGTCGAAAATTTAGCATATCTATTTACGTAAACAACTGGCAGCGTATATACTTAAATATAATCCACGTATATATTTCCGACATAGATGGAGAAAAGACAAAATGACATTGTCTAAGCTGCCCGTATCAGAAGTTTTGAAAGATAAGAATTTAAACGAGTTTAAAGAAAAAGAATTAAATCTAATTAAGGCACTTCTAGACGGAAGAGTCTCTCCAGAAAGTTGGAAAGAGTCAACTCTTTATAAGCTTATGCATATTTTGCCGATTCCTATGAGTCTTGTTTGTTTAAACGGCTATATGATATCAGCCAACTCAGAATTTCAAGACTTTACCGGATACAGCGAACTTGAGCTTCAATTCATGAGATTTGATAACTTCTCTTCTTCTGAAGAAAGGTTGCTAGACAAGACAAACTTTAAAAAACTGATAACCGGCGAAGTATCTCACTATAGAATGTCGAAAATTTGGAAAGTTAAAAATGGAGAGGCTAAAAAGGGAAGACTCGTTGTCATAAGAATACCGTGGCCAGCAGAGGTTATTAAAATGACCGAAGCTGAATTAGCTAAAGTAAGATCTAGAGATAAAATGGGTGGATTTCCTGTAGCTATCACTATGGCACTTCTAGACGAAAGTGGTATAGAGCTAGACGAAATAGCAAGAGATCCAAATGTCGGTAATAGAAAGCTCTTTGGCATAGTTCCAGAATGGGCTATAGATAGAATTAGCCGAATGACATGGTCTCAAAATCTCTCACTAGTTTTTGTAATAGGCTCTCTTGTGTCCATATTTGCTCTAATTCTTAATTTTGTGCCAGAGCTTATAAAGCTATTAATGAGATAGTCAGCGATCTCTAGTTTCCCCACCTAGAGCCCAATCAGCCAAGAAATTAAATTATGGCTTTAATAAGAGGATGCTAACGGGTGTACTCCTCTAACCGCCGATCTGCTGCCTAGCTAGGATAGCAGATTTTCCAAGTTAGTAGGGCGGGCATCCTGCCACGCCCTACAAGTCCTAACCAGCCGACACCTCAGCTATCGCTGACTATAACGTTCAACTATTTTCTACATCTACAATCGGAGGTTTGTCTAATATTTTAGACCCAATACGTAAAAATACGGTTAAAGCTATTGCTAAAACCTTTGGCCTATCTAGTACCTGCTCTAGATGATACCCTCCAGACTTTAAATGTCTACCAAATTTAATTAAACTTCTAAATAATAAATCACGTTCTTGTAGCGGAAGTTTATCAACTAGCTCTTGAAGAGATTTGGGCGTTAACCAAATCTCATTTTTTCCAGTCTCCAGACTAGATAAAAAGCATTGCACATCTTCGCAAGTCGCCGCCCACGCAGCTTTCGGCATTTTCAGCCGTAGCGTCCGCATAGTCTGCTCAACGAGCGATTTTTTTTGAAGTGTCGCCATTATTATGACCTGTTTTTTAGTTAAATTAAGCTTGATACAATTCATCAAGATTTTGTAAAAGATTTTCTACTACTATATCGTCTTTTTTTAATTTTTTAAATCTTAGTTTGCTAATGGTACTGCCTCGTAATCTATACTTTCCAAGCTTTGCGTCTGATAATATTCTTAGCATGGCTCGACGAGAAAATTTAGGCCTTGTAAAGCTCTTAAAAATATCATTCATGGGCATTGCTTTCACCGTTATTTTTCATAATATCTTCTAAAAACTCTGCCCATCTAGCTGCAGAATAGCTGGCTGACATCTTAGACCAAACAAGATTAAAAGCCGGATCTACAGTGGAGGTTTCATAACAGCAAGTCCTTACATCAGAAATTGCATGTGCAATTGAGGTTGGGTCGTTATAAGATAGTTCCTTGGCAATATTATAATTAGATATTTCCTTTAAGTCCTTATAAACACCAGTATTTGTAGTAATAACAGGCACGCTAGAAAACATAGCTTCTAATATTAAGTTATCATAACAAATAGGCTCAAACGATGTATATAACACCACGTCTATCGTGTTTAAAATATTGCCGAGATGCATGTCAGGAAAATCACTAATAACCAGTAGCTTGTAAGAATTTTCACTACTATTCTTAATAAGATTTTCGTTTAGTTTTGCTACAGCCTTCTCGGCATTGTCTATATCGTTGACTTCTCTATCGCCAAGTAAACCTATAACTATTTCGTTATTTTGAATTCCTATCTTCTTACGAGATTCTTCCCTAGGTTCAGTAGGACATACAGAATTAACATCAACACCGTTATGTATGATTTTAACTTTCGATCTATATAGCTGCGAAAATGCCTGTACAGCTTCTTGGCAAGATGCTACCAAATAATTCGCACCCTTACCGTACCTTGGGTCTTTGTATGGCGGCTGATAACTGTGCGAAACTGTTACAATCTTGGCCCCATATTCTTTACTTTTATAGGCTGGGTTCAATAAAGCTTCTACAAAAGTAGACTCCATACCTACGGTCAGTAATATATTAGATGCTGCATAAACTTGACTTATTCCAAGAATAGACGATTCTCCAATTCTTTGTATGTTTTTAAAGTCATGCTTGCCATATTTATCAACACTAGGAGATCCATATATATTAATAAATTTAGAAAGAGGCAAAGAAATAGACTCGTCTTCTTGACTAAACTCTGATAGTGCTAGACCAGTAAATTTAACTCTACTTGGATCCATGTATTTAACAAAAGGTATCAGCCACTTATTGTTATAACTAGGTAACAGATTTCTACAAACTATTCCAACTTTAACAGGCATTCTTCTATCTAGCATTTTTCTCCTTTTGATAGACGTCTATCTAAAACTATTGATTCTAGATATCTAGTCCATCGTTCAGTCATGGCCGCAGCAGTAAAGTTACTCCAGGCTATCTTTCGACACTTTCTAGCTAAATGATAGCCTTCAAAACCTACAGCTCTTTTTATTCCTTCAGCTAGTTGATATCCTTCTGGGGCGTAGGGGACTTCTATAACAATATCCCCAAATAATGACTCTAGCTCTCTTAAAGCACCAACCGGTGTAGAAACCACAGGCGTACCAGCCAACCAAGCTTCTATCATGGATAAGGAAAATGCCTCAGTGTAACTAGGAAGCACTAAAGCATCAAAAGCTTGGAGAGCGTTCCCAATCTGGTTCATCGGAGTAATAAATTTATATCTTCCAGGAGCTTTGTCCTGTAATTCTTTTTTAAGCTCAGCCTCCATAAGGCCTTCACCGATTAAAATAACCTTATACTCAGCCGATAGGCACTGCAGAGCTTTAACTAAAGCAGTAGGATTCTTTTCAGGAGAAAATCTGCCGACATATCCTACAATTTTGTCTCTATCTGTAAGCCCCCACTCTTCTCTAATTTTGGATCTAGGGACAGTAGGAGTAACCCTATCGATATCGGCTCCATTATGGATCACAATACATTTCTTTTTTGCTTCTTCAGAAAAAATGCTCTTGGCTACCCTACAAACAGAAACAAAATGAGTTGCACCGTCGTCAAACTTAGAAAATTCTCCGACTGGTCCTTCACAATGTGACACACTTACAGAAAGCAAATTAGTATGTTTGATATAATTTTTAAGGATGATATCTAGATGATAACATCCCCATGAGATTATAACATCGGAGTTGTAAGCTATTTTAGAGATACCTACTGAAGCGTTTGGCTCAAATCTCTGAATAATTGACGTATCATGAAGGCCAGCGGTATTCTTATGAATTGGACCTGCGAATATAGGCATATATTTGGATAGTTTTTCAGCTATACTTGTCGAGGAGTAAGCATATTCCGTGAGTGCTGTGCCGACAAGGGACACTCTTTTTGGATCGAAATTACTGGCCAGAGATAGTATCCATCTCTCAGCGCCTCCCAGCCGTAGAGATGGAGTCAGGAACCCCAACCTTATCGGTGACATATAATTCATCCTTTGGCATCAAGCCAAAAATTTGTTTTGGTAATTTGAGGAAATAATGTCCAATCCAACCTCTAATCTGGCGTCGTCCACACTTTTGTCTATAGCTATTTTCTAAAGTCGTCAATGGACACGGAACAGTTGAGAAGGCCGTATAATAAATCCAGCTACAACATGGAAGAGCTATATACCATTCAATTTTTCCAGTCATACCGTAGATAGCTAGAATAAAGAAGGCCAAAGTATGAAAGAGAATCAATGCCAAGTGGGATACAGAGACCAATCTCCACATAAACTCTGCAAAAAGTTGTTGTCTATTTTGCATTATTTACACCTTTCTGAACCTCATTTTTAATATACTTCGACAATACGAACACCCGCATCTTATAGCTCTCTCTGATCTCTCCAAGTCTATTAACGCATAATAGCCAGATTGATTAAGCTCATAATTGTTAAATTGATTTTTATTCTTTTTTAGTGTCTTCACTAAGACCATAGCGAAAGACACCAGTCTTTTTAAACCGACGAATAGTTGCCTGAACAAGTGTTTTAAATTCATTTGTAGCTTTACTCAATCTATTTAGAGAATCTTCAGACGGCGCAGAAAATTCACTTTCTAGAATTTCCTTCTCTATTATCGAAGATAGCTTCATGGCCTGAGATTTTAATTTAGCATACTGATCGTCTATAATCATTTTTTAAGCTCCGGAATAGTTACAAATGGAACGCCGTGTTTAAAGTTATGATTTGTAACCTCTTTGTCAGGCAATATTACAATAAGAGATCCATCCCAATTCTCTTCAAACCAGGGCCACTTGAAATATAAACCATTTGTTTTAATTTTATTAGGATCAACAAAATAGATCTTCTCTTTGTCATATCCAGTAGCAACGACAGAATGATAATCACCCTTATCTGGATAGTTAAATACTGATATGACAGATCCAAGGCCTTTATCTAGAGAGTTTAATAAAGCTTTTTTGGGAAATGTTTTTTCATAGTGTATCTCAAAATTTGCTCCAAGGGTCTTTAGCTGAGGTTCAACTCTATAACAAAAACCTCCTGCGTCGTTTCTCTTCTCTTTAACGACCTTCTTAAACCATACGTTACCAAATGCTGGATGTAAGCCTAACTCGTAAGTAACTTTTTCAACCAATTCCTCAGACTGCTTAGCTCTCTTTTCTGCCAGGCCAAATAAAGACTTAACACCATGCACTCTAGCCAGCATCTCTATACTAGCCCACGTACAAACTCCATCTCCTATATTTTCTACTCTGTGCTCTATAGGAACTTCTATGCCAGCAAAAGATGATCCAATAAAAATTAGAAATAGAAAAAGTAAAGACATCAGCCGCTTCATAACTTTTTCCTCAAAAAAATTGGGGCCGTGCTACATACATCTCTTAAAACCCAGCAAGAATGACCATACGATCTTGCTTGATGACAAAAATTTACAAACGTACCATCAAAATCATCTTTTGATGGTGTGAATCTAGCTACAGAAAATACTTCTCTCTTGACCATAACAACACTGCCAACAGAAGCAACTTCAGATATCATTGACCCAGTAAAAAATGGTGGAGCGGACTTAAATGGGCAATTATAAATATCACGAAAGTTGGACAGATCCCAAAAAGAACAAACATCCTCCCTTAGAATCAATGGAGAGACTAGGCTTTCATCTATTGATAATAATTTATCAGGAAGATTGATTGGGCTTAATTTTGTTATGTCGTGAATTAAAGCGTGACTCCATTTACTATCATGCTGTATAGCGACGTCTATAAGAGCGTTTCTAACCTTACATAAATGAGATACGTATTTATATCGCTCTTCAATTGGATGAAAAAATGCATCTTTATAATCATATTCTATGATAGTTGTTCGACCAACTCTATTCGCATAGCTTTTAAGTATGTCTTTAGATCTATCAGAACAATTGTTAAGTAAAAAATAAGTTCGTAATGGTTGTAATTTAAAAGACTCCAAGCAGTTAAGGAACTCTGGGAGCCATTTAGAACCATTACGAACTGGAGCTAATACACAATAATCCATGCCTATACTCAATCACCACCATAAGCCTGAGGGAATACTTTAGTAAATTTAGAATCCCTAGTTTCTTCTTGTTGATATTTTATATGCGGCTTAATAGATGCATCAGCGAAACCAATTAATTTTAAATTTGCAATATATTTACGAGCTGCATTCTCGTCTGCGGCTTCGCTGTAAAAAGCATCATATTCAGAATATTTACCGCCATAAAGATTAGAGAGTTCTTCTAGATAATAGTCTTTGCCTTTTTCTTCCAGCATTTCAAAAATGGACAAATGGCAGCCATCAGAAGGTTGTCCTATACCTAGAGTGCATAACTCAAGCAACCTTAGAGCCCTACTCTTAACTTCAAGATCAGAACTTTCTAAAGCTTGTTTTAATTCTTTTTCAACATAACTTCCATACTCTTTTAATTCATCACTAGCTTTACATCTAGTAGACCAGTCATCTGATCCTAAGTTTTTTATAAGAATAGAAACTCTGTCGGACTTAGGCTGTTTATATATTTCATGTGCATACTGCAAATTTGGTAGTTCGTTCTTTGCTTCGATAGCTTTCGCTTGAAAGAATATCGTAAGAAAAATAATCTGCATCATCGTTATGTTGATCCTCAAAAGTGCCGTGTATTGGGCTTGGAGTTAAAAGACTGATTATGCTTATAGGTACTGGTTTCTGGTCAGAGATTTGCCACTGTCCTGACGTATATGGTAATAGTTTAATCTTGTGTAAGACTTGTGATATACTAGTGCCACTAACTACTTCAACCCACTCTTCTGAATCTGGAAGTTTTATCCAACCCTTCAAATGTGGGTTCATATAAGTCTCCTAGTTCTTACCTATTTTCTTAAATTTAAGTTTAAACATACAATCGAAAGAAGCTTTAGACAATCCCTTAATACTGCCGATAGCCGTGCCAACTGTTTCATACGCATAAAAAGTTACTAATCTATCTTTGTTATGTCTATCTAGCGATTTATCGTCTATAACTTCTTTTATATCTATTTTAGATGCCATTTCTACCTCATTATACTTTTTACATATCCGTGTAAGGAAGAGACAATACACAATATTGCCAATCAAAAAAAGAAAAAACCCGCAAAGCACTGTGCTGTGCTCGGCGGGGGTTAAAACCGTAACGACGGTACGGTTAGATAGGAGGCTTCATGGCGCAAACCTTGCCACGAAGATATCTATATATTAACTAACTTTTCTAATTGCGTCCAGTAAAGCTTTAACTAAATTTTTAGCCAACTCTTTGCCTTCAGGAGTAGATAAGAAGGATTGTAATAGCTTGGAACAATCGCTTTCAGTCTGTGGCGGTACAGGTACAGGATCAGGAATTACTGGGCCATCATCAGGCACAGTCGGAGGCGTAGGATTAGTTGCTCTTCCATATCTTTTAACGGCTTCTTGTATATCTCCACTCTTGGGCTTACGAATATTTACATCATAAGTTGGCTGCATTAGGTTGCCGGAAGATATATGAGGAATGCCAATCGCGTGGCCTATTTCATGACAAATAACTCTAACTAGATCTATACCGTTAGTCGGTCTCTCTGCTACAACCCAGGACTCAGAAGTATCATACCTTTGAGTAACAGAAGAAACTCCTCCGCATGGAAGTTCGCTCCAGGCAAGAGTTCCTTGTGGCCCGTCTATTCTGCCAGTTGTTATTGTGATATCAGTTACACCGCTATCTACTAGTTTAAGATTTATTCCACAAACTTCATTCCAATAACCTAGTGCCTCTCTAACAGCTGACCTAAAGAGATCGGAAGGTACATTATTAAGTTCGTTGGCTACTTTAACAGTAATAGTTTTCTTTGACCAAGCACAGATTGCTTCTTCCATACTCATTTCTACGACATCTGGCAGGCCGCAGAACCTTGGCTGAACCATATGGGTCTTAGTTTCAGTATCGAGCTTTCCAGTTTTAGGTAGACCATGGAACTCTTGATATTTCACAACGTATGGCGACAGATCATCCGCGTTGTCTGGATCTATAGACAATAACTCACCGCTGTCTATCCATCCTAAATTATAAAGATGATCGCAAAACAAACTATTTTCCATTATTAGTAACTCCTAGTCTTTATTTATTTCTTAATAAATAATTTAAAATCATTGGCCGATTCGGATAAATGACGGCCGGCGGTTCAATTGATTTAAAAGAGTCTATCCTTTTAATAATAGGTAATGCCTTTGATCTTAGCTCAGGGTCCATACGACTAGCTGCTTCTTCTTCAGACTTTTGTATAGCTTGCATCCAAAGCTTCATTATATCTTCTCTATTTGTAGGAAGCCCTCTTTCTCTATGTCTTTCCCATCTCTCATCCATAATTTTACGATATAATTCACTATGATTTTTATAGTAGTTTCTAGTTAATTCAAAATCTTCTGGCTTAAAGGCCTTATTAAATCTCTCTCCATGTTCACGCCATTTGGGATTACGTTCTCCTATCAAACCATCTATAATACTATTGCCTATTTGTTCTCTAGTAGATTTATTTGATAAATTATCATTATAAAGTTTATTTATTAACTTAGCAGTTTCTTCTCCACGACCTAAAGACAAGTCGTTATACGTTCTCTCAACAAATCCTTTAGTCAAGCCTGGAGTTATATTCTTTAACTTTTTATTCTGAATATTGGACAACTCGTCTGCTAGTTGTTCTCTAGATGTTCTATTTTTAAAAAACACATCTGATAAAAGATTTGTCATTGGAGAACCGGTAATAGATCTAGGGTCACTCACCATTGCCGGTACTAAATTCTTTTTTGCGGCCAAATTAAATTCTGTATTTGGTATATGCACTCCAGACGGATCTCTTAGTCGTTTTACTATCTGACTTCTTAAAATTCCAGCCAAAGTAGAGGAACCAACAAGATCT